TAGTGGCTGGAATGACATTAGTTGCTGGTATTGTTGGCTTGTTAGTTAAATCATTATAATTTCCGCTAAATGAAGACGTTCCAGCACCTATATTACTTCTTGCTTGTGTTTTTTGAGCATCTGTTAAAGTTTGAGAAACATATCTAACTGCACTTAAAGCAACATTACCACTAGAAGGAGATACTGAATCTACACTTGTGACAGTACCAGCATTTTTAGTAAAGCCCCAACCACTAACTGTTGATTCTGTAACTGATGTATATCCATTTGGATTACTTGCTAGATAGTATGTTTCTGCTAAATCACTTGCTGGGATTCCACCACTTGGTTTTGAATATGTTCCAGCACCAAGAATAGTTCTAGCATTAGCACTAGTTGCTCTTTGAATTTTATTATTAGAGTCATATACTAAGAATCCTGTAGCACTTGTAACTGCAGTAGATGTTATAGTACCAGTGTTTGTAATGTTACCATGAGCATGGTTACCTGCTGCTGCATCTGTTGCACCTGTTCCTACTGGTCTCCAAGTATTAGTGTCTACTAATGTGATTGTAGTAGCACTACCATTTAAAGTGAATGTTTGGTCACTAATTCCTGTTTGTTTAATTGTTATTGTTGCATTAGATACACTTGGAATATCACTAGTTAATGCTAAAGTACCAGATGTTTCAGGGAAGTGATAAATTAATGCTGGAGGATTATTTACTGGGCCCTTACCAATATAAGTAAGACCATATGTGACTGCACTTTGTGCATCTGCTACTTTTATACCATCTGAAGAAGTGAATGTTTTTGTTCCAGTAATTGTTTCATTATCTGCTTTATGTACAACAGCACTATCAGTTGCTTTACCATTCCATTCAGTAGTGGTTGGAAGTTTATATCCACTAGCAATATTAACAGTTGGGTTTACAGAAGCAGTACCAGAAATAGATAAACCAGTTCCAGCACCTACTGAAGTAACAGTACCAGTGTTAGAAGTATAACCTAAACCAGTAACATAACTAGAAATTGCTTTCATTGTAGGAACATTGACATCACTTGTTGTTGACCAAGTAGTAGAGGATGTTGTTGGCTTCATGGTAGAAGTTTTAACATTAACTGTTCCATTTCCTACTACAAAAGTATCTGCAGTTAATCCACTACCAATTACTGTACCTGTATTGTTTGTGTATCCATTAGGATTGCTTGCTGGATAAAAATATGATGAATCATTTCCATCTAATTTATCACTATCTGTTGCTTTAGAAGAAATTCCTAAGTATTTAGAAGATAAAGCAGTACCATTTTCGTATATAGTAGTAGCATTGGCTGTACCATTTACATCTAAATTATATGAAGCACCTACTTTACTTCCTAACAATTTATTAATAACAACACTATCGCCTTTAATTTGCATTGCTGGTGTTAATCCAGTCCATGCTGGTCTTTCTGATGGCGTTCCATAAGCAAAAATCCAAGATGTTGTATAATTAGCAGTTCCATTAGCATCTTTTGCTTTGTTCAAAAACACAACGGCTTCATCAGAAGTAGTATTGTGATATATTCCAGATGCTCACCCCCCATTAGTTCTCAAGAAAAGAGTATTTGCACCATCACCAATAGTTAAATTTCCAGCACCAATTTCGTTGTGAGTATAACTTGGTTTAGTACTAGCTTTAGCCCAAGCATAAACATCAGATGCAGGTAAAGTTGTTGGATAAGCAGGCAAACTAACTACACCACTTGTAGGATTATATGCTGTGGTTCCAACTTTTACTTGAGTGACTGTACCAGTATTCTTTGTGAATCCTCAACCAGAAACTGTAGATTCAGTTACTGATGTCCAGCCAGCCGCGTTGTTAATATAATCAGTAGATAATTTATTGCTTGAGGTGTAACCAGTGAAATTAGAGGTACCAGCGCCAATATTACTTCTTGCTTGTGTTTTTTGCGCGTCAGTTAATGATTGTGCGGCGGTATAATTTACAAAGACATTGTTTAAATCATACCATGTATAAATAAGATTTTTATCAGTATTAAGACTTAAACTAGTTGCGACGACTGTTGATTTATTTCCTGTAACACTAATAACAGAACCAACAAAACCAGTTGGGCCTTGTGGACCAGTCGAACCAGTTCCACCAGTTGCACCAGTAGGACCAGTATTTCCGGTACTACCTTTTTCACCGGTTGGACCTGTGTTTCCAGTATTTCCCTTCGCTCCTGTTGGACCAATAGGACCGGTTGAGCCTGTGCCGCCTGTCGCACCAGTAGGGCCTTGTGGACCAGTATTTCCAGTATTTCCTTTTGCTCCAGTAGGTCCAGTAGGACCTAAAGTAGAAACAAAAACTGCATTACCGCTTGGATTATAAATATATATACCATTATTAGCGCTTTCAATTGAATAAGAAGCAGGTGTCAAACCTGTTGGTCCTATTGGACCAGTACTGCCTGTTCCTCCCGTTGGACCAGTATTTCCAGTGTTACCTTTAGCTCCGGTTGGACCTTGAGGACCAGTTCCGCCTGTTGCACCAGTGGCACCCTTTAAATAATTAAAGGTAAGAGTGGTTTCATTGCCACTAGTAGTGGCGGTGACAGATGGAGTTCCAACGGAACCAATGTTTGGGCCTGCGGCGGTTTTGACGTTGGTAATATAAGTATTAGTATCTTCAATTAAATATACATAATTTTCATTTAAGCCAGTATAAGAACCTACTGTGCCTCCTGCGGCTAAAATATCATATTGTGCTTGTGTTACTTTAACAATCTTTTGTAAATTTGGCATATGTTATTTTACCTCCTCAATATCTTGCACAGTAATTTTATACTGTTCTCAGCCTGGTTGTTGGTCATGGACCATATTAATAATCGCGATTTCTTCATCTGTTAAATCATAACTGTTGTGTTTTAAGATGTAGTAGCCACGCAAAACTTGGTATCATCTTTTTTGATTGCGAATTTTACCAGTATTTAATTTTTCAATAGTTTGTTTTAAAATCTGTATATATTCTACTCTGTTTTGATTGATTACATCAAATTTAAAATCAATATCTTCCCCTATTAACTTTATCATTTGTTTATTTATATAAGAGCCATATGCATGTTCTTCACGTTGTTTTGTGCGAACTTGTATAAAGTCATAATTTTCTGGCAATGCATGTTTCTTTTGATAAAAGAACAAAAGTCGACGAATATGACACATATTGACGGGTTCGTCTGCGAAACAAATAAAGTCTACATCGCCTTTATTTTGAATAAAATCTTGGCAATAAGAACCGCCGAGATAAATAGCGATGCAATATGGTTGTAAGTATTGATATACTTTTTCAGCTTGTTTTATTATTTCAGGTGCTATCATTATGAATTATCCTCTACTACCTTTCATTGATTATTTACTCTTTGTAATGTACAAAGATGCTCTGTGAATTGTTCAGCTGCATCAAAATCTAACTCATGAAAATCATAATCACTAGTATATTGTGAATAATCTTCGCCTTCATAATAAAGGAAAATATAAATGCAATCACCTTCTGCGGCTGGAGTAGGAGCTAATCAGTTGTATGAAGAATGTCTAGTATACTTTCTTTGGCTAGCATCATAATATAATGCTAAACTCGTACGACCACTACTAAGAGTAAAATACAATCCAATGTCATCATATTCTGCCATTTGACCACTAACAAAAATTTCTTCACCAGAATTTAATGTTAAATATTGACCAAGATAATAAGGGTCATCAGTTAATACTCATTCATTGTCTTGTAAAACTAATACGGCATTGCAAATGACTCCTGGATGTGATAAAAATTCATGTTCATTTGAATAACCATTATCTCCTAAATCTTCATAAGAATCACATGCACTTAAATCATAAATGTGTATAATATTACCTTCTTCATATTCAGCGTCAATATCAAAGAAAGTTCCATAAATAGACATTTGAGTGTGTCATGAGTTATTTGGCATTAATAATACTGCCATAAATTCATGTCCACTTGCTAAAGTAAGTTCAATGCCATAACACTCTTCATCACCATAAGGACCGTGAGTCAATAATCCATTTTGTTCATTGATATATAATATATCATTATTTTCTAATACAAAATTTCCTCCATCTTCGACTGAACATGTTTGAGGGATAGAGCCTGTGGAATAATCTTTCATTAATACCCACTTTTGATTAATAATTTTAAAAGTGCATAATAAATTAAATTCTCTTTGTGCAATAGACTCAGGAATTCCATGACTGCTATCTCATTCGTCACCTTCTTGGGGAGTTAAATCGTATCATTCCGTTTCACCCATATGATAAATATGAATTTCATCGTCTTCTTGTAAACGAACTGGGTCAAAATAACCAGTACATCAACTTACATTATAAGAAGTTTGTCTTCAGTTTTCATCAACTTCAGAAATATAATAACCTGCACTATTAGCTCCGCTGGAGCGTACATAATATATCGCTGATTCACCATATACTGGTGGCATAAAACCGCTAATAGTAATACGTTCACCAGATGATAATCTAAAACTTTGACCAGAATAAACATTATTAATAGCTAATTGCCATTTGTTTGATTTTAATATAATTGCACCATAAAACACACTATGTTGCCAAAAATAATTTTTTGCTGCATCTGAGCCTTGGTGCGCCATTTTATCGTAAAATCCAGAAGTGGATATTTGATATAAAGAAAGTACATTTCAATTTTTATATAAACTATTAATGCCATAAAAACAATTATTAATCGTATAATAACTAAGATCATCAATAGACATAACCGCTACAACATTTGTTCCACTTTCTAAAGTAAAACCAATACCATAAGTATTTTGTTCATAATCTAAAGGTCCATTCTTTTCATTAATATGTAAGATATCACCATTTGATAATGTAATGTCTCCTCCAGTATCTACTGAACAAGAGGAGGCATTAGCTGCTTTATACATATTAATTACATAATTATAATCGTCATTGAATAGTTTAACTTTATCTCCCTTATAGTAAATTGTATATTTCATACTAATTAGCTCCAGTCAAATCTACTATTTCAATACTGGGATAATTAGGTAATGTAATTTTTCCACCGCTTTGTGTATAAGTGGTGCCATTTACTTCAATTTGTGTAGTTAAACCTGCGGCACCTGTTGGACCAGTTGGGCCTGTATTACCAGTATTTCCCTTAGCACCTGTTGGACCTTGTGGACCGGTATTTCCAGTGGCACCAGTAGGGCCTTGTGGACCAGTATTACCTGTGCTTCCAGTTGCACCTGTTGGGCCTTGAGGACCAGTATTTCCAGTATTACCCTTGGCACCAGTAGGACCAACTGGACCAGTACTTCCAGTAGCTCCAGTTGGACCAGTATTACCTGTATTTCCCTTTGCTCCTGTTGGACCAGTTGGACCAATCGTACTAACGAAGACTGCTTGTCCGCTAGGATTATATATGTAAATGCCATTATTAGCACTTTCAATACTATATGCATCTGGTGTTAAACCAGTTGGACCAATAGGACCAACGTTACCAGTATTACCTTTTGCACCTGTTGGACCAACATTACCTTGTGCGCCTGTTGAACCGGTTGGACCAACATTACCAGTCTCACCTTTAGCCCCTGTAGAACCAGTTGGACCTACATTGCCAATATCACCTTTTGCACCGGTTGGACCAGTATTTCCAGTATTACCTTTCGCTCCAGTTGGGCCTTGAGAACCTGTTTCACCAGTTGCTCCAGTTGGACCAACAGGACCATTTCCACCAGTGGCTCCGGTTGGACCTTGAAGTCCTGTTTCACCTTTAGCCCCCGTTGGACCAGTATTACCTTGATCACCCTTCGCACCAGTAGGACCGATTGGGCCTACGTTACCCGTGCTACCTTTCTCTCCGGTAGGACCTTGAGGACCAGTACTTCCAGTAGAACCTGTAGGTCCGACGGCGCCAGTGTTTCCCTTAGCTCCGGTTGGGCCTGTTGGACCAAGTGTAGAAACAAACACTGCTTCGCCTAAAGGATTATATATATAAATTCCGTTATTTGCGGTTTCAATTGAGTATGAATCTGGTGTTAAACCCGTTGGACCAATAGGACCTGTGCTTCCAGTTTCACCTTTAGCCCCGGTTGGACCTTGAGGACCAGTTCCACCAGTAGCTCCAGTTGTTCCCGTTGGGCCAATAGGACCAATGGCACCAGTTGGACCAACTTTTCCTTGAATACCTTCTGCACCAGTTGGACCAACAGGACCAGTGTCTCCTTTTGCACCATTTGTAACAGTGAAGGTAGTAGTTGTTCCGTCATTAAAAGTAATTGTATATGTATCAATTAAACCAGATGTGCTGGTTTTTGTAATTGTATTAATGCCTTTGCCATTTTTAACAGTAAAAGTAGTGCTTGTACCGTCGTCAAAACTAATGGTATAAGTATCAGTGAGCCCGCTAGTACTTGTTTTTACAACTGAAATAATGCTAGTTCCGGTTGCACCAGTTGGGCCAATAGGACCAATGTCTCCTTTTGCACCAGTTGGACCAACATTACCTATTTCACCTTTTGCTCCGGTAGGCCCAGTTGGACCTGTTGGACCAATAGTAGATACATAAACCGCATTTCCATTTGGGTCATAAATATAAATGCCGTTATTGCTGGTCTCAATGCTATATGAATCTGGTGTTAAACCGGTTGGACCGACAGGGCCTATATTGCCAGTAGCACCTTTTTCACCTGTTGGACCTTGAAGACCGGTTGCGCCTGTTGAACCAGTGGGGCCGACAGGACCCGTTGCACCAGTAGAGCCAGTTGGACCTACGCTACCTGTTGCTCCAGTAGGACCAATTGAACCAGTTGGACCTATATTACCTTCTTCTCCTTTTGCACCAGTTGGACCTTGCGGACCCACTGCACCAGTAGAACCCGTAGGACCTATATTTCCTTGGTCACCTTTAGCTCCAGTTGGGCCTGTAAGACCGGTCGGACCAATGTCTCCAGTATTACCTTTTTCACCTGTAGGACCGACTGGACCAACGTCTCCAGTTTCGCCCTTCGCGCCTGTTGCACCAGTAGGACCGGTTGGACCAATTGTGCTAACAAAGACAGCGTTTCCACTAGGGTCGTAAATATATATGCCATTATTAGCACTTTCAATACTATATGAATCTGGAGTTAAGCCGGTAGGACCGATGTCTCCAGTATCACCTTTATCGCCTTTATCGCCCTTGTCTCCCTTATCTCCTTTATCACCTTTTGCACCAGTTGGACCGACAGAGCCTGTGGCACCTGTTGGACCAGTTGAACCTGTTGGACCAATATCACCAGTAGCTCCAGTTGGACCGATTGGACCTATTTCTCCTGTGGCGCCAGTGGCTCCGGTAGGGCCGATTAGACCGGTTGATCCAGTTGGGCCGACAGTAGAGACGAAGACCGCGTTACCGCTTGGGTCATAAATGTAAATGCCATTATTACCCGCCTCGATTGAGTAAGCGTCTGGTGTTAAACCAGTGGGGCCTATTGGACCAACTTCACCAGTTGGACCGACTGCACCAGTAGGACCAACTTCACCTTGTGGACCGGTAGGACCAACTGCACCTGTAGGGCCGACTGGACCTGCGAGTAAAGTGACATATCCAGTAATTTCTGAACCATCAGAAAGATGTGCTTTATAAATACCGTTTCCTTGTTCATCGTATTCAATAAACTCTAAACGATTAACATAAGGACCTATTGGACCAGTTGGACCAACAGCTCCAGTAGGACCGGATTGGAAAACATAGTATTCCTCATTAATTTGCATCGAAACCAAATTGGTTGGTCTGACGCCAGTTGGAATCTCTGGATTACCTATAACTGTTGCTGGAAACTTAATTTCATAAATCTTGCCATCTAATTCAATACCATTAAAGGCAGGAGGTGTTACTCCTACTGGTATGTCTGGATTAATGACAATATGTTGTGGTTTGTTTTTATGTAAAGAATGGTATACATACTTATAGTCTTGATAATCCATTGCCATTTCTACTTACCTCCGAAAGCCATTTTGAGCGGCGCACCTTGGTGCATCCTAATCCCATAGCTTCCAATTAAAATTGCTTCTGCGATGTCATCTGATACAATAACACCATACTGTTCTTTAACTTTTCCCACGGAGAGCAATTTTTCTTCGCGGCGAGTCTTACCAGCGGTGCCGGCATATTTTCTTCAAACGTTAGGAGAAACTACTTCATAAGGAACATCATTGTCGCGGCATGCAATTTCACAGATGCCAAGCAACATGGCTAATACCTTAAAAGTCATTAATCCGTTTTGTTGATATTGAATATCCTCCATGACAATGTAATCAGGCCTTCATTGCGCGATTACGATATCACGAACGAACTTATTAATTTGGCTTAAGCGGGCAGTTACGTCGCCGCTGAATTGATACAAACTATAAAAAATTAGTTTGCCGTCTTCATAAATACTTAATCCGAACTTCTCAGTTGCTTGATCAAAGGCAATAAGTCTGTAGCCACGCTTTTGAGGTACGGCCGCGGGATTAATGAAATCCAGGTGTCGATTGCATTGAGGGCAAGCAAAAGAAGGATGGCGCACATCAGCGATACAAGTTTCAAACAGATGTCCTTTATCACATCTGACTAAAATGCGGCTATGAATATTCTCATAGCCTTCATCTGAAACTAGACTAAACTTCCCTTTCGCGGCGATTAGGTCACGTATTTGATTAGTGCTTAAACGCGCCATAGACTATTTTTCCTTTTCTTCGATAAGGGCATCTACTATGGCGATTTTAATTACCACGTCGCTGTCTAAAATCATCTTGGAAAGTTGGTTGTTAAGTTCTTCTTTTTTAGCTTGTAATTCTTCTAATGAAAAATTCATGATTGATTGTTTAAAATCTAAAATGTCTTGTTTAACATCCATAGCATTATTCTCCTTTTTAATTAATATTAGTATAACTGAAGAAAATAGAAATAACAAAAAAAGGCTTCCTTCGATTTGCTTTATTTAAATTTTTCGTCTATGTTATGTATAGATGATGGAGAGTTATAACTCTGTAATTCGGAGCGAGCGTTACTCGCTAGGAGGACAATTAGTATCATGGACTGAAACTGACTACTTAGCATTATAGTAAGCGCGATAGTCTCTGGAATTGTTGGTTACGCAATTAAGCGTAGTTTCGATAATTACTTTCATAAAAAGAAAGAACAAGAAGAAAGTAAAAAAGAACAAATGGATCGTATTGAAAATAAGCTTACTAGTAATAGCGAAGGCACCGTTACTTTACTTCGAGACAGAATGAAATGTCTTAAAGATGAATATGAGGAACGTGGTTATGCTAAAGACGGCGACAAAGCCAACTGAAAAGAACTTTATGACTCATACAAAAATTTAGGTGGTAATCACTTTCGTGAATATGTCGATCAATGGAAATTAACTATTGAAAAACTACCAAAAGTACCACCAGAAAACAATAAATAAGGAGATGATTAAACCATGCCACAAGAATTTTGAACAATTTTCTGGTCAGCCATTGGCACTATCGTTACTGCCCTTACATCTTGGGGCATTAGTAGATTAATCGCTTGGTTAAATACTAAAATTAAAGACGAGAAGATGAGACAAATGGCCGGACAAGTATTAAGCATTATTCAAAGTGCTGTTCAAGCCATTCAACAAATTTTCGTTGATGCGTTAAAGGATGATGGAAAGTTCGATGCAAAAGAACAAGCCGCTGCTAAAGAAAAATGTTTAGCAATCATTAATGAACAACTTACACCTGAATTAACTGCATATATTCAAGAAAACTTTGGAGACGTACAAAAATACTTGTCTACTCAAATTGAAGCTGTGCTTTATAATCTTAAACAAAAATAAAAAGACCTCGAATTGAGGTCTTTTTTAATTGGAATAATTCCAACCGTATAATTGATGAGTAGTATTGTCTTGTACAAGAATTGCAACACAATATTTATTTGTATTGGCTAAAGAAACTGGTAAGATTACTGAAGCATGTAAAGCACTAGTGCTCTTATTGTCTAATGGGAACCAATAAATATCAGGTCCATCAAAAGTATTACTAATGCTTACACTCTTCCAGTAAGTATTTGCTGCACTAGAGGAAGTAAGTCCTGGGTGAAGGAGGACGCCTTTGTATGTAAAGTTATCGCCCAATTGTTGATATACACCTTCGTCTGGAAGGTAAACAGATGGATTAGTAATATCTATAATGGTAGACTCACTAAATGCGACTGTAGATAAAGTGATAGTTGCTGTTGTTAATTTCTTTAAATTAGAGACGCCCTTTGCAGTAAGGACATGATGATTGGTTGACATATCTAATACTGGTTTCCAATCAAACATTTTTGTACCATCAAAACTAATGACAGAGACACCTTTTCCTGTGGTAAGAGCAGATGCAATACTTGCATTATTAACTGGTTGAGTGAAAGTAATTTCGATGTGGTCAAAGTCCATGACAGAGAAGTTGCCTATTGTATTTTCAGTTGCAGAAGTTTTAGTGTCCACTCACGTTTGTAATCGAGAACTACCGCCTGTAAAATAAATGACCCAACGAGCAAAACTTAAAGCAATATTAGACTCCCAGTGAACTTGTACTGGATTTAAGCCTACATTATCACCAGTAATAGTTAATTTACACCATGGTGTTGAAATATCTTTATATTGATATCTATAACGTGCTAAAACTTCTGGACCTAAGTCTTGGAAATCAAAGTCTCTCTTATATTTAACAATGGTTTGAGTTTTGGCATTATATACTTTACCTTCTTGATTGCCACTAGTGTTGGTAAAACTTAGTGTCCCAGTAGGTCCTGTTCATCCTGACATAATTATATCCTCCATAATTAATCTACATTATTATAATATAATATCTAATATTTCTCTGCAAAAAACAAAAATACGGATGATTTTCAAGACTAGGCTGTCTTTTATATCGGTCAAGTACCTTGACCTCGCGGCGAGCCGGCAGAAGTCCCACCATCTAGAAAAATTTGCTTTGGCGTGGCGTCGGCACTAAAATATTAAGGTATAGTGATTATACAAGGAGCATTTACATGAAAATCAAAAATCTTTTTCTTATCGCCGCTGCCACTATGACATTAGTTGGATGCGGAACTCAACACGCCGTTGAAGAACAACCTAATGTTGATGAACCTACTGTTGAGGAACCTGTCGTTGAAGACCCTGTAATTGAAGAACCTGTCGTTGTTGATCCAATTAAACTTACCGCCGCAAATTTATTGGGATATGCAGATAGTAACATCGCCTATAAGGACGGAGAAAGTACTGTTGGAGGCAAAAAGTTCAGCTTTGTTGAATGTGCCGCTTATGGCAATGGCATTCAAATGAGAACTAAAAACGGCAAATCCTCTGCCATTAAAAATGAAGACGCGTTTGACGCAGATGTCAAAAAAGTTAACATCGTCCTCAATGCAGACAAAAAAGTTTATGCTAACGAACACGCGCTTGTCTTTACTTTCAATAAAGAAAGTGAAACTCCAACCGTCATTAATTGGAACACAGAGGCTGATAAATATGAATATAGTTTTAATGTAAGTGGCGCTGCTAAAACATTCGAACTTGTACATAGCATTACATACAGCCTTTACGTTGATAGTATCGAATTGATTTTCCAAGAATAAAAAAGGCCTCCTAGGAGGTCTTTTCTTATGGGTCGCCGCGAGGGTTAAGGTTTACCTTAACCCGATATGATGGCAGACCGGGTTAAATTTTATCTGTAGTGACGTACTTTACCCCTAGTGCACTTGCTTGTCCTTCAAACCAAATGGCGTCATATGAAGGTAAAGGTTTATCTGCATTATGCTTAAACATTCAATTGCGATACCAGTATCTAATTACAGATGGAATGGTAACGATAAAAAGCATAAAAGGACCTAATACCATATTTTGTAATCCATGCCCGCTTTCATGTGCTCTTGTGTGATTACCATAGCTTGTATCTCTTGCGGCGACACGGCTCACTAAGAAGACACAGCCTAAATTAAAGCCGCCCCAGTTATCACCAATGATGCCATAAAGACGACCATGATAACAACGGACCTTGCCTTGAATTGCAAGCACGGCAATAATTATTAAGCCGGGAATAGATAATAGCGCGCCTCAAGTAAGAGACAAAACGTAAAATAAAATGCGCTTAAAAATTAAAGAAATCTTCATATTTTAGCCTCCATTAATTATAATATCTTCTATTCTCTTGACAAAAACGATTTTTGTTTCTATACTATAAACAGTAAAATAATAAAAAGGAGTAAACTATGAAAATTGAAATGCACAAAAACGATGTTTCCTGCACAGTCGAAATTACTGCAGAAGAAGTAATTCAACTAAACGAATCAGGTGTTTTAACTACATTATTCAATATTGCTGCAGCTCATTCAACTGCACCAAGTAATTCAGATGCAGATGTTAATGCCGCCATCATTAATGAATTATATGAAGCTTTATTAAAACAAATTAAACCTTATATTGCCGAGCTTAATGACGATGAAAGATGTGAAATAATAAATTATGCACATCAATATTGCGCCGCTAATCATTTAAGCGCATGGGAAGAAGAAGGTTTTATTAATAGACTACAAAGCCTCTTTGACCAAATCCCATATAAATCATCTGACAAATCTGACGGCAATAAGAATTCGGGTTCTTGTTAGTTATGATTATCAAAGCATACAATGAAAAACACCCCTATTTATTATTTGTCGATTTAGAATTCAATAATGGAGTATTAATTCAATTTGCGGGTCTTCTCTTTCAACGTATTGATGAAGAAACTTACCAATTAGCCCGCAGTTATAATGCATATGTCACAGATACAGTTAGTTATCCATTTATGGAATATACCTCCATTACTAATACATTCTTAACAGAAAATGGCGTGCCGCTCAAAGACTTAATTATCTTTTTAGAGGATACCTTCTTAAAAGATATAGACTTGAACAACACCCTATTAATTAGTCATGGGTTGCGTAATGACCGCCTTGTATTAGAAAACAATGGTATTTTCTTATTAAAAGACAATGGCACTGCCGTTGATGGTTACTGCACTTTTAACAATGCTAAACGTATTTTAAAGCGCAATAATAAATTGACGTTGGCAGACATTGCCGAAGAATGCGGTTATTATTTACATCAAGCCCATAATGCTTACAATGATGTATGGGCAGAAGTATCTGTATTCACATATTTAAGGAAGATTGAGGAACAAAATAAAGGAGAAGAATAATTATGATAGTTCTAAACTTATTAACTTTAAAGGTTGAAGAAGCCAAAAAAGATACTCAATTCCTTAATATTGAAATCAACATGGATGACGACCACCTTACTACACCAAAAGCCTTACATGACGAAATTGCTTTAGTGTTTGAAAACAAAACTTACAATCAAGCAAGTGAAGAAGTTGGTGAAAGACCAACTACCTTTGTCTTTGATTTAAACACTTCTAAAGAAATTTCACCAGATGACTTCTTGAGTTATGTCAATATTACTTTGGCAACCTTCTTTGAAATCATTGTTTCATCTAGCGGCCGCCCTCGTGAACATCGTCTTGATGTTCCTGCTGAACTTTTAGACCAAGTCCACTGCAGTCGTGGCTTATTGAAAAGGGCAATTAATTATACAACCATTTATAATATATTTAATATTGAAATAAGATGTGGAGAATACATCTTTAAATTTGCTGAAAAGGAGTAGACAAATGCCAAGATTATTAGAATTTTATACAGACGGTGCTTATTCTGCCAAAAGTGAAATGGGCGGATGGGCCAGTGTTTGTTTAGAAGATGGTATGATTATTGATGAACAAAGCGGTTACGAACCATACTCAACTAATAATCGTATGGAGTTAACCGCCATTTTGTCCGCTCTTGAAAATATTGACACTATTCAAACCAGTCATACCAAGGTAACTATTTATTGCGACAGCGCATACATTGTTAATGCCTTTAATGATGGGTGGTACCGCAATTGGATAAGTAATGGTTGGAAAACTAGTGATAAACAAGATGTCAAAAATCAAGACCTCTGGCGCCGCATTGTGGCACTTTGGATTAAAAATAAAGAACGTTTTAAAATAGAAATTATTAAGGTAAAAAGTCATAGTAACAATCGTTGGAATATTTACGTTGATGCTTTGGCTGTTCGCCGCAGAAAGGAATTAGAAGATTAATGAAAATACTTGTATTAACCCCATGTGATGAAAAATGGGTACATTGGTGCGCCGCTATTTATAAAAATCTAACTGGCGATGCAAGAGATAAAACCTTTTTTATGCCACTTTTTATGGACAATTTAGTGGTTACCAAAACAGTTGGCAACTGGGTGATGGCCTACTTCTATGCCGCTGTCGCCGCGAAAGGATTAGTCAAAACGGCAATTGAAACAAACGATGATATTATTATTTTTGGGAATATGAACAAAAATGATTTTAAATTTGATGCCGTTTTTAACTTTCAAGACGATGAAGCAGACTTACCATACTGTGATTTGTTTATAGACAAAATTAGAGAAATCATTGAGAAAGACCCTAATTTATTACCATATGTAGAAAATTTATATACTAAGGAAGATAGTAAAATGACTTTACATAATTGCCGCGCAACCGCTCAATTTGTGAGTGAATATTTAACCACCGACCCTCATCTTGAAGACATTAAAGCGCAATATGATAAAGTTTTGCATTTTAAAGAAAAAGGACTAGACGATGGAATTGGAAACAGCTTTTAAACAAGAACCAAGAAATAAAAACTTTGAAGTAGATTTGAATCGTCTTGATAATACACAACGTTCGGCAATAGAAAACGACAGTGATAACATTGTCATTAAGGCCCCTGCTGGCAGTGGCAAAACTAATACATTAATTACCGCCGTTGCCGCATATCGTTATGATAATATCAATGACCGCATCTGCGCTATTACCTATACACGTGCCGCCCGCGCTGAAATGGAAGAAAGGTTGCACAATATGGGTATTTTTGACGTGGAAGTAACTACCATACACGTTTGAGCGCGCAAACAATTAGAAGCCTTTGGAATAAAATATGATTTTAAGATAAGTATTTTACAAGAAGGCGATATCAAAATGATATTAAATGATATTTGAGAAGATTATCGTAGAAAGAATAATCCAAGAATTAAAGTTAATTTAGGCATTTTATATTCATGGGTATGCGGAAATAAAATTATGGACATAAGTGATAATTATCGCCGCATGTTAGCCATTTTAGAAGGGCACTATATTAAGTATAAGCGCGATAATCAACTCTATGATTTTACTGACTATCCACTTTACTTGTGGGACGTGCTGGAATATTATCACGAAGACATTAGAGGAATTGATGCCTTATTTGTAGACGAATTCCAAGACGTTGACGAAACCCAATTTAATATCTTCAAGAAAGTCATCTGCAAGAAAAAATTCTTTATAGGAGACCCTTGGCAATCTATCTTCGTTTTTCGTGGCGCAGATGGTGCAATATTTACCAAGTTAGATGACTTTGATTTATATAAACTTAAATATAATTACCGTAGTTATCAATGTATTGTTGATTATGCAAGTGAAGTTTATCAACGCTTAAAACCATTTATTGAAGATGAAGATGAGTCGTGCATTTCTGCGGTTCAAAGTATTTCTCAAGCCGGGATACACTGCGCTCGCGGCGATAGTGATGGGTCTGTGTCTATACTTGACCCATTTGGTAATAATATATATATTAATAATAAAGATGTAGTTAAGCATCTGTCTAATGAACAAGCGGCACTTCAATTTTATAAAGTGTTAAATCAAAACCCTATGGTGCTTTGCCGTACTAATAAAAGGGTTAAGGAAATTCAAGAAATGGGATATACTAATGTCTCTACTATTCACCAAGCGAAAGGATTAGAATATGACAACGTTATTGTTATTGATCACCCTATTACTAGTATGGAAGATTTAAATGTTGCATATGTTGCACTTACTCGTGCAAGAGATAATTTAATAGTATGCGCGTGGGGCCGTTTTGAACAATTATATAGACTAAAAGATTATACAAGAGGATGAGACCTTGTATAGGAGGTAATTATGACCATTGACAATAATGCAGCTTTTATTTGAAGCGACCACGAAAATGAAGAATTTGATGGAATTAACTCATTAGAACAATTAAAGCATTTAATCGGCGCTAAAAGTATTGAAGGGGAATATGTGGGTGCCATAAGTGGCAGTAACAATGGTCTATATATTGTTGGTGCTGCATCAAATTGAAGTATTACTATTACTTTTTCTTTTAAGAGTAAATTCAAATATACCCTTGATGGAACAACTACAATACAAAATTTATCTACAACACATACTATTAATGCTCCAGCTCAAAATGCTTTACTAACAAAATTAAATATTGGTATCTTACCACAAGAATTATATAGAGTAAATCAATCACCTCAATTTTTTTATGCTGAAGTTTCGACAAATGGCGTGTCCACAGGAAAAATTAATAAATCTTCAATCCCAGTTGTTGGTCCAACTGGAGCAATTTTAGATTGAGTGCAAGTTAATAATTATGGAATTGCAACAAAAGGTTTCCAAGGACCTGTTACACAAACTTCTAGTTCAACTGGTTTATATACATTCAATAATCCAACTGGTGTAGGTTTAAAACCCGCTAATTTTGGGTTAAATGATAGAGATTATAGAATTGTAGCTGTTGATTGAAATGAAGGACATATTGTTTCTATAACTGGTCCAACAAATAATCAAATTCTAGTTGATTTTGGCAATGGTCCTACCGGAATAGATGTGTCAGAAAATACAGAAAAGATATATGCGTATAATAAAACTAGCCAAATAACAGGTCAAACTATTGCTGATTCTGTTTTTACTAGTCGCTGACATCAAGATGCTCTTTATCCTATATTCGCAGAAACTTGAGAATCTTTTTTAACGTTATCACCATCATTAAAAATTAATATACAAGATAGTTGGTCTGTTGTTAGCGGAAGTTCTTTTGAAAATAATACTGTTATACAGAAATTTTTAAATCAACACTCATATCCTATTAACTTTACATGTAATACACCAAAAGCCTATCAATCTTTGTTAATTGATACATGGGCAGGAAGCTCTACCTCTTGATTCTATTATACACAAGAAGAAGGAGAAATTAATATAACTGGTAATCTAAGTTTTGCATTTCCCCCTATTTTTGATTTTAAATGGAAATCTAATGCTAATGCTAATGCCGTTGCAATAAATGGATACGACAACCCTGGCACACAGAATTTATATGGAGGAATTGCTAATACTGTATATAATATTAAAACTAATATACAATGATTAAATCGTAAAATGCTTAATCCTTTTGCGTCAAACCAAATAGTATTAGATGCAACAAATCATACACATCTTCCTAGTAATGAGGAGCCATCAATAATAATATATTCTCAATATCAAAAAGAAATAGGCAGAACAATAAAAAATTATGGAAATTGTTGATTATATTGTACGTCAGACAATTCTCCTTTTACTTTTCCTTCAAAAGATGCAACAGTAACTTTAACAAGTCGTCCAAGCTCTGTTTCTATTTCAAACTTTGTAGCAAATTCTAATAGTGATGATAAAATTTTTATGCCAGGTAATCCTTCTTTAACTAATTTAACTCCTCCTTATATTATTAATGATCTTAATCAACTAAACGCCGAATATACTGTTCCAACTAGTTTTAATACTGGATATATTATTATTGCTCAATTAAAAAGACCAACATCATCAAATTAGACAAAATCCATCTCCTTTACTAAAATACAAGTAAAGGAGTTTTTAATATGAAAATTTATCTAGCAGGTGGAATCTTCTGCTATGGTGATTTATTGCGAAATACAGAATGGGCTGCAAAAATTCGTGCTGCCTTCCCAGGCGTTGATCTCTATTCTCCAGTTGAGAATACTGATATTAACGGCGTTGAAGGTAAGAAAAAATTCGCTGGTTCACAAGAAATCGCCAATGGAGACAATCAACGTTTAAACAATACTGATATTCTTTTAGCTTGCATTGATGGAGACGTTCTTCCTTCAGGCACTTGCGCAGAAATCGGTAAGTTTCACGAGAAAATTGAAAGAGGAGACCACAAATATATTGTCGGCATTTGTACTGACAATAGACAAATGTTCCTTACGCATAGCCAAGCCAAAGACGAGGGTGGCGCGGCATCGTTAGGCGAACAACAATATAGTTATCAAAATCTTTACGTTACTGGTTTAATTAAACAGGGCGGCGTTTTAGTTTCAAACATTGAAGACGCAATTGCCTGGATAAAAACAAAGGCAGGTGAGTTTGATGAATAATTTAATCTATCAAGTGAATGAACGTCCTCGTAAGTGGTATGAATGGATATTATATACTTTACAAATGTTGTTAAGTGTATTTGTCGCCACAGTTTTAATTGCTAATATTTGCGGCACTCCAATTCCTTCATGTCTAATTGGCGCCGGTGTTGGTACATTAATCTATCAATTCTTTACTAAATTCAAATCCCCAATGTTTATTTCTTCTTGCGGCGCCACAGTCAGCGCAGTCGTCGGAGCATTGGCTCTCGGCGGAGGAAATAACTATATCGCTGTTGCAATTGGCGGCGCAGTAATATTAATCGTATATGGTGCTTTTGCTTTATTAGTTCATTTCTTTGGTAAAAAGTTGTTTGAACGTATCTTCCCAGCCATTATCGTTGGTCCAGTCACTATGGTTATTGGTTTAAATTTGGCGGGCTTCTTGCCAACTTATATTGGCATTGATTGAATTCCAATGGTTGTCGCAGTAGTTACCATGATTGCAACTGCTCTTATTACTCACTATTGCAAAGGCTTTATTAAAACTATTTCATTCTTAATTGGTCTTGGCATTGGTTATGTTCTTGCAATTGTTTTGGAAGCAAGTTCCGCTTATGATTTCGGTATCTTCGCGGCCTTCCAAGGCTTTGAGTGGTTTAATCCAAATAGTTTCGCATTTATGCAATGGGGCAATAGTCCATTTGAAGCAAAACATATTATTGATGTAATTATTCTCTTCTTACCAGTTTCTATCTGCGCGGCACTTGAGCATTATTCGGACCATAAGGTTTTATCTAATATTATCGGAACCGACTTAACGCTTGACCCAGGCATGAGTAGAACTTTACTTGGCGATGGTGTTGCGTCTACGATAGGAACAATTATTGGTGGCTTACCTAATACTTCCTATGGTGAAAGTATCGCCGCGATTGGATTCAGCCGAGTTGCAAGTGTATGGATTAGTACAGCAACCGCAGTTGTATTAATAGGTATGGGCTTCTTTGCACCAATTACCGTCTTTATTTCTTCAATACCATCTGCTGTCTTTGGCGGCGTAGCGATGATTCTCTACGGTTATATTGCAGCAAGCGGGCTTAAAACATTACTCGCGGCCAAACCTGACTTAGAAGAGCCTAAAAACCTTATCATTGTAAGTGTTATCTTGACCGTTGGAGTTAGTGGACTATTCTTATGGTCAGCAAGTTTCACTGGCGTTGCACTAGCAATGGTATTGGGCGTGCTACTAAATCTTATTTTAAAAAACAAAAAGAAATAGAAAGAGCTTTTGACTAAGCTCTTTTTAATTTGTATAATGATTATATAATGAAAAATTATGGAGGAAAGCGTATGTTAACAATTGTTCAAGGAGATACATTAATTGCGGATTTCGACTTTAACTCTGATCAAGATATTGCACATGTTTATTTTTCTTCTAAAGTATTAAATATACAAAAAGAATGTGAACAACGTACAAACAATTCTGGTGTTTGGACAGTTACTCTTAGCCCAGAAACTACTAAAACTTTAAGAGTTGGCACATATTCTTATGATATTACTGTACATTTTTCTAATGATGATGTATGGACCATTGTTTATAATGGTGAATTGGTAGTTAAAAGAAAAGTTAATGTCGTAGAAATTTCTTCAGGAGAATAGTAGTATGGATAAAACATCTACTCGTCAAGTTGAATTAATAACACTTAATAGTATTAGACAAACCCAAAAAGTTGATGTTCATCAAGCCGTTCATGTGACCGGCTCTTTTCAGCAAGAAGGTGAAACTTCCTCTTTACATTCTACAACATATATTAATGGCGCGCAAGGTCCTCAAGGTCCTAAGGGAGACAAAGGTGAACCTGGTGGTTTAGGTCCTACTGGTCCAATGGGGCCAACTGGTCCTCATGGCGGCCCAATCGGTCCAACGGGTGAAATCGGTCCTACGGGTCCACAAGGACAACCTGGTCCTACAGGTTCCGCGGGTCAAAAGGGTGACATCGGTCCAACTGGTCCTGCTGGAGATATCGGTCCAACAGGTCCGCAAGGTGAAGTTGGTCCAACTGGTGAAACTGGTAGCGTCGGTCCAACCGGTGCGCAAGGCGACACTGGACCAATTGGTATGCAAGGAGACACTGGCCCTACTGGCGCAATCGGTCCTACTGGCGCAATCGGTCCTACTGGCGCAATGGGTCCAATAGGTAAAACCGGTCCAACTGGTTCTGACGGTAAAAAAGGTCCAACTGGAGATATTGGTCCTACAGGTCCTAAAGGCGAACAAGGCAATATTGGTCCAACAGGTCCGCAAGGTAGCGCGGGACAAAGTGGTCCAATAGGTCCTACTGGTCCTCAAGGTGCAATAGGTGCTACAGGTGCAACTGGTATAAGAGGACCACAAGGTGAAAAAGGTGTTCCTGGTCCAACAGGTCCGCAAGGGCAAATAGGTTATACTGGTCCAACAGGTGCACGAGGTATAAAAGGTGATACTGGTGCTATTGGTCCAACTGGTATTCCAGGCGCTCAAGGTCCTACAGGTGCAACTGGTCCGCAAGGTAGAACTGGCGCACCAGGTCCAACAGGTAGCATTGGTCCAACTGGTAGTGTAGGTCCAACAGGTCCAAAAGGAAACGCCGGTCCAATCGGTCCAACTGGTGAAAGAGGTCCAACTGGATTAACAGGCGGTATCGGTCCTACTGGTCCACAAGGTAAAAAAGGTCCTACTGGTCCAACTGGTAGTATTGGTCCAACTGGTCCAAGTGCCGATTCTTATGCTATTGAAACCACTAATAATGGTATCTATATATATGACCCATCTGGTCAAGCCGTGTTTGTTTCTACTGTCGGTCCTACTGGTCCAACAGGCGCGAAAGGAAACACAGGCCCTCAAGGTCCAACCGGCAGTGTTGGTCCTACAGGTTTAACTCCTGAATCATATTCAATTGAAACTACAGATAGTGGCATTTACATATACGATCCATCTGGTAATGCCATCTTTGTAAGTACCGTAGGCCCTACAGGCGCAAAAGGTGACACTGGCCCAACTGGAGATATTGGTCCTACAGGTTTAATGGGTCCAACTGGTCCTCAAGGAAATGTAGGTCCTACTGGTCCAACTGGTGAAAAGGGCGAAAAGGGTGAAACTGGTGATATTGGTCCAACTGGTTTAACTCCAGCCAATTACAGCATTGAAGTAGCAGAGAACGGCATCTATATCTATGACCCAAGTGGTAATGCCGTGTTCGTTAGTACTATTGGCCCAACAGGTAAACAAGGTAATATCGGTCCAACTGGACAAACTGGTGCTACAGGCAGTGTTGGTCCAACAGGAAGTACAGGCCCAACCGGTGCGCAAGGTGATATTGGTCCAACAGGTATCTTCGAATTTGTTGAATATTCAGATGTCGATCCAACAACCATTCAGGCTACTAAAAATTCTCCACGCTTTTTGTGGTATGATGATGACTTATACATTCTCTTTAAGGACCCAATTGACGAATAATTTAAGCCAAATTGAACTCAAAAATTAAAATCTTTATCTTAACTAATAAACTTTTCCTTGACAAAAGTCGCTTAATTTACTACTATATAATTAGGGAACCGGGAAAAAGGAATTAGGGTGTTGAGATTAATCATTAATCATTACTTACCATTAATCAATATACACATACTTAAGGCAGACTATAAGTACCGTTAAACCGGTACTTTTTATTTACATGATTTATTATTAAAGGAGATAGATATGATACAAAAGTATGATGAAAATTCAATCATCACTCTTGACTATCGACAAGCGGCACGAGAAAGTTTAGGTATGTATATCGGTGCAGCAGACTCTAATGGTTTACACCATCTGCTTACTGAAATCGTAGCCAATGCTATGGACGAAGCCGCCGCGGGATATGGTAAATTAATTACCGTAAAAATCAATACAGAAGAAAATCGAGCTACTGTTATTGATAACGGTCGTGGTATTCCATTCCGCCGCAACGCAAGTGGTCAATGGGCGATAATTGAAATGTGTACTAACCTTCATTCAGGAGGTAAATTCACTGGACAAGGTAACTATAAAAGTTCTCTTGGTCTAAATGGTGTTGGTGCCACCGTAACTAACGCACTCTCATCTGAATTTTCTATAGAAGTTTGGAGAGATGACGAACATTGTAAGTTTGAAGTGTTTGACGGCAGTTATGACGATGACCCATTCATTGAACCCGCCAAAGGACACACAAGCGGCACAATTGTTAGTTTTATACCAGATGCTACCGTTTTTGGTAATGATAATAAGTGGGATCTTAATCGTATTGCTGACGAATTGCAATTACACGCACTCTTAAATAATGGCATTACCTTTGAACTTTGGGCAGATGGTAAAAAGAGAAATACCTTCTGCTATTCTAACGGCATCAAAGATATGCTAAAGATAAAATGCGCCGGTCTAACCATGCTAACCGACCCAAATTACTTCAAGACTACCGTGAGCGATGATAAAGGCACCTGCGAAGTTGAAATGGCTTTTGCCTATTGCGACAAGGCATTTGAAACCATTTATTCCTTCGTCAATGGCGGCTACACACCAAACGATGGTACACACGTTACAGGTTGGAAAACCGCTTATACATCATTAATAAATAAAACCGCGCGTGAGTTAGAAATTCTTAAAGATAAGGATAAAAACTTTAGCGGCGATATTGTTCGTAAAGGATTAGTATTGGTTTTATCTATTAAGATGAGTACACGTCCTTTATTCGGTGAACAAACTAAACTTACTTTAAATTCACCTGAAGCCCGTAAATGGTGCAGTCAAGCCGTTGGGCAATTAACTTTTGAAAAGAAAGTTGGTGAACAAATCTTTAAGAAGATTATGATTGAGCAAAAGGCTGAAGATGCCGCCGCGAGAAAACGTGAAGCCCAAGAAAAAATTACAAAAGGCGGTAAAAATCTTAATAGTTTAAGAGATTTACCAGAGAAGTTATGCGATGCTATTGATTTCAACAATGCGGAATTATTCTTCTGTGAAGGTGATTCAGCAGCAGGCAATCTTAAGCTCAGTAAAGCAAAAAATCAGGCAGTGCTTCCTTTAAGAGGCAAGATTAAAAATTGCACTAGCCTAGAATTAGCAGATGCAATCAAAAGTGAAATCATACAAGGTATCTTAAATTGCTTGGGGTGCGGCGTCGGTGAATACTTCAACATTAAAAATTTAAGATATGATAAGCTAATTATATTAACGGATGCTGACTCAGATGGGAAACATATAGAACTTTTACTCATGACACTATTTTTACATCATCTGCCTGAATTAGTCGAGGCTGGCAAAGTTTACGCGGCCACACCTCCATTATATAGAACCGTCGCGGCTCGTGATGGAACTAAATATTGGTACGAAGACAATGCAGAATATCGAAAATATATCAAAAGCCACAAATGCGAGATCACAAGGTACAAAGGATTGGGCGAAATGGACGCGGAAGAACTCTACTCAACGACCATGGACCCTGCTAATCGTCATTTAGTCCAGTTAACAACTGACGACATGCAAGCCACACTAGACTTATACGACAGTTTAATGGGTAAAAGTGCACAATTACGTCGTGATTTCATTATTCAAAACAGATTATCATCAATTAAAGGTGATGATGACCTTTTTGAAGAAGAATATGATGACGATGATATAGAATAATTTATTGACAATAAGAATTGACAAACATATAATAATATAAAGGAGCATAATAATATGGAAGAAAATAAACAACAACAACAATCAACCGCCCCTCAAAGTTGGAAAGATATTAACTTGGGACCAGATACCCCTGTTTCAGTTTTAATATCTTTTATCAATGTTCTTAATCAAAGACTTTGTCTTCTTGAGGACCATGTATCTATTAAATTAGATGACGGTAGAGTTGTTACAGTTACAGAACTTTTTAAATTACAAGAAGAGGCTGCGAAGGCGGCTGCTGAAAAGAAAGGAGAATAACCATGGCTAATGAAAATCTTTTAAACGAACGTAGTAAAAATGATTTTCTTGTTTATGCCAATAGTGTTATTAAAAGCCGTGCAATTCCATACGCAGAAGATAATTTAAAGCCAATTCATCGTAAAATACTTTATACTTTATATGAAGATAAAGTGTATGCCGATAAGAAAACTAAAAAATGTGCGACTGAGGTAGGTTCCGCCATGAAGTATTCCCCTCATGGCGATGCATCTGCTTATGGTGCATTAGTTCGTTTAGGACAATGGTGGAAATTAAGATATCCATTAGTTTATATTCAAGGTAATGCTGGTAACGTTTTAGGTGACGGACCTGCGGCTTCAAGATATACAGAATGCCGTTTAAGTGAAATCGGTATGTTAATGCTTGAAGACCTTGATAAGAATTGTATTAACTGGAAGCCAAATTATGATGGCACATTGCAAGAACCAGTTACTTTACCTTCTAAATTCCCTTATTTACTTTGCGGCAATAATGAAGGCATTGCAGTTGGTATGGGCAGTAATTTGGTATCGCATAACTTTACAGAAGTAGCAGACGCCATTAATTATTATATGGCGCACCCAGATTGTAAAATCATTGATTTAATGCAATATATTAAAGGTCCTGATTTTCCAACTGGCGGTATCATTACTAATGGCGATGAATTGTTAAATATATATTCTACTGGTCGCGGCAATGTAAAAATGACCGCACATTATGATATTTCTAAACAAGGAAAAGAAACATTAATTACCTTTCATGACCTTCCTTATGGGGTTAATGTTGAAGACGGTGTTAAGGCGCCTCTTAAAAAATTAATTTTAGAAGATGGTTATGAAGCATTTCAAAATATTTACACCTTAAAGAAAGATGATATGGGGCGTGTAGATATTGTTGTTGTATTAAGTAAAGACGCTAACATTCAAGAATGTTTAAATCTCTTAATGACAAAAACAAGACTCGCAGAAACAGTAAAAATTAACCAAACCCTTATCATTAATGGTGAACCTCGTATTCTTAATCTTAAACAGATGATAGAGTATTGGGTAAACTATCGTAGCGGCATCATTAGAAAGATTGCCCAAACAGACTACGACAAGACTAATCATAAACTAACTATTACTCTTGGCTTACAAAAATGTATGAGTGATATTGATTTACTTGTTCAAATTGTCCGCAATGCCCCAAGTAGAATTGCGGCTCTACAATCGCTTATGAAGACTTTTGAACTTAATGAAGAACAAGCCAATGCGGTTTTAGATATGAAATTAAGCCGCCTAAATCGACTTGACATTAAGGAATTAAATCAAACTCGTAGTGATTTAGAAGAACAACTTGCCAAATTAAACAAAATCATTACAGATGAACAAGAACGTTATAAAGTAATTCGTGCTGATTTGGCAGAGATTAAGAAAGTTGTTGGCGAAGATAAGCGTTTAACCGAAATTGTTTATCGCCGTCCTCTTGAAGAAGTAAGCAATAATAGTGCCACCGCACCAATTGTTATCCGCAAAGAATGGAAAATCTTTGATGACGGTGTACATAGTAGTACTAACTCCATCGCGGATCTCGGCAGTTGCTTAAAAGACATCGTCTTTGCTTATTCAACAGATGACATCTTTGTATATGATAAAGAACAATTTGCACCTGTTAATAACTACAGCGGCGTAATTATTCGCGGCGCTACGGTTCACGATAGTTCAAAAGACAAATTGGTAGCAGTTACCAAAAATGGTAATATTAAAGTTAGTTTAGTTAGTGATTATAAACTTAAAAAGGCCGATAAGGTTATGAAACTCAAAGAAAACGATAGCTTAGTTTTCGTTGGATTTGTAGACGATAATGACTTTATTGTGTTATATGACGGCGCTGAACATATCTTAAAGTTGGCAGTTAAAGACTTGCCAGTTGCAGGCAGACTTACGCTTGGTGTAAAAACCGGATTCACCAACATTGTGGCCGCAATGGCAGTTAACAACCAAGATTACTTATTAATGGTAACCGACGACCGCAAAGGTAAATTAACCGCCGTTCAAGACTTTGGAGTCGATAGCCGCGGAAATAAAGGACAGCTCGTTCTTGAAAAAACTAAATGGATTAAACCTTTTGTCAATGGTAGAGATACTATTTATGGTATCTTGAAAGGCGGCAAAGTATTATCAATTAGCCGCGATAAAGTATCCATTAAGAGTAAAACTGCGACTGGAGCGCTTATCACTAACAGGGTACTAGAAGATATTATTTAAGCAAAACAATATTGACTAAGCCCATTTACATTAATATAATGTATTTGTTAATTACTCGCTACATAGTATTAATAAGACAAAATATTAAAAGGAGACACAAGCATGAATGATGATAAGATTATTTTAACTGATAATGGTAAGGTTGTTCTTGAATATATGCAAGGGCATGACGAATTATTAGTTGGAAAAGACATCGCTGATGCAACAGGAATTAAAGGTATTTATCCTGTCCTTAACTCTTTAGTAAACAGAAAACTAGTCCAAAAGGGAGACCCTATCACTAGAAACTTTACTAATATTAAGGGCGAAACAAAACCTAAAGAATATCAAACATATTTATTGACCGACTTTGGTCGTTCATATCAAAATTAACTTCTGCGCAATTGAAATGTAGCTTGCGCAAAAGAAAAAACTTTGCTAGAATAATTAAAAGAGAAAATTAAAAAGGAGAAATTATGGCAGACACATTTTACAGAGAAAACTCATTTACAATCGTTGGAACATTACTAGATGCACAAATTAAGTATGGTAATAAGAAATCAGATGGAGCTGGTTACATTTCAGTAGAAGCACTTGTTGGTGCAGAAATTAACGGTATTCATTGTGAATATCCAGTTAGATTCTACTCAAATCAATTAAAAGCAGATAAAACTCCAAATAAACTTTATGAATCTTATTCTAAAATGGGTTCATTAGTTGGCAAGAAAGTTCAAATTGATGGTTCATTAAGAGAAAACAGATTCTTCAGCACTAAAACAAAACAATTAGCATCTGCAACTCAATTATCAGGCAACTTCGTTAAAGGCGTTGTAGTTACTGAACCAGATGTCGCTCGTTTCATTTTAGGTGGATTCATTGTTACAACTTTAACTGAAAAGAAAAATAAAGAAAACGAAATTTATCGTTATGATTTAGGACTTGCTCAAGCAAATTATGCAGGTGACAAGATGAGTTTATTCACTCTTCACGTTGATCCAGCAAGAACTGATGTTGTTAATAGTATTCAAAAATTATACCAAGCCGGTGATACTGTTCAATTCAGTGGTTCATTAATCTTCAAAGTTGAACAAGTTACTGTTCAAGACGACAATGCAGCTTTCGGTACACCAGTTACAAGAACATACACTAATAAACAAAATAACTACTTCATTGAAAGCGGTTCAACAGTTATTACAGATAATAGACAATATGGAAGACCTATTATCAATAGTTTAGTCAATTCTTATAAGGCTGAAGGTAAAGAATTAGAAGCAAATGCTGCTAATAGCGCCGCAGCTGGAGACAACACTGAAGTTCCTGCAAGTAAAACAATTAGTGCTAGACAAGCTAGTTTAATTTAAGCGGTGGAAAATAACACCGCCGCTTATTCGTTAGACTTATTTAATAAAGGAGAATAAAAATGACAGGCGAAGAAAAGAAATTAACCAGTTTTGATATATTAAATTCAATTAGTTTAAAAGATAAGACAAAAGAAAAAATAGGTTTAACATATTTAAGTTGGGCATACGCATGGGGAGAAATCATGAAAAGATATCCCGATGCCGTTTATACAATTTTTACCAGAGAAGTAACTTCAACTACTACTACTAAAAGTATAGCAGATGGTTATGAATCAGTAACCGTTGAAGAAACAACTAACGAAGTTCCATATTTTACAGATGGAAAAACTTGTTATGTTAAAGTTGGTTTAACTATTGATAATCGTCAATATATTGAATATCTTCCAGTTATGGATAACAAACAAAATGCTATCCGTGCCGAAGTTGTTACTTCAACCGCAGTTAATAAGGCTTTACAAAGAGCATTTGTTAAAGTATGTGCAAGACATGGCTTAGGATTATATATTTATGCAGGTGAAGATTTACCAGAAGATGAAAAAGTCAAAATGGCAATTGATTTCGATGGTATTGCAGTAGCCGCAGATAATTATAATTGTCAAACACTTTCAGAAGCAGATTTTGAAAAACTTAAAGAACATGTTATTCAAATTATTGCCAGCGGACAAAAAGATAAAAATGCAAGTAACGCAATTGTTGCATATGTTACAAAATTATTCCCAGGTAAAAAATTATCAACAACAACCTTCACAGAAGACTGCGCCAATATGCAAAAGGTTTCTTATTTCTTAGGCGAAATTGAGGCAGCTCTTAATGGAAGAAACTCTAATAACTAGAACTTATGTAGAAGATTTAATTAGGGAGTATATGGGTCTAAGCGGCCCGCTCCCTAATATGATTAAACGTCAAATTAATTCATTAGTATTAGATGATAATTTTACGTTAAAAGAAGTTGCACGTTGCGCCGTTTGGTATGTGGAAGTAGCGCAGAAAGAGATATCACCACTTTACGGCGTTAAAATCTTTGCGTCTATAAGAGAAGAAGTTGATAAGTATTTTAAAAAGTTGGAACTTGACCAACGAAATCAAGCTATCGAGGCAAAAAAGATAGTAGAGTATCAAGACAATAATATAATATTCAACATAAAATCATTAGAACATAAAAAGAGACAACCTAAACAATTAGATATGAATGAAATTCATGTCGAAGGAGTAGATAAGTATGATAACTAAAGACCTCTTCGACTCCAGTGCTTCATTGTATGTACTTAGTTGTTTAATGAGAAAGCCGCTTTTATTACAAGATGAGAGATATGCATTTGTAAAGACGGACTTTTATAAACCTTTGGAACAAATAATATTTTATGCCATTTTTAATATGGCAAACCAAGGAGTCGAAAAAATTACGCCGCAAGATGTAGATTTATATATACATCAATACGACGGACAATATACATATTATAAAGAAAATAAAGGCTACGAGTATGTAACTCAATGTTATCAAACTGCCGAAGGAAGTGACGAAAAGCAATTTGACTATTATTATGCAAGAGTCAAAAAGTTTTCAGTACTGAGAGATTTAGAAAGTCTTGGTATTGACACTTCTAATTTTTACAATACGGCGAATACTTTAAATCGTGATATCGAAGATGAAAAATTAAATCGTATGTCGATTAATTCGATTCTGGAGACATTGCGTAGTGAAGTAGTTGATATTGAAAATAGACATATTGGAAAGGACCAAGGAACATCTCAACCAGCATCTGCGGGTTTAAGAGACTTGGTTGCCGAATTACAGGCGCATCCAGAAGTCGGATTGCCACTTGACGGCGATATAATAAATTGGGCCGCGAGAGGAGCCAGACTTGGCAAATTATATATTTATAGTGCACCATCAGGTTCAGGTAAAACTCGTTATATGGTCGGCAACGCATGCGCGATTAGTATGCCATATATTGATAAAGATGGCCATGTCGTGGTGCGTGGAGAAGACGGCGCAGATTATCAAAAAGTTTTATTTGTTGCAACTGAAATGCAAGCAGATGAAATTCAAACTTTAATTTTAGCATATGTTAGCGGTGTTAATGAAAAAACTATTTTGTTAGGTAATTATTCACCAGACGAATTAGATAGAGTTCAAAGGGCACTCAAGATTATAGATAAGTATGGAAGTAATTTTATTATTGAGTGTATTCCTGACCCAAGTATCGCCATGATTAAGGCGCGTTTAACAAAATACATAGTGCAAGATAATGTAGAATATATCTTTTATGATTATATTTTTACTTCTCCAAGTTTAATCACAGAGTTTGCAAGTGCAGATGTTAAAGAATATGTAGCATTAATGATGTTAAGTAATACTTTAAAAGAAATTGCGATGACATATAATGTATTTATTCAAAGCGCCACACAGTTGAATGAAAACTGGAGTAAACGCGAAATAGGATTGCGTGACCAAAACTGTTTAAGAGGGTCTAAAGCCATTGCCGATAAAATTGATATTGGTTTAATTGGTGTTAGATTAGGTGACGAAGAAAAGAAACAAATTGAAACGATTTGGACTGAATTAAAAAATCAAAAGGCGGGTCGTTTTACAAAAGAGCCAAATATTGTTATAGACGTATATAAAAATCGACGCGGCGAAATGAACTGTGTTAAAATATTTAGATACTTTGATTTTGCCACCTGCCATTGCGAAGACTTGTTTGTTACAGACTCAAGTTATAAAGCAATTGCTGATTATGGTCTCTTAAAGTATGATAAGAAACTGTATGATTATTTAGAATTAGTTTCAAAAGGAGTCATATAGTATGAATTTTAAAGAGTTAAGAGAACAATTGACAGATGAAATGATTAAAAATATTTTAGGTCAATTTAATGTAGAACCATATGATGAAACTAGCGAAGTAATAATATTCCCTACTTGTTGCCACAACTTGGAAGGCGGCAGTCCAAAGTTATATTATTATAAAAATAGTAAACTCTTCCACTGCTTTACTGAATGCGCGGATACATTTGACATCTTTACATTATTGCAAAAGATGTATAAATTGCGTGACCAAGAGATTACATTACAACAAGCGGTTAGTTTATGTGATTTAGATGCAAGTCACATTGTAGTAGAAGATAGAAAATATAATACGTCTGAAGATATTAAGTATATGCAAACTTTAAACAATATGTATATACCAGATATCGACAACTTAAATTTTAAGGTATACGACAAAAGTATCTTAAGAAAATTTAGTTTTGATTTTGCAGGGTTAATGCCTTGGATTGAAGAAGGCATCAGCATCGAAACTTTGCAGAAGTTTAATATTAAATATAATAAAGCCCACGATGCCATTCTAATCCCTAACTTTGACATGAAAGGTAATTTAATAGGGATTCGAGAACGTTTTTTCAAACCAGAAGATATTTTAAAAGGTAAGTATCGTCCAGCCTATTTGGACAATCAATTATTCAATCACCCAACGGGCCGCACCTTTTATGGCATATGGGAAAACCAAAAGAACATAAGAAGAAAACATATGTGTATTATTTTTGAGGGTGAAAAGTCAGTATTGCACTATGGAACCATTTATGGAGATGACCAAAATATTGCACTTGCAACTTTAGGTCAAAATATTACACGAGAACACATACAATATTTATTAAAATTGGGTGTCGCAAATGTTATTTTAGCATATGATACCGATTATGAAGATTATCAGCAACTACAAGAAGTACGAGAAAAGTATATTGCCAAAGCGCGTCTATTATCGCCTTACTTTAATGTAAGCATCTTAATAGATTACGACTTTGTATTACCATACAAGAGTAGTCCAATTGATGGCGGCAAAGAGACTTTTGAAAAACTATTAGCTGAAAGGGAGATAATAAAATAATGAAACGTATTGAATTAAAAGTAAACCACATCAATCCTGGCGATAAAAGTTATTTAACCAGTTATTTAACTAGCTTGGGTATTAAAATCCAAGATGTTAATAGTTTTTTGGCGGCTCCACGTTTCTCAGATGTTGATAATCCTCACAAGTTATTGAACTTAGACTATGCCGTTGAAACCGCCTATCAGTTGCTTAATGGCGGCGCGAATGTATATGTTCAACCGGACTCTGATACAGATGGTTTTACATCATCTGCGATTTTAATCTCATACATTAAACGCAGATGGCCAACAGTAAGAATTAATTATGAATTACATAATGGCAAGGAACATGGTATTAATTGCGACTACATCAAAACAGATGATAAGTTAATATTTATTCCTGATGCCGGTTCAAATGATTATGAACAACAAAAAGAACTTATCGCCGCAAATAAGACTGTTATTATTTTAGACCATCACGAAGTTAATGAAAATTATGAAGAGACCGGCGCCATCTTGGTTAATAACCAATTTAGTCCTGAGTTCTTCAATAAGAACTTAAGCGGTGTTGGTATCGTCTATATGTTCTTACGAGCCATGGACGAAAAACATTTCGCCGATTCGCCTATCGCAGACGATTACTTAGATTTAACCGCGGTAGGAATTATTGCAGATGCCATGAATATGACTACTCTCGGCAATAACTGGATTGCTTATAATGGTCTTAATAATATTAAAAATAAATTTTTAAAGGAATTGGCAGAAAAACAAGAAAGAGGCATCAAAGACGCGGCTCACCTTAGCAAGATTGATGTTGCCTTCTATATTGCACCTGTTATTAATGGTGTTATTCGTAGCGGCACTGCTGAAGATAAGAACTTAGTCTTCCGTGCCTTATGGGAAGAAAATTGCACTGAGAACTTCCTTCACGAATGGCGCGGCGTAAAGAACTATGAAACGTTATATCAACATGCCGTTCGTCTTGCAGTAAATGCCAAGAGTAGACAAGACAGTGCAAAGAAAAAGTCCTTTGAATGGTTATGCGACGAAATCCGCAAAAACGGGTGGGACCAACATAATATTGTCATTGCTACAATTAATGAAGAAGATAGTAAAAAAGTAAATCAAAACGTTACGGGGCTTATCGCCATGGAACTTGTTAAAGAGTTCGGCAAACCATGTTTAGTCTTACGTACCACTGAATACGAAGGACAGATGGTTTATGGAGGTAGTGGACGTAATGGTAATTTCTACGGCATTCCAAGTTTACTTGACTTTCTAAAACAAAGTGGCTTGGTTTTATACGCGGCTGGACACGCCAATGCGCATGGCTTATTTATCACTAAAGAAAATGTTGATGCATTGCGCGCTTATTCAGACAAGATGTTAAACGCCGAATCATTTAATGATACAGTGTTTGAGGTTGATTATTGGTTCCATAGCAGTGACTTTATTGACCAAGGTATGTTATATGAGTTCGCGCAACAAGATAAATTATGGGGTAATGGTTTACCTCGTCCATTATTTGCATTTGATTTTAACTATTCGCCTTCAAATGTTCAAATCATGGGTAAAGACAAGAGCTCAGTAAAAATTAAATACGATGGTATAGATTTTGTAACTTTCAAAGATGCCGCGCTTGTTAAATTATTACAAACTTATACATCTGGACACATCACGATTGTTGGTGCGCCAAGCTTAAATGAGTTTATGGGGCGTTCAAGCATACAAATCGTTATGGACGATTATGTTGTAGAACCACTGTTGTCTACACAAATTGTTCGTTCTAATAATTTAGGAGATTTAATATAATGAATTTACAAGAGTTTAAAAAGAAATGGGGCGCAGTTATGTCTAGGTCAGATTATCCAGAGTTCTTTATGTCTATTATGGATGATATTTACATTGACTGCACAAAAGAACAAGCCATTGAATTAATTACTGATTACTACGATAATGCAGACACTCTTTATAATGAGTTTTGGGATATAGGCCAAGAAAGTATTGACGAAGCCAAAAAGATATAATATAATAAAATAAGTAAAGGAAAACAAATATGAGATCAGAACATCAATTTTATACATCATTACATAATCATACAGAATATTCAAATGTCCATGTTATAGATAGTATTAATCGTCCAATGGATATGATTAATTATGCGTGGGACTTAGGGTTTTCTGGTCTCGCTTTTACTGACCATGATTGTATTTCAGGTGCCATTGAAGAATTAGATTGTTATAAAAGAAAAATAACTGATGAATGGACAAAATTAAATCCAGACAAAGAAGTACCATCAGTAGAAGAAATGGCTGCTGAATTAAACTTTAAAATTATGTTGGGTAATGAAATTTATCTAACAGCCGAAGGTGTCACTGAAGAAACGCAAAGAGAAAACTATAAGAATGGTGAAAAGACCTATTTTTATCATTATCTTTTAGTAGCAAAAGATGCCGAAGGTTTTAAACAAATACGTCAATTAAGTAGTCGCGCATGGAGTCGTGGGTTCTTTTATGGACGTATGATGAGAACACCAACCTATCCATCTGATTTATTTGAAATTGTTAAAGGTGGACATATAGTATGTTCAACAGCATGTTTGGCTGGATATGTCGCGCGTAAATATAACGAGATGGTGGCATGCTTAGACGAAGAACAAAAACGTGCGATTAAACAACAAATTGATAATCACTTACAAATGATGGAAGAATTATTTGGTAAGGGGAATTATTATTTAGAGTTACAACCAAGTGAAAAGTTTGACCAAATAGATTATAATAAATGGTTAATTAATAATTATTGGGGCAAGTATCCTTTTATTTTTACAACAGACGCGCATTATTTAAAGCCAGCTTTAAGAGAAGTTCATAAGGCATTTTTAAATAGCCGTTCCAGTGGAACTAGAGATGTCGACGAATTTTATGGTTATGCATATATGATGGCCGCGGAAGAAGTTTATGGCTTTATGAAAAGTTATATAACCGAAGAACAATTCCAAGAAATGATTAATAATACAAATCGTATTCAACAAATGTGCTCTTATTATACATTAGACCAAAAACAAGTTATAGCACGTGTTGCATATGAACATTTTGATGAATATAAAGAAGATTTAGAGTTTTTTGATGATGTAGACGAACAAACTTATCCAAACTTTTATTATTATTTACATACAGATAATCAAGCCGATAATTATTTGGCACGATTAATTGCACATGGGTATATTAATAAATATGATGAAACTTGGAATAGTGAAACATATTATAATAGATTAGAAGAAGAATTATGGACAATTAAAGAAGTCGGCGAAAAGATTGGTCAACACATGTCTGATTATTTTATTTCAATGGCAAAAATGATTGACTTAATGTGGGAAGCCGGTTCAATTGTTGGTCCAAGCCGTGGTTCGGCAGGTGCGATGTTGATTAATTATTTATTAGGTATCACACAAATGAACCCAATTGAATTAAATCTTCCATATGTTTGGAGATTTATGCACCCATCTAGACCAGACTTACCTGATATTGATGTTGACTCAGAGTCAGATAAGAGAGCCGCCGTTTTTAATAACATTAGAGAATATTTCCAAAGCTTAGGTGGAGATGTTGTTAATGTTTGTACTTTTGGTACAGAAGGAACTAAGAGTGCATTAAAGACCGCAGGTCGTGGTTTAAATATAGATGATGACTTAATTACATATGTAACTTCAATGATACCTAATGAAAGAGGTTTTGACTGGAGCTTGCATGATTGTTATTATGGTAACGGTGAGGATAGAGAAGGTCGTGCCGCATTTAAACAAGTAATGGACGAAAACCCAATGTTATGGGAAGTTGCGCAAGGCATTGAAGGATTGGTCACCAGATTAGGTGTTCATGCTTCAGGTGTTGTTTGTTTGAATAGTCCATTAACTGATTATGCAGGTTTCATGAAGACTAATAAGGAACAATTAGTCACCTGTTTTGATTTACACAAATTGGAGCGTTGTGGTTTAGTTAAATACGATTTATTAACAGTTTCAGCGCTTGACCGTATTCACCAAACCATGAATTATATGTTAGAAGATGGTACTCTTGAATGGCAAGGCGATTTAAGAAGTACTTATAATAAATATTTGTCGCCGCAAGTAATTGATTATAATGATAAAGAAATGTGGGATAAGGCCGCAAATGGTGAAATTAGAAGTTTATTCCAGTTCGATACATTAGTCGGTGGCCAGGCAATTAAGCAAATTCGTCCGCACAGTTTAACTGAATTAGCGGTTGCAAACTCAATCATGAGATTAATGGGCGAAAAAGGTGCGGAACTTCCATTAGATAAATATGTTAAATTTAAAACTTCACCTCAACTTTGGTATGATGAGATGAACGAATATGGTTTAAATGCAGATGAAGTAAAAGTATTAAAAAAGTATTTGGAAGGTTCTTGCGGACTTGCCGAATCTCAAGAAGTTGTTATGGAACTTTCCATGGATCCACATATTAGTAACTTTACAATGCAAGAAGCCAACCGATTAAGAAAAACAATTGCAAAGAAGGCATTTAGAGAAATTGAAAATGTTAGACAATTATTTTATGAAAAAGGATTAGCCGCGGGAACTAGAAAAGTATTATTAGATTATGTTTGGAAAGTTCAAATCGGTATGTCATTAGGTTATTCTTTTAGCCGTTTACATACAACAGGTTATTCAATTATTGCGGTTCAAGAAATGAACTTGGCGCACAAATGGCCAATTATTTATTGGAACACAGCATGTTTATCAGTTGATAGTAGTGCAATTAACGCGCAAGATTTTTATAACTTGGTCGATGAAAACATCGTTGAAATCGATGAAGTTGAAGGTAAGAGAGTGCAAAATAAAATGGATTATGCAAAGATTGCACAAGCACTCGATAACTTTAGAGGTAGCGGCTGTAAAGTACGTTTACCAGATATAAATGAATCTCGATTAGGATTTACACCAGATGTAAAAGATAATTCTATTTTGTATGGTTTAAAAGGTATTAGTAGAGTAACGGCGCCAGTTATTGAAGAAATTATGATTAATAGACCATATTCTTCACTAAAAGATTTCTTAAATAGAACAACAAGTCGTATTGTTACAAAAGATAAAGTTATTAATTTAATTAAATGCGGCGCATTTGACCGCATTGAAAAGAAGGATAGAAAAGAGATTTTAACAGATTTTATTTGGCAAGTATGTGATGCAAAGCAAAAGTTAACTATGCAAAATGCAAATATGTTAATTGACCAAGGATTATTGCCACCTGAACTATCTTATGAAAGTGAAGTTTATAAACTCACAAAAGAATTAAGAAAACATAGAGATAAGAATAAGTTATGGTATATTGGCGATGCATTAGAAGTGCCAGTAGATAAAATAGATATTTGGAAACAAATTATTGTGGATGCCGGCGTACGTGGACAAGACTTGGTATTAGATGGAGTTCCATGTCGTGTAATGGATAGTAATTTGTGGGATAACTTCTATGACCGCAAAATGTTAACGATTAAGAATTATATTAAAGCTCATCACGACGAATTATTGGAGAAATTAAATAATCGTTTGTTTATGACAGAGTGGAATAAATATTGTAATGGTGATGAGTTACAATGGGAACTTGATAGTGTTAACTTCTATTTTGATGGGCATCCATTAACAAAAGTTATTCCTCAACTTGGCATTGAAGTTAATTTCTTAGAAGAAGTAGTTGAAGGTGCGCCAGATGGTTTCTTCTTAATTAAAGGTAAACAAATTCCAAAAATGAAATTATATACTTTAGCGGGCACAGTCATTGATAGAGATAAAGTTAAAGGCTTAGTAACTTTACAAACGGTCGATGGTGTTGTCAGTTTGAAGGTATATAAAGATTTATATTCAACATTTGTTGCCGTCATTGGTGATATTAATGAAAACGGCGAAAAAGATATCGAACAAGACAGTTTCTTTGAAAAAGGAGTGCACTTATTAGTTACAGGTATTCAAAGAGGCGCAACATTTATTCCAAAGGTATATAAGAATACAGGTCGTCAAGCAATTGAAAGAATTGTATTAGACGATATGGGTAATTTTGTAGAACTCGAAGAAAAGAGGAGCGTACAAAATGAAGGTTAGTATTTGAGATTTAGATTATTACTATGCGCCTGAAAAAGTAAATTGTTTTAATCCAGATGTAATGAAAATTAGTAGTTATCACAAGCAATTAGGTGATACTATTAATTTCGTTACTAAGGAAGACGATATTCGCCGACCATATGATATCTATTATATTATTAAAGAGAAAAGTGAAACACCTAACCCACCACTAGACTTCTTGTTAAATAAAAAGGTCAGATGGTGGGGAGATGCATATAGAGTAAAGGTCAAATGGAAAATGACACCTGCAATGTTAGGATGTCGACCTGATTATTTACTTTATCCAGAATTAAATACACAACTGGAAAGGGCAGAACAAGTGCGTTTCTTTGATAATGACGGCAAGCGTTTACCATTAACTCAAGATTATACGAACGCATTTCAACACAAGCGTTTAATGTTAACTGATCCTGCCTTATGACACGCCGCGACAGAAGACCTTATCGAAGTATTCACTTTACTAAAGGGACACAAGAACTTATATTTTACCAAGCCAATTGATTTAATGCGTCTGGTGATGAATGAAGAATTGTTTCAAATCTTCTTAGAATTATCAATTGGTGCTGGTTCAAACTTAAAGTGGTATGTTATCAGTTGAAATGAATTTGACGTTGCGTTAAAAGGACTAGTGCGAATAAAAACAGCCTTTCCTAACGCCAAAATTGGCCCGCTATCTATGAAATACAGCCCGGTTCCTTCCAAACATTGGGTAGATACAAAAATAGCGCAAAACGAATTTAATTTATTGTGTAGTAGGATAACTCTCTGCAAGGAAAATAAAATCCAGTTGCAAGTAATTGGACCTAAAGAATATACTGAGACACCTTATTTCTTTATGTTTCAAATGGTGTCAGAATGGACTAATAGTAAATCTTATAAGCGCAGCTGGTTAGCCTATTTATCAGCCCGCTATGTTGGATACAGCCGAGACAGACAACAATTATACTGGTGTCGCCCTTACGAATGGCATCCAGTATTCCGTGATTTATTACGACAAACTTATCAAAACAAAGAATTTTTACTTACCGAATGGGGAAATAAAAAAGAGAACGACATTACAATACCATGATCAATTTGAGAAAAGGAGTTTACTTATGGACTTTAATATTCACGACTTTAAAAGCATATGTATTTTAGATACTGAAACAACCGACCGTTATTGGAATACTGCCGCGCCAATTCAAATCGCCGCAGTAATTGTTAATACAGATGGAAAAATCATTGATAGTTTTAATGAGCGTATTAAAACAACTCATACTATCGCACCTGACGCCTCTGCAGTTCACGGCATCTATCAAAAAGATTTAGTTAACTGCCGCCGCGAAAGTGAAGTTTTAGGTGATTTTTGTGTATGAATGAAAGAACATGATGTAGACTTGGTATTGACTTATAACGGCGAAGCATTTGACCGTCGTATGTTAAATGAGCGTTGCCGCATTTTAGGCATTCATTACGACTTCTTTAATAAAGAAAAATTCCCTGGCATTGATGGTTATTACGATTGTATCTATGATGCAAAGAAAATGAATTGGCATGGTTTAAAAGATAAATTAGGACGCAAATGGCGTTTAAGTCTTGTTGCTGAAATCTTAGGATTTGATAACGAAGGAGCGCATGACGCTTTAGAAGATGTATTGATGCTTAAAAATATTTTCTTCTATGTAGACCCACAAGTACATCCAGATAGATGGAAGAAAAAAGACAATAATGAAAAAACCTCTCTATTTTAAGAGAGGTTTTTATTTTAAAGTTGTAATACGATATAAAGTTCAACCACCGGATACAGTATCACGATCGGTTGGATTATAAAAACTAAAACGTTCTACAGAAACTGTCATTGTATTAGTAGAAAGAATTTGTGTTGTAATTTGATATCAGTTTTCATCAGATGTATTGTGAGAATATATTGTTTGATCTTGATACCAATCAATTCCATTTATATAAACTAAAACAAGATTGTTCATAAAGCCATCTGTATCACTATCAGTTCACATTTGTAGTTCATATATACCAGAAGGAATACTTCCTATATTTTTTCCTGTATTAAAAGTGCCTGATGCAACTTGAATACGCTCAGATACGGCTAAAAACTTGTTCATGTCACGAGTGACAGTAGAGTTTAGAGTATCAAAATCTACTCGTAAAGTACCAAGACTACCTGAAACACTTGTAATATCTTGTCGAAGTTGTGTAATAGTTGTTGCTAAAGTTCCAGTTGGTGCACCGGCAAATTCAGCATAAGTGGCTATTCCAGCATAAGGAGCCCAAAGATCGATAGCTTCTTCTGTTTCCTTATTTCTAAAATAAAATTTATCAGACGGTAAAGAATAACTACTCATGTCTTAATTCCTCCAATTGCTTTTTAAGTTCTTTAATTTCTTCTTGTTGCTCTTGAATAGCCTTCATAAGAAGATAAACAAACTTACTTTCTTTGACAGTTAAAGCACTGCCGTTTTCTGCAACGAAATCGATATCATTGTATAAGCCTAATTTTTCTAAGTCTTGTGCAATTACACCAATACATTTTTCTTCAGGCATAGATAAGTAATTAAAAGAGCAGACTTTAATATGATTAAGATAGTCTAAAGCAGATGAAGTAAGCGGTTCTATATTCTCTTTTAAACGAGCATCTGATGTAGCGTTAAAATATGTGCCTTCAACCAATGATGTTGCACGAATTGAACCAGTTACACTTAAATCTCCAGATAGAGCCATTCCGCCTGTGGCTTTAATAGGACCTTGCATAGAAATTCCAGTTGGTCCGCCAATAATATCAAGACTGATACCTGATGGTCCGGATTTAATTTGCGCGCCGGAAGGACCAAAAAGAATAGGACGTTCTGCGGAGACTACTACTGTTCCAGAAGGACCAACGTTTACTCTATTAGTAAAATCAACTTGCCCATTAAAATTGACACGTTTTGTTACTGTTTGTGTGACCCCTGCAGTAGTTAATAAATCTCCATGTTCAGTGCCAGTAGCACTAAAAGAATTTGCTTCAGTGGTTTTTAAAGATATTCCAGATGGACCAAAACTTAAAAATGCAAAAGCACCAGCACCTGTAGGACCAGTAGGACCGGCTGGACTATAACCTTTAATATATTGATAAAAAATTGCCATTTTTATACCTCTCTTTAAAATTTACGCTACTTATCCGTAGAAGTCAAAGCTTCTACTGGATAAGTTTTGCTAAACGTTGAATCATCTTGTCTTGATATTTAATGTTATTAACAGTTAGACTTAAATCATGGTCAGTTCTCAATGAATAATTCATATCTGTAATAAATAAATATTGATCAAGTGCATTGTATATAGATAATTCAGTATTTTGGTAATAATCAAATATATTAAGTTTGATTGAATCACCAATGTGTAATTCATTGCCGCTATAGCCTTCAAGTTGGTCAGCGTTAATTAATGCAATGTTATATGATTTTTCTGGCGCGCTTAAATCTTTAAAGTAATAAGTGGCCATTTTATATAAATCTGCAGATGTTGTCGCAGAGTCATTTTGATATGTGCTTTCTAATACTATACCAGGGTATAAATTATAAATGCGCTTCCAAACACTAGATTGACGTTCAACAAGGCGATTATAAGTTTCCATATCTTGGTTAATGAAGTTCTCATTAAAATATTTAAACATCATTTGATATAAGCCGCCCAATCCATCGTAACCAGATGTATTTACCATATTGATATGTGGAATGAGATCGCGCCACTTAATACCACCATGATTGGAGTAGTAATAAACGGTAGAACCAGAGCTTTCGGCGGTCCAGTAGTCATCAAGAGTGGTTAAACCTAATTCTTTCATGACGTTTTGAATAGCCTGATTAGAGCCGAAAACCGCGGAAGGTAAATGGAAGGCCGAAGTATCGACGCTTTCCTGGTTGGTTGTTCATTTAAATTTTAAATTCTCTGTGCGGGATAAAACATAATTTGGTAAGTTTGTTTGTCCATTGTGAGATACAACTTCAACTATTGGTAAGTATTCTGAACTAAGTGTTACATTAGTACCATCTGTTTGAATGATTGCATTGTTGAAATAGTTAACAACGCCATTAATAGATTGTTGCCAATGTTCAGGTAAGAAATACTCGCAATTTTTACTTGCGGCATAAGCCACTTGCCAGTAAGTTTCTAACTCGGACTCAATAATGGCAGAGTATTCTCAAATTTGAGACCAATCTAACTTATCATGGTATTTATACCAGAAGGTGCCGTTAGTAATTGAACTATCAATCATACCAATTTGAGTAGTAGCAACGGCATAAGAAGTAATTAATGGAAGGTCCGCATTAATATACTTTTGTAGTTCTACATTTAAGTCCGTCTTAATGGTTGTTCCATCGTAATTAAATACAATAGGGTCTGATAATTCAATTTTCTCTAAAGTAGAATTAGTAGTATCATCACCTTGGACAATATTTAATATCGCCGCTGTGGTGAATTCACTAGGCTTTTCAGTAAAATTAATTTCTTGATGGATATTATTACTTAAATAGAAGAAATCAGATTGATTAATAACTTGCTTAATGGTATAAGCGCGTAAATATTCATCGTTGTCTTTATAATAGAAATGTAAGTTAATATAATTATCGTCTAAGAAATCAGAGATATTATTATTAACTAAATAAGTTTGAGCATTAATAAAGTTATCATCTAATTGTGCAGGTGTATAGAAATCATCTACAAAGTCAGATAATTTACCCCATGCTGGAGACAAATCGTCTGCGCATTGATATGGTACGCCCATAGATAAGGTGTAATCGGCAGGTACTGCTTTACGTAAATATTTTTCATCGTGTACAATATAACCATAAGTAACAAAGTATTTGCTACCATCGTAATATGCGATACGAAGAATCATACCATCTTTTTCGGTGATTTCCATATGATAATGTACAGATGTGAAAGTAGAATTAGTAAGAGTTCTATCTACATCTGGAACTGCAGACATAGGTACCATTGAAGCGGTAGGAATATTTGGTAAAGGTTGTAAAAGCGGACGTAAGAAGTAATAAGTGTCTTGATTAATAATATAATCGGTAACGCCTTCGTATAGCTCATGACTATTGCTTGAAAGTCAAGTAAGAAAAGCATCATGATTCTTATATAAAGCGCAAACGGTTCCTGCTGCTGATGATATATTATTTTTAACACTATCAAAAGGTTGAGGACTAGTTGTTTCCAACATGTAGATAGGCAAATAATAATAATCGTCAGTATTGTTTATAATATCAGTAGGACTATGTAAAATTCTCCAGAATCTAGGTTGATAGTAGAAGACATTATTATAAGTATCAGAACGAATAGTGTTGTATGTCCAACCGGTTAAATTATAGAAAGTACCCCAGTTATGTACATTATTTTGATAAAGGTCTTCACCAATACGTAACCCGCTATCGTTTTGATGGCTTTGGAAGTATGATACATAAGATTGATAAAGGTCGTATGCATCAGCGCTTTTGCCATGATTTAAAGTATAGCAGTCGTTCCATGCGGCTTCCTTAGACCAGTCTTCATTAATATCAGTATCAATTTGATGATTAAAGAAATCATAAAATCATTCATTACCTTCAGTTGCCCAGTTATTTTTAATAGCTTCAGGCATATGACCCCAGTGTTCAACAGAAGGATAGCATCGTAATTCGTATTCGGTTTGCCAATAAGGTTTATCAAGATTCTTTTGATGTACAACTTGAGTATCAAGACGACTGATTCTATGATAAAAAGCAGTATAGTTATTAGGAGTAACTAATGAAACTGGATAATAAGTTCGACTGTTAGTAAAATCTGTCGCGACAGGTTCTTCACCTGGGTATTTTTGGAGTTGTGCGTCATACCATTGTTGATATGTTAACCCTTGTTGATTTAAAACTGAAATAGATAAGTTACTACCGTTAATAATATTATATTTATAGTCTTTAACATATACATTAGCTAAAGGAAAACAAGATGTATATGTATAAGAAGGAGTAGCATTTTTAGGCAAGTTTACTTTTTTGAAAGCATCAAATAAAGTTTGTGCCAAGTTGGCGTCAGTTAAAGTTAACTCTGCGTCGCTGTAGGTTAATGCACATAAAACTCTTAACAAATCATTCGTCTTATTCGAGTCATCTTCATTGTAAAGCCAACTTGTTAATGTGCCAACTTCGCCCCAGTTTAAATATGGTTCAGGACTGTTAACAGATTTATATTCTTGGTCTCTAAGATAGAATTTGTTTCTATTACTACCTTGTAAGTAATGTTCAGCAAGATAACTAAAATCGGCTTGTTTTCACTCATTATTCTCTTTATAATAATAAGATTGTGTTGCAGAATATTTTTGACCTGCGCAAGATAATAAGTCTTGATCTTGACGAATTAATGGTAAATAGTAATTAGCTAATGTATCTTGAGTAACAATTTTTACAGGTGAAGCCATATTCTTATAATAGATTGTATTATAAGGTTGACCGTAATTAATGCTCTCTTTATCATTTATCCATTCCGCAAAATCTTGTGGTAAAGTGCGGAATTGTGCATTTGGAAAGGTTAAAAATGCATAACGAGTAGTTCCGGCAGGTAAGGTGCTATTAGACAATCTAACATCATGTTGATAAATAGCGGTGCCTTCTTTACCAAATGAAACAGGTGCATTAAAGTATTCTTGGAATCTATGAATATTCTTTAAGAAACGTTGTTCGGCATTGAAATATTTGCGGAAGTATTCTTCTAATAAAGAAGGAAGATTGAATAAAGTTTTATTTTGTTTTTGTGTTTCAAGTACTGTGTTGTAGGCTTGATTAAAGTAAGAAAAGTCTTCGAGTTTCCCTTTGGTTGCATAAACATCAATAACATCTGCTTGCAACGCCGCGCCAAGGGCATCCAAACTGTTAAGTACTTCTGCCACAATTTTAGTTTTGGCTTGTACGGCCGCAACGTAAGATTTATAGTAAACGAGCAATTGACCATTAACGATACGCAATTCGTTGTAAAGCATATCAATTAAATGTCTATATTCGTCTTGGTTAATGATGTGTTGTTTAACAAAGTAAGAGAAATCAATAATTTTATTTTCTAACCAAGGGGCTTGGTCTGCGATCGCCGCGAATTGTAATTCAGACTCAGTTGGTACACGATTCCAATTGAAGTAGACGTGATAATTGGTAATGTCAGAAAGGTTGGCCTCATCAATGGAATCCTCGCCGCCTTGATAAAATTGACCTACAGGAATTAAAATCGCCGCGAGATAGTCTTGATTACGAGCTTCGACAGCAAGTTCTTGGTCATCTTCGCCAACTAAATATAATAATTCAGGTGTCTCATCTTCAGAGAATAAACCTAAGAAGGCGGTATTAATATCAAAATAAACACCAAAAGTATTAAAACTAATATGGCTGGCTGCGCTTTCTAAAACATTAGTAACTTCTTGATTATGAGTGCGGAAGTTAATGCGACCATACCATTTAGGAGTATGGAAAAGTGCGGAATAACTATTTTGGTAACAAGGTATGCAAATGTAAGGAGTATCATTTAATACCACCTTGCTAAACTTTCTTTGATACCATAAGTTACGGAAAGCTTCAGGCGCAACGGCTTCGTAAGTAGTAGCGATTAAATAGGCGTTTTCAAAAGAAGCGTCTGTGGTGGCCACTTTAGTATTGCCTTGACAAATTTCACTAAACATTCCAGTTGTAAAGACACTTTGCTCTCATTCGGTATCTAAGAAATATTGAGTAAAGAAGCCATTAACTTCAGGAAGCATAGTAACCAAACTATCATCAGATAATTTGCGCGCTTCGACATTAAGTACAGTAGTAAGCGCCTCACCTGAGTTACCAAAAGAGAAAGATTGAATATTCTTATAAGGAGAATAGGTAAGACCACTAATTTGGTCATTATGTGCAGGCGCAAACCAGAAATAAGACTTTTGTTGTTTAGATTCGGCATCAAAAGTATCGCAAGTAGTTAAGTTAAAGGACAATTCATTGCCGAGGGCAATAAGTGCCGCACTGGCAGTTGAACCGCTAACCGCAAAAGGAATTTCCTCATAGTAGTCCGCATAAGTTTTATCTAATTCAGTTGGTTTAGGAAAAATAGGTTTAACAATAGTAAAATCTACTACTTCTGCGGCGCCATAAGGCATTACATTATCAAAACTATTAGTAACGTGATATTCAATTGTGCCATCTGCTAAAGTAAGGCGACATAATCCTTGGTCGAGACGTAAGTAGTCCGCGAAACTAATATGACATTCTTGAGCAATTTTTAATGCCCAATAGTCTAATGTGCGGGCGCCAATGAAGTCTTCTGATGTTTCATCATTCTTAATGGTGTAGCCGCTGTTTTGACGTGCCAGTTGATAAGAGAAAGTATCTTGGCAAGTAAAAGCGAGCTCAGTGTTGATTTCATTAGGTTTGTATTCAATTTTAGTAACATTAAAAATATAAGTGTTATTATATTTATCAGTTAAAAGCAATTTGCTACCAACATGGAGTAAATCCGCGAAAGGATTGTTTATCCAGTTGTTATGTGAAAAAGTTTTAAGATTTAAAGAAAAAGTTAAATCTTTTTGACTATTTTGATGAATAGATAGCTTTTCATTATATGTGTAAGTAAAATTAGTAGTAGCCCACATTTCGTCAGAAGAGCGAGTGGATTGAAAAGTAGTATTTGATAAATCAAATTCACTAATGGTGTCTTTAAAATATGTAATATTCCCATAGTTTTTATTAGTACCAAAAACGATATTGGGAGTAAGTAGTTCAAGTTTAAAATATGCCATAGTATACTACCTCCTAATATAATACCCTCAAGTGTGTGCGTGGTGATGGATTATTTTTTACATTTATAGTATAACCATGAGAAATGGAATTATCAATATTAAAGAAAGCGAATTCAACGGTCTCATCTAAAATCATTTCGTCTATTGGCAAGGCTGCGCCTGTTGGTGAAGTATTGGCATTATCAAAGTAGGTTTCATGTTCAAGGAAAGATTCTCCGTTCCAAACAGCATGGTTTGTAAAATCGTAAATATTAATATCGTCTTGCCCAGTATTAGCATTATATGAGTGGTTGTAATAAGTTTTATTTACACTAAGATTGCCAGTAAGTGGCTTTTTTGAAGTAAAGCGGCTTGGCAAAGGGTTGTAAGAGAAAAGGATTTGACGAATATTACCGTTTGTTTCAACAGGACGACCAATAAAAGATATTGTGTTATTATCGTATGCGGCAATGATTGAATAAACTAATGAACTGCTCATTGGAATAATCAACATGTGTTTTTCAAATGAAGGAATGTTACGTACTGCTCCTTGTGGGTCGTCAAAAATTGGTTGATAATTGTTAAAAACTACATAACTAGTTGGCAATTGTAATAAAGGTCTGCCTGTTAAATCTGGTATTAATGAATCGCTTAAACCATAGTAAATAGAAATGCCACCATCATTAATTTTAGTTTCAATGTCTATAGTCTTTGCAGGAGTTTCACGATGTAAATCGGTGGCGGTCAAATCAATTTTCGCTGTGAGAACTGTAACTGGCGTAGCGCCTGTAGGAGTAAGTTCTCCAGTAGGAGTAATATCAATGCCTGTAGGTTCGAAATCTATATCAGAAGGTAAAAGGTCAATATCTGTAGATGTAACATCGGCTCCAGTTGGAAGATTTGAGCCTGATGAAGCAAGAGATAAATTGCTGTCTCTTGCTAATGGATGAATTGGTACAAAAATATCTAAACTTGGATTATAAAACTCTAAATTTTCAAAGTCTAAAGGTTTTTCATTTACTGAATTTAATTGTTCAAGTAAAAATGGGTTAATGCTTCATTCGGTGTCAGAAACAACTGTACCGCCATAGTCTTCCCAAGATTTTTCATCTCCTCCTCAAACATAAGCTTTTGTTAAGAAAGAATTGAGAATACCTTCTCGCCAGTATAACTTACTAGCCAAAATAATATAACGGTTGTCTCTTTCTCCATCGACATGCAAAATCTTAAGGTATCCATTATCAATTAGCTCTTCCTCGCTGCTAAAAGGCATAATGCTACTATCAGGTGTCGCAAATTCACTAAATCTTTTCCATGGATCTTTATTTGCGGCGTCGTTTAAAATAACCCAGTTTGGATTAAAATAACGAATATAATCGTACATAGACTTGGCACGATTATAAAGCAGATGTGCCCAATGTTTCTTTCAGTATTGGGGATTATTTAAATAATCATCAAAAACTCTCATATTATTTTACCACAACGTGCGTAACGACAAGAGGCAAGTTAGATATTTGATAATTAGGACCACTAACTGACAAATTGTAGTCAGCGTAGACTAATTCATTTTCTGCACTGTATAATTTGATAATAGGGGTTAAATTTTCAATTATAGGAAATCTTACGATGCCGCTAGCAACAGTATATTGTTTATTATAAGTAGTAATACCAGTAGGAGTTGTAATAGTGCCGGAAATAGAAATATTGCCAGGTACTGGGTTAGGTTGGTATTGATAATTAATATAAATGTTGGTATTATCAGTAGTAAGACTAACAGGTTGATAAGTAATGGTATTGCCTGCTGGAATTAAAATGGTAGAATTGTCGTACTTTTTAACGACAATGTCTCCTTTTTTATAGTTTGAATCTTCGTTTGTATTAATGATTAAGGAAGTATTAGGAAGTAAGGAATTAATTTTAGATTGAATTTGAGATGCAGAGTTTGCGACATCTGCAATTCTAATCATATCCCAGTAGGAATTAACTCTTTCTAATGCATCTAAATGCGCATCAAGTTCTTGAATGTAAGTGTTAAAACTACCAGTAGGAGATGGTAAGTCGTATCCATAATTTATGTGTTTTAAATCTGCCATAATGTCTTACCTCCTATAATATATTAGTGCGGCCGTAAGCTTCGATAGAAGGAGTTTCGGCGGTTAATTGCGTATCATATTGGAAAACGAAATAAAGTTTGGTATAGTCGAGTCCTCTAAAATCAAAACGGCCAGGAATGTAAGTTCTGTTAATGTCTAAGGCATTAACGATGTGTTTGCCATCTGTTGAAGTATTTAAAAGGCTTGCTAAGTATTTTTTAGAGTTGTTGTAGGTGAGATATAATAAGCCGGCTTCAGAATCGTAAGATAGTTGCAAATTTAATGGTAAACTATTATCAGTTGCACCAGAAGTATTATAAGTTAAATTTTTAAGTGCGATAGAGAATAATAATTTACCGCCGGTTTCAACTGCTTGTGAAAGGGCATTTAAGGTTACATTTTCTCCATCATAGTAACAGACATGGCAAGTAATATTTAAAGGTTCAGTTACCAATGGGTGATTAATAACAAAGTTGCTATAAATAACAAATGGCATTGGCAAGTCAGATAATTGAGGATTGTCACCAACCATAAGAGGATAGGCTTGAATGCCCTCATTAGGGTTGCTTAAAATGGCGTCTGTATTAAATTGGTAACTAGTATTAGTAATAGCGCAACTTTCACCTTGTAATTCAAAAGTTAATTGTAATTCTGTATAATAAGCGGGTTCATTGCCACCTAATAATTTGGAATAATTAAGTTTGGAATTGACTGAAGAGTCATTATTGGGGGTTGGATTAGTATAACCTAAAACATAACGTGTGCTATCTTGTATATTTGATAATTTACAAACATATCTATATTGACTATCATAGCCAAAGCATAAGTTACCAATGACATATGGGTTTAACCAGTTTAAAAATAAACGATAATCTTCTTCAGTAATCCAATAAACACCAATAGTGAATTGAATTTTTTGTTGATTAAATGAAACTCCAGATAAAGTCGCATTAGTGCGGCTGAATTGTGGTTTAGAATATGTATTTGAAAAGGTAGGGCCGTTGTAGAATTTAAGTCCATTGCGGTCATTAATAATAAAGGCCCCGAAACTATCAAATGCATTATATCCATCTCAAGAGAAGGTGGAAAAATTATCCATCATGGATTTTAATTGCTTTCTTTTGGCAGTTTTAGTGGCATCGCTACTAACGCCTGGATAAATCTGTGATGTTAAAGCCATAATTTTTCCTCCTCTATTTGTATCCGATTTGTTTTAATGCAGTTTCAATTGCAGCAAAGACGACTCTTGAATCAGCGGCAGATAAGTTTACTTCTTGGCCGGCAACATTTAATGTTAAATTGTTGCTGACGTCTGTACCAAATGAGAAACTATCCCAATCAATATCACTTAAGATAGAACCATAAGTACTTCTTAAGGTGCCGAAGTAATCTTGCATTTCGAGTTCAGTTGCGCCTCCAGCAATACGGTTAGCCAACATGCTGGTAAGGAAGGCAACTGGATTGTTAAGTTGTCCTGTTAATGCCATTAAAAGCGCTTGATTGTTTTCTAATAACTTATCAAACTTTTCACTAATAGCATTAAGTGTGTCGTCCATTTCATTTAAAATAGCTTCTTGCGCACGTTCACGCAAAGTTTCAAGTCTTTCTTTTTCAAGGTCACGAAGTTGTTGTTCTAATTCGGCACGTTGGTTAACTGCGGCCGCGTTAGTGGTAGAACCAAGTTTACTAAGGTTGGATGCCAATAGTTGCGCTTGTTCTTCATATTCTTCGTCTTCTTTGCTTTCATTAATAGCATCGAAGTATTTTTCATAAGCATCACGACGCTTATTGAGCGAATCAGTGAGTGCTTTTTCTTGTTCTTGTAAATAAGATTTATATTCATCTAATTGTTTATTTTGTTGTTCCAAGCGTAAGTTGAGATCGGCTTGGAAAAGTTTGTTGCGGTTTTGAAGTTGCTTTTTGTATTCTTCAAGTTCGGCGATATAAGCCTCATTACGGGCGCTACCAATACGAGCTTTTTCAACCGCAAGTTCTTGTTCAACTTGTTGAAGTTGTTTGTCGACTTGTTCTTGTAAGACTTCATTATTAAGTAAGGCTTCATGAATCAGATTGTAATTGCCACTTTCAAAAGCCGCTTTTAATTTTGCACCATTCTCTCCAGAGAAGAGATCAGCGTAATCGGCTAAGAACTCATTTTTCTCAGTTTCAGTAAGAGTGGTCCATTTAGATGCTTTTTCGTAAAAGGCATTGATATTGTTTTGAAGAGTATCTATACTTTGTCCCATGTTGAGAATACCAACAGTAAGGGAATCTCCTAATACGCTAACAAATGCATTCCACCATTTTTCATAATCTTGGCCGGCGCGATCAAGTTCAGATGCAAAGACAGTACGAATTGTAGCTGCGACATCTCCGCTAGTTGCCGCAAGGGTATTAAGTAAAATTGGAATACGAGCCTGATAACTTTCTTGAGAAATGGGTACTCCATTCTTTTGTAACTTAGTATATGCTGCATTTAAATCATTAAGTTTATCTGCATTTAATTTAAGTTTATCAAGTATCTCTAAAGTATCATCATCCATGCCGGCGAAAGTAACTCATTCGGAATAAGCCTTATTAAGGGCTTTAAGAGCCTCTGCGTCACTTTGTAAAGCGGAACTAAGGTCTCTAAATGCACGGGCACGTTCTAAAATAGAACCGCCTTCTTCGGAGAAGATACTAGCCGCGCCGCTGTCTTGAATTTTTTGTGCTAAGTCTTGAATTTGTTGTTGTGTAAGATTAAGGGCTTGATTTGCATCAATTTGTTCAAGAATAGCTTGAGTTACTTCTTGAAGCCCATTGGCTTCCATCTCTAAACCATCAATGTAATCATAGAGTACGAGATTGTTACGGGCATATACTGCGGCTGCCGCAGTAGCATTTTCAGCTAATGATAAATTAAGTTTATTTTGTCGAATAGTTCTAATAATTTGTTCATGTTGTTGACGAATTAATGTATTAGAAAGTTCTGTATAACGTTTTAAAAATTCTAAACGTTGTTTATCACTAGTTAAAGTTTTATAATAATCTTGTGCAGATTGTCCGGCACGAAGACCTAACATATTGTGAAGAGTACCTTCAGTATCAGAAGATAATTTATCTGCTGCACCTTCGAGGGCGGTAGCCATATCTTCTGCATCTTTTTTAGTTTTAATAATATGTTCATCTAACTTTTCAAAAGAAGAAATAGTAGATTTAATAGCGGTTGTAGATTTATTAAGCTGGTAAATAGAATTAGAAGTTTTATTAATATCGTCTAATGGATCCGCTTGTTTAAATCCTCCAGCGATTGCAATACCACCCATAACTCCTAAGGCAGTGATTGCAGCCGCAATAGACGCAAATGCAATAGAGCCAGCAATTGGTCCTAAACTTGCAACAGATTTAGCATAAGCTTTAGCAATAAGGCCAGGTAAACCTTTAAGTTCTGCCTTATTTTTTAACATCGTGTTAGCAATTGCTTTTTTATCTTCTTTATTTTCTGCACCTTTTAAAGCAACTCTTGCCATTTGAAGGAGATTGCCAATGCCTAATGCAGTATTGATCGCATTAACTATTGTCAAAATACCACTTCAAGCTCCAGCAAGACCTAAAAGATTAGAAGATTGTAAAGCCAAATTATCAGCTTGTAATTGAAAACCTTCTAAAAGTTCGAATTGCTGATTAATTTGGTCATCACCTTCAGTATTTAAAAGTTTAGCTTCAGCAGTTAATTTTTTAGCTTGGGCTAAATCTCCCATTTTAGCTGCAGTTTCTGCTTCTGTTAATTTTGTTGTTATTGCTTGAGCATTTTGTAATTTCTTTTCTTGTGCTAATTGAATAATATTTGCACGAATTTGTCCTTGATTAGCCTTATTGTCAGCTTGAGCGCGTTGTAAGTCTAAATTGGCTTGTATTTTACTAATTTGATATTCACGTAATTTGTTACCAACAATATTTAAACCAAGTATAGATAACATTGTAACGGCCGCAATCATACCTGGCATAGTTCCAAGGATACCATTTATGCTGTCTAATATATTAGCTCCAATATTAACTAAGCCTATAATTAAATCATTGTTAGCAACAGTAGTAATAATGGTTTCTCATGCAACACGAACACGATTTGTTGCGGCCTCCATACCTTCAAGGTAGGTTGCCATTTGTGCAACAGTTGCACCTGCAGATCTTTCAGAAATTTGTTGTAATTCAAGAACACGTTCATAATCAGACATCATAGCGATTAAACGTGATTGTTGACGTGTACCAGCAAGTGCTTTTGCAACAGCCGCTTGTTGGTTACTATTTAAAGTATCCCATTTTTGTCCTAAATCATTTAAAACGTCTTCAGTTGAACGTAATTCTCCATTATTATCACGTAATTGAATACCAACATATGCCAATTGTGATTCAACGTTGTTGATATCAGTATCGCCGCCGAGAGTTTCACCATAATCGGAAAGCTCACGCATACGAGCGATAATAGTTTTAAGTGCAGTACCAATTGTTTCTGGCGCTTCTCGAGTTGTTTCAAGACCTTTTGTTAAAAGGGCAGTTGTATAGTCGATAGACATACCAGCAAGATTGGCTTGTGCAGCAACCTTACTTAATGCAATAGCAATTTCGTCGTATGATGTAGCGGCGGTTGCAGCGACTGCGGCGAATTTATCAGAAACACGGATAGCTTGATCCGCACTTAATTGGAAACCGTTTAAAGCGGTGGTTAAATAGTTAACAGATTCAGTCGCACTAATACCTGCAACTTTTGCGGCAGAAATTGCGGCTTCTGTTAATTTAAGAGAGTCTTGAACACTTTTACCTTGACGTAAGAATTGAGTAGTAACTTCTGCAACTTCTTTGGTAGTGGTGCCAAGAGATCCTGCCATGCTTTGGTAAGATTCAAGCAATTGATAAGTTTCTTTACGAGTTTTACCAGTAACCATTGCTTGTTCAGTAAGATATTGGTCTAAACGAGCAATAGTTTGAGTGGCTTCACGTAAAGCAGATTTAACTGTTCTTAAAGCAATTGCATAAATAGAAAATTGCTTAAATGCTTTACCAAGAGAAGTATTTTGTTTGTCAATGGCATTAGTTTGTAAGTTAATATCATCAGTATCTAATCCACCGACATCTTGTTCAGGTGGCTCAGTCATTTTGTCTATTTGTCCAGCAAATTTAAGTGTTTCAGCAATAGCTTTTCCATCTTTTGCTTGTAATTCTAATTGGTCAACTTGAAGTTGTACTTGTTCAGCACTTGTTTTGCTTTGTTGAAGTTTTTCTTTTAATGCTTCAACTTGTTGGCTGGCAAGGTCTGCTTGTCCAAAACTATTTTGATAAACAGTGTCTGCGGCAGCGCCTTTCAAAAGAGTTCCCGCTTGATTATAAATTTGTAGATTTCCTTCTTGATGTAAAGCAGAAATTGTTTTATAAGAAGAAACATTTTCACCTGTTTTTTTACTTCTAAAGGTATATTTACTAATTTCTTTATCTTCTTTTAATTGTTCAATAGATTGTTTACGGGCTTTATAAGCCTCACGTAATTCTTTTTGTAAATCCTTTTGTTGAGTTTTTAATTCTTGTAATTTGGTAACTGCTTGCGCAAGGTCAGAATTAACTCCTTTAGTATATTTAGATGCATTCAATAATAAAGAAGATAAGTTTTTTAATTCTTTATTTAATAGGTCAGTTTTTGAAGGGTCTAATTTTTCAATAGTCTTAATAACATTATTAACTTTATCTAATGAGGCTTCGCCTTTTCTACCAGAAAAACCACCTTCTTGTTTGATGGTGTCTCTAACTGATTTTGCAGCTTCTAATGTAATTTTAATTTCATTGTCTGTAGCCATAGCCTCCCTCCAGGTAAAAATTATTTACCAATAATATTTTTAAAATCTGCTAAACTTTCTAATTGCGAATTAATTTCTTGATTTTCTTGACCAAAAGTGGCTGCGATTTGGTCAAATAAAGAGTTAAGTTTACTAACGTCAAGTTCATTAATAAAAGTTTGAACCTTTTCACCTAACTTTTTAAAGTTGAATGTATAGAAAACCTTAGCTTCGCGTAAAACTTCTTTTAAAGGCTTTTTAGTTTTCTTAAAAAATTCACTATTTTTATATTCTTTTTCAAACTCATTTGCTGCTTCAATAGCATCAAAGTAGTTGTCTTTATCTAAAATTTCTTGAATTGCTTGTTGTAATTCTTGATTATTCATATTGCGACTCCTTTCTATTCTAATGCAATATAATTGTTGTTATTATCAATAATCGTAAAGCGTAAATCAACTGTATTAGCGTTACGACTAAAGACCATATTTTTATCTATTTGTAATCCGCATTTATCAAGATGTATAAACATTGTATGAGTAGTATCATTTTTATTTCCAGTAATTTCTAAATCTAAAGTAAAATAGTTGTTTGGATTATTTTTAAATTCATAACTTAAATTGCTAAATACTGAATAAAAGATAATGTAATTACCATCTTCAACTTCCTCAGGCAATTGTACTCCTTCATCTGGATTGTCATATGAGCCAAATGCGGCCGCGAGTTGACCATCAGCGTCATAAATGAATACTTGGTAAATAGTGTCTGCCCCAGTAGAAAGATATAAAATTTTATCTTCTGAGTTGCAATTTTCTGATTTGCGGCATAATTTTGCGTCAATTTTATGGAAAATTAAATTCAAAATTTTATTATTGAGTGTTACATCAGAAAATGAAATTGAACGTAAATTTGCATTGTTGTAAACGAGTTGATTAAAGACACTACGTCCTACTGTATCGATATCGTCAAAAGTTAATCTTGCTTCAACTTCATTCAATACAGTGTAAGGTTGTTGATCGTAGAGTAATTGCGTATCCCCAATAGTAATTGGCGCATATGTACTAATTGTACATTTGATTTTATTTCCGATTTTATAAGTTTCCATAAAAAATAATTCCTCAAATTCTAGTCATAGTATAACCAGCTAAAACGAAATTATCAATTTCCAGCATAAAGAAAAAAGAAGGAATTAATCCTTCTTTTCTTGGAAACGATAAGTAATATCAGTTCAATTATCGTTTACCTTTTTATAAAAACGTTGATTGGTGGTAGTTTTATTAAGCGGACCATATTGCGGCATATAAGGGCCAATTTTATAATAGTCAAGATAATCGGCGAGAGGAAATGACATTTCAGGTCTGCCGCTATACATAGCAATTTTTAAGGAAGGCATAACAAATGTTAAAGCAGTTGATAGTCTGATTAATGCATCATAATCTGCATCTCCTCCCATCCAGCATACACAGGTTACATGAGGATGTTTTTCCAATTCGCTGCACACTGCCTTTAAAGTCAATGGGTCGCCGCGATCTTCTCTAAGCCAAGGTTCGAAGCAATCCTGGCAATGACAAGGGCAGTTGGAAATGTTAAAACATAAAGAAATTTCATCAGGCACTTCGGTAAAAGTGACTAGTGTAGAATCGTATTTTAACATACTATTTTTCTTCTTTTAACCCCAAATATGCTCTACGATCGGCCTCTGCTTGACGAGCCGCGCTAAATGAACTAATACGTTTTAAATATCCAATAACACGAGTTGCATAATCTACATCTGTTGAACCACATTTTGGACACTTATCAAAGGTATGCTTACTAATGTGACCGCAATGATTACAGATGGTATTCATGACATTGTAAGTGAAGTAGTTACAACCTTCGGCGATAGCAATGTCCATAAGAAGTCTATATTGCGCCGCGCTGAGATGTTCATCGAGGTTGTTGTGTAAGGCACTGCCGCCATCACAGCATCCGGTGAACTTAATTCCTTGATAGCGGAATTTAATTACTGGGTCAATATCGTGGTCTTCAACGATGTAGAAATAAGAGTTGTAACAATCTCTTGGAACTTCATAGCCATCTTTGCGGTCCCATTTTGCATTTTTAACACCTAATGATTCGGCAGGAACGAATTCTGTATTGAATTTGCAGTGTTCAGTACGTGCCGCGATGTTGAGGTCTTTAATTGTTTCAAGAATGGCTTTAGCATAGTCTTGGTAAGCGGCGTCGTCTGGATTAATTGGGATGCCTAAGAATTCAGCACCTTCAACGAAACCATTAATACCAATAGTAAGGTATTGCTTGTCAAGGTCGATGAATCCGGCGTTATAGATAGTTAATAATCCCGCGCGCTTATAATCCCAGATGATGTCATTAAAGGCATCGAGGTATTGATGAACACGTTTTACGATGACAGTTAAATATTCTTTTAAGTCGTCGGAAGTAGATTTAGACCAATCTTGAACAATACGATTAAGGTTGAGAGTAATAACACCTTTAGAGCCAGTTTCAATGCCGCCGGCGCCAAGTGTATATGAGAAGGTGTTATCTTCAATGCCGTTACGAAGTCTGCAACAAGATGAAAGTGAATCTACACTATCACTTTGATACATGAAGAAGGATGCACCTTCTGCCCACATTTGAGCAAAAAAGTCTGCCATTTCTGTATCAGAATATTTGCCGCCAACTGTGTGCATATTAGCGGTTTCAACTGGGAAGGTAAGAACACTCTTTAAACGTTCTTGGTTAAACCATTTCATAAAGAGTTTTTGAAGTTCTTTTGTAGTTTCCCATTTTGGTGCATCGCCATCTAGGAAGTAGAAGTTTTCAAAAATTGAGGCAAAGTAGTCTTTATCAAAGTATGCGATGTTCCAGAAAAGGCTTTGATAGCCACGGGCGCCCGCAGGTTGATTGATTGTATAAACTACTTGAGCAAAGTAATGATAAATCTTTTCACGCAAAGTAATTTTGCCGCTCTTTAAATGTTCAACTACATCGTCAAGATGGCTAATGTAATCTTCACCATAGTCGATACGCGCGAAGTGATCGAAGTAGGTGAGGAATTCAGGTGTGGCGGTTGCTCCTGCAAATTGGCCAGCAACTAAGAACATTAAGTTAATAAAGCCGCCGCAGAAGGAATCTAAGTGCTTTGGTGCAGTTGAAGAGCCTCCAATTTTAGTAAGTCCATCAAGTAAGAATGGATAAAGGGAAATTGAACAACAATATGGATAGATTGATGTTTCATCGTGTTTGTAAATGATATGATGTGCTAAATCTTTTTCATATTGTTCGGCAAGAGTTTTACCAAAACGTTCTGTAAGTTTAATGCGCATTAATTCACGATTAAGTGCAATAATGTCTTTTTTAGGAAGTTCGGCAAATAAGGTTGCGATGTTTTTATTAGCAACGTTGGCATTTGAGTCAACGTCACTACCGGTCGCCGCATTTTGGGCAACCATGTACTTTTGCATAAATGCAATTTTGTTTTCAGTTGTGTCTGGTTTCATGATGCTATCTCCTATTAACTCAGTCAAGTGCGTCTTTAAAATTGTAAAGTGTCCCGTTGACGCTTAAGACGGGTACGCTTTTGATATTCATTTTAGCCATGATGTCTATATCTTCGCATGTGGTGTAAGGAATGTTGTGTGCGTCTAAAGAGCGCTTTAACATTTTACACATGCCGCATGTTGGCAAAGAATATACTTTGATACTATCGTCCATATAAATCTCCTTTACACGCTAGTGTGTAAATATATTATAATCAAATTTGTTCATTTTGGCAAATAAAAACTCATAGGTTTTACCCTATGAGCCTGAATGGAAATGTTAAAGATTACTAGGCAAAAACAAGTGGGACGATCATCTTAATATTTTTACCATTGATATCTGTGATAATTAATTTTCCGCTAGCTAAGTCTTCTAAAGTATCTGGATCTTGGATTCTAGCTACTGGAGTTGGCGTTTCTGTCTCAACTGGTGCAATTGCTTGTCCATCTAAGAGTAGGCTACGAGTATTGTTTGTGATATGGACACTATATACAGTTACAATACCATTGGCCTCAGTTTCAGTTGATTGTTGTTCTAAAGTATAATAATCATTATCTAACCAAGAAGTCTTAGGTTCTGCATCAACAATTGAATAGAAAACACCATAAGGAATTTTGCTGCCATTAATATCTTTAATAGTAATATCAGTAGCTAATAAGTCACCATTCATATCGAAGACAGTTGCATCTCCTTCAGCATCTTGTGTTAAATTAAATAATGAATCTGGAAGGAATTGATAGAAAATAATTTTAACAGGAACTTGTTGTCCGCTCTTTTGATCGATAAAGAAAGACTCACCAATAATACATTTTGGACCAGAGAAATCAGAACCAAAATGAAGAGCAAAAACTGTACTATAGTCAATTTTTCCATTAACTAATGCATCAACTTCAGCAACGCTACCACATAAAGCATCTAATGCTGCGGCATTACCTAAAGCGTCTTGCATTTCAAGTCTTGCGGTTTTACCAAATTTGATTAATGGATTGTTATATTGACCACCAGTAACTGTTTTAGTTGGACCTTCTTCTGTAACATTAGCAATTTTTAAAGTATCTAATTTACAAAGTTCAGTTTTGCTATCATATTTTGCAATAATTGCATCAGCTTGAAGATCTTTGATTTCTTCGTTTTCGAATGGTTCGTAGACTTTAGCGTTCATAACGGTAACGACGCCAAAACGTTGAATCATTTGTTGGAAATTAGCGCTACTACCGCCTAATCTTGTATAATTTAAAGCCATGTTTTTATACCTCTATTTAATAAAGAAATCGAGTTGTGAACCCTTTTTCATATTACCAGCCGCATAAGCTTGCGCTTTTACTTCATAAGACACTGCTCCCGCGGCTTTGCTTTGGAGTCAGTGAATTTGAGCCATGGTTTGATCAAATAAATAATCAAAAGTAAAATTAGGAAACGCGTAAGTAATATTAAGAAAAATCTTAAGCATGGCATCTTGAGAATCTTTACTGCCTTTTTCTCTTAATGCACGAATGCGGTTTTCATTTTTCTTTTGAGCCAAATATCATTGGCGTTCCTCGTCTGTATTAAAGTGAATAGGTTTTGAAACCTTCACCCCATAACATAATTTTAATAGATAAATTACATAATCTCAAATTTCTTCTGTCATAATAACATCACCAATGGTTAGGGTGTGAAGACCTAAATTGATAGATACCTTGTCATTAAAAAGAAATTTAAGTGTTTGAAGAGAACAGGAATATAAGTTGGCGAATTGACGATATTTGCCTAAATCAAATAAGATGGTTGTTAACAAATCTCAAGAACTTTTTACTTGTAATCCAGTTTTCTTCGTGATTTCTTCCATATCAGATGTTCATAGTTGATATGCAAGATTTAAATAATGTTCTGTTAATGTATCACGAATAGAAGGACATTTCATTGAAAGAAGTGCCGCTCCGTCGTCACTATAAATCGTAACTTCTTTAGTTAAAAAAAGACGGAATAAATCAAAATTATCTTGCATTAAATTTCCGCCTTTCTAGTTGATTGGTCTGACAAACTAAAAGAAATTCTATAAGCACTACGAAATTCACTAATCATTTGTTGACGGATAGAATTGATTTGCAATTCACCAGCCGCAGATAATTTATGATTATCTAAAGATTGTCGAACTTCATCTGCTAATACTAATAATCTAAGTTGATTATTATCAAGGAGAGAATGTTTTGCATCAGTTGTTACATAAATTGCTCCACTTGCGCTAGTGTTTGCGTCCATACCTCTTAAATTAATTTCTTCCAAATTAACGATTAAGAAAGTATTGCGTTCAAAATTTTGAATGCCAGTTTCAACGGCGGGATAAAGCCAGATGTATTTATCATCAATATAACGTTGAATAGAAATGTCTGGCACCTCTAAACTAAGTGCATCGGCGGAGTCCCAAAACAAAAGTTTCTTAATATTATCGTTTTGTAAAAGCAAAGTAACGATTTCAAAAACCGCCTTATTAATATTTTTTAAACTTTTCATATTATTCTACCACAGTATAGGTTTCTTCAATAATATTGCCTTCACTGTCCTTTCTTTCAATGGAACATTTATCTACACCAAAAGGTAGATAAAAAATAACTGATGTGCTTGTATGTGCAATTACTTTAATACTTTTGTTTGAATATTTAAAATATCCACCAACGGTTGTAATAGTAATTTGTTGTTGAGGTTTAACATTAAAATCAGATGCGTCTTCATCTTCAAAAGATGGAATGATTAAGTTGTCAACATGCTTTTCAACATAAACTTCTTCATCTTTATGTTCAGCCGCGACTTCTTTAGAAACAGTAGTTGCGCGCAAAGAATAATAAGTAATTCCTTCGGTGCTAATGCTATCATATTCTTGTATTATCCAAGGTCTCCCTTTGATAATAATTTTGTCTTCGTATGATAATGCATCAGATGGTAAGATGAGAAGAGGATGTTGTAAGGATTCAATCATTACGTTCTCACGCAATGCGATATTGATGTAAGACTTTTCAGGCCCAACAAAATATCCCCACATATCATCAAGTTCAACGTTGCACAAAAAGGCGAGATACTTATGCCATTTTACGTCTTTAATAATGATAATTTCTTCAGAAATCAACCAATGTAGTCCTTTTGCGGACCAAACAGAACCAATGGTTAGTGGGTCATCAAGTTGTGTATAAATATAAGCCTGATCTTTCTCTTGCTTGTTGACAACCGCGGCTTGCTTTAACATGCCGTCTTGATTTTCGATTTTAATAGATGGATAACCTTTAAAAATAAATTGACTATTAAGTTGGTCAGTTGCTGCTATTCTTTGTTTTTGACGATTACGAAAACGTTCAAAACTATTCATTATCATCGTCCTCATTAATATCGCCCATACTTGGGGCTTTCTTAACGTTAACACGACTATAACGATTTTCAAGTTCACGAGCATTTTCACGATAAGTTTTATATAAGTTTGTAGCCTTATCTAACATGTTGGCACGGCTATAAGTCTTAATATTAACATCTGTATAGATGTCGTCAAAGTTATCGGCATTAGAGATTTGATTTTCTGCCCAATAAACTTTCATCCATGCGATAATGATTTCGATTTCGGCATAAGTAAGGTCATTATTGAAGTAAGCATGAGGGATTGCTCCTTCAGTGTCTGCGTCAACTGTTTCTAAGCCATTGTCGGCATCTCTTATCGCATAGAAGATTGTATAGTCAGTAGAAATATGAGGAAATTTAAACGCGGCGACAGCTCTTTCCGCAAGGAAAAAACACTCTTCGTCGATATCGTCTTGAGTAATAATGCCATAATACTCACCACGAATAGTAGCTCTAAATGATGGATAAAGGATGTCATCCCAGTTTTGCATATTACTCTACCTCCTGTAGTAAATTAGTCTTCGATGTCTCCAGCTAAATCGTCAACTACTAATTGAGTTTTAAGTGTACTTTCTAGCATAGAAACAACACCTTGTGTTAAGTCAGCTAAATTACGAACTGCAACGTTTTGAACAAATGTTTTACCATGAGTTTTAATAGCGTCTAAAATTGCGGCTCTATTTCCGCTTTTTAAAACATTTAAAACTTGTTCGGCTAATTTAGGATCTGCTGGTGTAAATTCTAATTTGTCAGCAAAGTAAACACCTTTTTCATAAGCGGCTTGAACAGCGGCTTCATTATCGTCAAAAGTAAATAAACCTTTTTGATACATTTCAAACAATCCGCTATCTTGGAAAATACCAAGAGCCCAATCCATTGGCAAAACTTGAACTGGATTTCTATTTGTTAAGAAGAAATCTCTTTCAACTCCATTCATACCAAGTGGACGAATTCTTAAAAACAAATTATTTGGTGTAACTTTAATAAGCTTAAAATTTTTATTGTCAGACATGTACATGTCTCCTTTCTATAAAAAATAAAGGAGAGGAGGGAACCCTCCCCTCCCGTGGATATTAAGTTTAGTTAAAAACTATAAGTCTGTAACTTCAAGAACTGCGAAGTTGTTTGCCATTGCGACACCAACACCAATTAACTTAGAAGCTTCCCATTTTTCAGAGCCAACTGCTTGTGTATTTTTGATGATTGTCATATCGCCTTTTAAAGCAACTTTAACTGGTTTTGCACCACTTGGAAGAACGAAGACATATTTTTCTTCATAGAACCATGCGGAGTTGGAACTATCAACTAAATAGTTAGGAAGTTCAACAACTTGGCTACCTTTATATTCTTGAATGAAGCCATAACGTCTCTTATCAGCAGAATCTAAAAGTTCTGGGTGATATTGAGCGGCATCATTTGATAAGTTACTAAGTGCTGCGTAAGAACCGAAGATAGTTGGAACACCATATTGTTTAACGTATGGCATAACTTGGTCAATTGCTCCACCTAAAGCGGCTTTTGTGGTTGTTGTTGAACCAGGAACTCTTGAACCAACTGCTGCAGTACCTGTTGCTAATGCATTGAAAACTTCTTTGTAAACGATTTCTTCGAAGCCTTCTAAAATGTTATTGAATAATTCTGCTAAGGACATTGTGCCTAAGAGAATTTCTTCTAAAGTGACATAAACTGCAACTGTTTGGACAGATACATCAAGTGAGAAGTATTTGTTGCCTAATCTAGCTGCTCTGTAAATACCACCACGAGCACCTTTACTAATTGTAAGTTTTGCTCTATTTTTACCAATTCTTTCAATATTGAAGACTACTTCTGCATCTCTTGGGAAAGATTTGATTTCAGCAAAGTTACCTAAAACGTTTTCTAATTTCTTTGGTAAGATTTCATCAACTGTTTCTTCGATTAATGCAAATGCATCATTTTCAACTTTTCTAAAATCTCTGTATGTAGATTCGTCTGTTAAATTTAATTCTTCTTTAATACCTTTGATAGCTGCTGCGTTGACATCTTCTGCGGAGAATTCAGCAACTGCTTGACCATTATAGGCAGCGATTAAAGCTTTTCTTAATTGTGCATTCATTGTTATCGTCCTCCACTATTAACCAAGGTAAACAAGATGTACGCCTGCGTCGCCATTTGGCATTGTAGCACTGTCGAACCAATCATCGTTTGACATACCACTTGTGCCAGTAACAACTGCTACTAAGCCTGCTGTGATAGCAGCTTGTAAACCAACGTGATCTGCTACTGTACCACTTGCCATCCATTCATCACCAGGGATTAATTGGACAAGTCTTGGGTTTTCGTTTGCTAATTTTGTAGCATAGAATTCGTCTGCATTATAAATAGTATTTAATGGTTCATTGTAAACGATAAACATTGGTTTACCTTCTGACCATTCGCAAATACCATCAGCAGAAATGGAACAAATAACACCATTAGGCATTATTGAACCTGTAACACCTTTAGCTGTTAAAGCATTTAAATCAGCTGCGGCGACTTCCATTTGAGAAACAACAAAACCTGGTTGTAAACCTTTAAGGTTGTTAGCTTCAATATATGGATATTTTGGTAAGTAATCATAAATTGCCATAATATTTTTACCTCATTTCTATTAACGATTTAATTGTCTACGAATATAGGTAGCTAAATCGTCTTTGTTCTCATTGTGATTGATAATGGAGTTCAATGAGAAAACTCCGCGTATTGGAGTTGAATTTTCTTCAAGATTACGTTGGTAAGCTTTAAGAACTTCAAGCTCAAGGTCTTTTTCTTCTGCGAAGGTATCAATAGCATTTAAAAAGTTATTATAGTCTTCTTCAGAAATTTTGTCTTTGTAAGAGTTAAGAAGATTTACTTTCTTTTCTCTTTTAAGGGTTTCAAATTGCGCTCTTTCACTATCAGTAAATGAGGCAGAACTTGCACCCTCTTCTTTTGTTGTTGAGTTTTGTTCATTACCGTCACTCACTTTCTTTTCTGTGTCGGTGACTTCAGCGTTTTCAAGTTGTGCTGCTGATGAATTTTCGGCAGCAGATGCTACCTCATCAGTATTAACAGGGTCTTCTGTTGGAGTTGTTGAAACATCAGATGCGGCGGTGATGATATTGTCAGTTGTAGTGCTAAGCTCACTAGCGGTTGAAATACCTTCGCTTGCATTGGTTTCAGGTGTGGCAACAGAACTACCTTCTGTTGTTGTGACTTCGGCATTGTTAACGCCTACACTATTCTCAATCACGTCTTCGTATGTAATATGAACTTCGTTCACATCTCCTAATGTAACGTCGCCGCTATCATTAATGGAGTATTTTACACGCATAAGTTTTACATTACCTTCTACATAATAGTAGAAACGAACAATTGCGCTGTCTTCGAACATGTCAACTGGCATAACAAATGCGTCATTTTCGTATTCGTGACTAATTGCTTCGTAGACTTTTTGAGAAATGTCACCCCAGGAGAGCTTCATAAATTCTTGTAAATTCACTATTTTGCCTCCACTGTTATCTTGATCATGTTGCTTTTCACAGTATTCTTTAAGCATTTTCATCTTTGCGGCAAATTGTTCGTCGTATTCGAAGAATGCGGAACCTGTAAATGCTGGCTGTTGATCAGAGCCTAATACACTTACGCCAATAATGTCTCCTGCGGTAAATTCAATATTTTTGAAGTGTTTCTTTTCGTCATAGTTGATTTTATAATCCACTGTGTCTGGATTTAGCTCCAAAGATTGACTATGACCAATAATCTTTTTCGCTATTTCGCCAACCTTGTCAGGGCGATCTGTATAGAGGACGACATCACAGATTGCTCAAGTGTTGTTGTCTTCCATAACTTGGAAAGTTGGTTCTACACAAGGGTCAACAATACCATAAATGTTTTGTTGAGTTGCGTGTCCTACGAAATCGTCCTTTTCTTCGTCATAATGACTTACGACAGGTGCGTAAGGTAGGGTTTTAATGAGTTTTTCACAAAAGGCATCTGAGAAATAACGGTGGTCCGCTGTCTCGCCTTTATAGAAAACACCAAGTTTTCCACGAGAATAGTTGCCATTACTTGGATCTGCTTTTAAATCAAACAATAAGGCTGGCCAGCTATAATTAATAGTAGGATGCTTTTTCATTTTTAGTCCTCATTAGTGGCAGTAGAAGATGATGTTTCTTCGTCTTCGTCTGATGGCTCAATCCCAGATGAAGTTGATTTGGTATCATCTGATTTATTATCATCCGCCGCACGGTCTTCCGCAGTTTGTGTATAAGACGTTTGCATTGGAGTGATATCATTAAGATGTAAATGGTCTTCCAAACTAAGTTGGTCTGGAATGTCCTTTTGCTTTATTCCGGCTGCGATAAAATAGTCTAGTTTTCCAACACCTAATGTGGCATTATCTCTAAACAATTTTATATCATCTTTATAAGTATATGGAGAGATTTGTAAAATATCAATATCCGCTTGGTACTCTTTAAAATCAAATCAATTATTGATTGCAATAGTATAGAAATTTAAAAATTGATTAACATATCTCCAGACCTTTGCACGGTCACGAATCAATGACATTTCAAGTGCGGTAACACTGTCGCTAATAAACATAGCGCTATTGAAACCGGCATTGTGGAAAATTGCTTCATATGCTTTAGCAAGAACTTCGTTGGCAGTAGTGTCTTCATCGGCAATACGGTCAACATGGACGTCACCGAAAGTAGTAATTAAACGAGCCTTGTCGCCAGTATCAACAATCTTTTTAATAGATTGGTGAATGGCTTTAACTTCGTCCATTTCAAAGATAAGTTTATCTTCGTAGTGTGGCATGGTGTGAACGACAAGGTAACGAAGTAAGTTTTCATTACGTTCAAGTTCATTATCTTGGTATTGTTCATAGTCTAAGATGCCTCCTAATAAATAGAAGTAAGTTGGAATACCATATTCATTTAATAAGACGCCGGTAGAAAAACGTGGGTCAAGAGTTTGCCATTTGTCAGTTCTATCTTTCTTATAGCGATTATAGAGTTTAGTAAACTCTTTTGGGAACATTTTTAAAGCGTCTTTTAAATCTACTTCAGAAGTATACTGGTCAAAATAAGAAAAGTCAAATTGGATAATGCCGCTTCCGTACTGTGTTTCGCCAATTTTGCGGCAGTAAGCGTCAGGCAATACTAGAGTATCAATAGTAAGGCTGTCTGGGTTACAATAAGTGGTTAGATAAACTGAGCCATTAATGTAGAGGGCGGTAAGAAGGTTTGGAAATTGTGTTTCAATCATTAAACCATCTACAACGTTAATCATGAGGTTATACATGATAGTAAAGTCGTCTTCTTTTTTAGTTTTATGAAGTTTTGCTTTACTTTTATTGTATAATTTTCTAGGAATGACTTTATATCTTCATAAGTATACATCTGCCATATAGTCAATGATAGATGCATAAATAGGATTGATAGCATAAAGTTTCTTAGAGGTCTCTGAAATACTGGTATGGTCAGAAATGGCTTTTGAAAGCGCCTCCCTGACTTGAGCCGCGGTAAGGTAGTTCGAGCCGGAGTTACGAGGACTTTCGTCTCTTTTGTGGCGAGCAGCCGTATCATCGGCGTAAAGTTCTTTTATTTTTTTAGCTCGATCGGTTCTGAAGTTGGTAGTTTCTTCAGCAGATGTTAATGGTTTATCTTGTTTTTTCGCCATAATAATCGTCCTCCTAGTTTACTAAAGCGATAATACGTTTTTGAGAACGACTACGCTTAGTACGATAATATTCAAGTTCTAAATGTTGATTAACTCCCCAGACTAAATACTCCGCCATGGAGAAAAAGTCTTTTTGAATGTTGGGGTTACGTCTTACAATACGCAAAGAGTTGGACATATTGTCAGATGTATTAACGATATCTAAGTTTTTAAGTTCTTCTTCCATTAAATCCATTGTTTTGAAAGGAAGTAGATATTCTTGTTGTTTGCGCATACTCATTTGCATAAATGTTTTGTTCTTTGAGTAAAGAGATAACGCTTCGTTAAGTTTAATTGGATAAGTAATTGCGCCTGTACTCATACGAGAAAAGAAGAAATAATGGATTTGTTCTCCAATTTTTCCTCCAGATTTTATCTCATAACATATTGTCTTATCTTTTGGATATCTTATCAAGTCTCGTTCTGAGGAAGTTGGCGGATTAATTATACCTAAACCTTCTAATAAATTGCCAAATTCGTCAGTAGTTTCTTTGTTTAATCAGTCTCTCATCGCGGCGCCAATACCATTAGCATCGTAAATGAGTAATCGGGCATTATAGGCTAGAACGGTTTTCTTGAAAGTATTTGCGACTACCATGTAGTCAGTAGATGGAATGGTAAAGAGATTGACGAACTTGTAAGTGAAGTAATGGTCTTTTGGAGTGACCTTGGCTACACCTACTGCCGTGTCTGCGCTACCATCCTTCGCCATATCGGCGCAGATGACATAGAAGCATGACTGTTCAGAGACTTGAAGTTCCGTACGTTTATCCTTAAGTTCAACCTTTTTAACTTGACGTAAGGAAGAAACAACACTACTGCTAAAGGCCGCGCCGGCAGGGGCATCACTTCAGCGGCTTTCATATTCACGTTCGAAGGACGCGCGGCTGAATGAAGGTGCGTTGATAATGTCTTCGATTTGCTTTTTAGAGGTAAGCCCCACGGAGAGCGGCAAACGATAAGTACCGCAAAGGACAAAGTAATGGTCGGGCTCGAAGACAGAGCGGCATAAAATTTCGATAAGCTTTTGATAGGCAAAGGTGCCTTGATAGCCCGCAGTAGTAATATATATTTGTTGAGATTGTGGTTCGTAAGGGTTAATAAGGCCGTTGTAAAGTTTACGAGGTTCGTTAAGTAAAGGAATGTAGACTTCATTAACTTTGACTGGATCTTGTTCGATAACTTCTTCGAAGATTAGAGATTTACGACGCAAACCTCTTACGTTTCCGAGGCCGAGTGAAGAGCCATTTTTAAAATTAAATTCAACATAGTCTTTACCCATTTTATAGGCGTCTAAAATTTTTCCGGCCACTTTACGCTTTTGCATTTCGTTAGCGAGAAGAGGGAACTTCACCCATAAGTCATCAACTATCTTTTGTTTAGCGATTTCGGCCGCCTGTTTATTTGTACCCGCGGTGATGGTTGTATCATGGCGCGGCACAAACATGCAGTGCAAGTATCTTTCGAGGTCGGCGAGGAAGGATTTTGAAGTACCACGGCTGAAGGTCTCGAAAGTTGCAATTCCACGCGCGATGCAACGAATCATAATACGTTGGAAGAAGAATAGGTGGAAGTGGCTTTCATGCGGCGTAATGATGTCAACGAAGCGGTCTGGATAGGCAATGAAAAAATTGAGCATTTCGCCGCACTCTTGAAAATGCGCGTCAATGCGCTTTTTAGTTAAGAAGCCGGTGGTTTCTTGCTCATCTGCGTCTAAAAAATTAATATAGTCCTCAATTTCAGGATCTATATAACTATCATCAAAAAAATCGTCTACTAGCATTTGTTAATTTGTTCCTTCAGAAAAATCTTCTTCAATGGCTTCGGAATCGTCTTCTGTATCAATGTCGACGTCGGCAGGTGATAAGTTGAGAAGGTCTTCCAATGGAGTTTCCTCCTTAATGACTTGGTTGGTCTTTTCTTCTTCGAGGGTGCGGTTACGTTGATCGCGCATTTCCTCGAGTAGTGATTGAAGACCAGTTGATTCGAGAATGAGTTGACGGTTGGCATCTTGGATATCTCGAATGGTGCGGTCAACCTCATCACGATCAAATCCATCAAAGTATTTGAATTGGAAACCTTGACGTTCCATGTAGTCGTATAATTCGGCGACGGTAGTGATGTCATCAGTCTTGGTTTCATTAATCATGGTTTCAAGGTCCGCTTGTTTAGCAAAAGTTGACCATGCATTAGAAAAGTCACGGATGGCCTTGGCGTCTTTCGCGCGGATAGCTTCGTCCATTTCGATTTGCAGTTTGCAAAGCGTCTTAACGGCTTCACGTTGAAGCGGATTAGTAATGTTATTGGCACGCAAAGTGCGGGTGTAAATAGAATCGAGTTTAATAAGTTCTTCAAAAGTATATTGCTCGCCCCATTTTAAATGGCCACGTTCCATATAAGAGTCTTTGATGGTTGGAAGTTTGCGCAATATTTCAGAGAAAGAACGGCATTTTTCCCATTCTTTATTAACTTTGTTCCAAAGGTCGGCGGTTGCCGAACCATAATAAAGGTTTTGGTGGTCTTCTTGAGACTCAAGTTGAAGAGAAGTGTATTCTTCAAAAACGTCGTTGCCTACTTCGTCGCAATATTGTAACCAGAGTTCTGGATCGAATGGAATGTTATAAGTGCGGCAGAAAAAATCGGCATGTGATAAGTTTTGATAATCGAGGTTATCTTTTACACAGTTGAAACAAATCGTAGTGCCGCTTAATGGGTTATTAGAATAAACTAGCTTTACGTTATGGCGGCCGCATTTAGGGCAAGTACCATAGTTATATTTTATCATAGGATGTCTAATATCTCCTTTCTATCAGTATAATGCAATAAAACTGAAAAATTCAAAAATGCTTTTTCATAGTAATGGTAGCCTGAAAATGTATTTTTGATAATTAATAGAAACTTTTATAAAGTAAATTAACAAGAGGTATTATATGAAAATTGAAAATAAGAATGGCGGACCTACGGGTGTAGAATTAGATGCCGAAAAATTTTTAACAGATGAACAATTAGATGAAACAGTTGATTTCGTGCATTTATTCGATGCCGAAACTAAACTGATTGATGATATCGAACTCGATGAGGCTACTTGAGCCCGCATCATGGCGTCTCTGGAAGGAGACGATGCGGAAAGTTTAGGCTTCGATGAGGAAAAATAGTTGGCGCGGGCCAACTTTTTTTATTATAATAGGAAAAAGGAGATAATATGGTAATAGGAATATGCGTAAGCGTGGCGATGGTATTAATCGCGGCGTTAATTGTTACAACCGTTTTAATTAAATATAAGAAGGATAAAAGTGACGACCATGCCGATGAAGTTAGGCAATTGGTAGTTAAGTTAACTAAGGCTATTGAGGAACGAGATAAGGCGGCTGAGGAGTTAAAGAAGGTAACAGCGTCAAATGAGGCTCTATTAGCCAAATGTGGCCGCATTGATGAACTTCAAAACCAGGTGAATTATTGAGAAGAGAGGGCGAATATTCTGAAGGGTCAACAGGAAGACTTGAGCGCCCATGCTGGACAACAACTCGCGGCTCTCAATGAACGCCAAGCTGAAATGGAGAAGGTGGCGGCCGATTTGGTGCATGCCAAGGAAGAATTGACTCAAGTCGACAGCGTGTTGGGTCGCCGCAAAGAAGAAGTTCAAAGACTGGTGGAAGAATTGGAGAGGCTACAGACAGAGAATAGGTTAGCGGTCTTGCGCGGCTGAAAGGAAGAAGGTGGCGAAAATGGTTGGCCGCTTGAAGTGAGTGGGAGAGACATGAAGTTAGTGAAACTGATTAGGACGATCGAGGAAGAGTACGGGGATTTGAAAAGTGAATTGGCGGCCATCGAATGGAGAAAGGTCTGAATGCCAGCCATGCAACGATTGGTGAAGAGAGAAGAAGCCGACGGTTGTTGCGGCATTTATAGATTGGTGTTGAAAGATGATGTTAGGGTTTGCTATGTTGGGCAGGCAGTTAATATTAAGGAGAGATGGTACCAACACGCTAAAAAGATGATAGGAGTGGAGAGTAGTGGAGGTGAGAAGTTGTATGAGGACCATCTGATTGAAGATTTCTACTGAGAAGTAGTTGAGAGGGTGAATGATAGAAGACTGTTGAATGAAAGAGAAAGATGGTGGATCGACTGGTACGGGTGTACGGAGATTGGGTTGAATAAGAAGTAGGCAGTCATCAAAAAATGGAGCATATAAATTTTCTACCAGAGGTGGGCCGGAATTTTTGAAAAAATGTGAAAAAAATTAATACTACCCCCCCCCACATAATAATTTTTGCAATATATTAAAATCGTTTTTGCAATTGACACTATAAAATATATCTTTATAATTATAAGTGTAATAAGTTAAAAAACGAATTACAAAAAAAATTAAAAAACTTTTAAAAAAAGTATTGACAACAAAAAATAAAAGTTTATAATTATAAGTGTAATAAGTTAAAAGACTTATTAAAAAGTTGAATAAATTAAGGGGTTATTTTATGGAAAACACAATTCAAACTTTATCTATTCGTTCCGTCCGTGATATGTATATCAACGACACAAAAGCAAACGCAAAAAATCACACTTGCAATGATGCTATAATTTCATTATGCAATATGCTAGACAATAAAGCGCAAATTACGTGCGAGGTCGCTAGAAATGGCAAAGTTTTAAATCGTGGCTCGGTCGTTGAATGCTTGATTAAATTATTACTTAAAAATCAAAAAAGTGCTAGTAAATATAGTGCTGGTCGTGTAGATTTAAAACTTAATAATCACGACTATGAAATTAAATACACGAACTCGGTCGCATACGCAAGTATTAGTGAAAAACAATTGCAAGACTATGAAAACGGCGAGTATAAAGAACTCATTATGGTCGACCCTTATGGTGTCTATCGTTCAAATACTAAATATTACAACTTTGCTAAAAACGGAAAAATTAAGGGCGTTAGTAAAGTATTAGAAACACTAGTTAGGTTTTAAACCTAACTAGTGAGAAAGGGCGAAAGGGGTAAAATATGCTATTTTGTGGATATAGTGGCGTAGGTAAAACAACATTGTGCGCTGAGACGGACGGTATTGATTTAGATAGTAATACTTTTAAAAAAGTAAAAAATTGGCAAGTTAATTATATTTATACTGCACGCAAAATAGAAGCAGACGGAAAAGATGTTTTCTTATCAGCCCACCCATGTGTTATTGAAACACTTATGAAATTAAAAGTAAATTTTATTCTAATTATTCCAGACGGAAGTAAAGAAGAATGGATAGCCCGCTTAATGTTTAGATGGGCACGTAATAAAACGGACGGAAATTTAAAAGCCTTAATGGATTGTATACAAAATTTTGAAAAAGATATGCAATATTATAATAATTTAAATTGCCGTAAAATAAAAGTATGTGCGAAAAAAATCCAGACGGATTTAAAAGATAAACTATTGCAATTAGTATATTGATATGATATAATATTATTAGAAAAGGAGTTAAGGGGTATGGAAGAATTAGAACAACGCTTACAAGAATTAAAGCAAAAGGTCGCAGACGGAAAGGCGGATGAGACGGAACAAAAAGAGAGCGAACAACTCTATGTTTGGATTGCTTTAAGACAATAGGGCAGACGGAAAAATAAAATAGGCTATTTACAAGCCACAAAAAGTATGATATAATATTACTAGAAAGGAATTAAGGGGTATGAAAACAAAAGAACCAAAAGTTAAAAAGTATAAGGTCGTTGATAGAGACGGATGGACAACCGTATCATTACTAGAGAAAAGTGCAGACGGAAAACGGCATAGTGCTTGCAGTCAAAAGCAAATCTATATGAAGACTTTGCCAGACGGACAGGTTGTTAGAAAACTCGAAACAAGGTCGCAAATGATTAGAAGGCTTTGTAATCAACTTGGAGTTGAATATTAGCAGACGGAAAGGTGGTTGGTGGCATTGACAAGCCACCGCCACTATGATATAATTATAGAGTAGTTAGGGGTGAACCTCCTCTAAGCATTCCATAACATTCCTAACTACTGCATAATTATATCAGGCAGACGGGTTGACAAGCAGATGTAAGCATGATATAATTATATCAGATAGAAAGGGGAAACACTATGAAAAAGACAAAAAAGTTTATCTATTGTGATATGGACGGAGTTATTGCCGATTTCTATAGCGCAGACGGATGGAGAAATCGTTTTGAGACGGAAAAAGGTTTCTTTGCAAATCTTCCACCAATTCAAGGACACTTAGACGGAATTAAAGCCTTAATTGGGTTAGGTTATAGCGTTCGTATTTTATCAGCCTCGCCAAACAAACAAGCCGATAAAGATAAGCGCAGACGGATTAAAAAATACCTTCCTGAATTGCCTATGCGTAGAGTAATTATTATGCGCAATGGACAAAACAAGAGCGACTTTGCAAAAACTAAAACAGGCATTTTACTCGATGACTATGGAGTTAATTGCAAACAATGGGCAGACGGAGGAAGAACCGCAATTAAGATTTACCCTCACACCTCAATCCTTGCAACAGTATTAAATGCCGATGTAGACGGAAGCGAAGGTAAGGTGCTCCAAGGTTGAGCCCTAAGCCTTCCGTCTTAGAGACGGAAGAATGAATTGGGGTATTGCAAAGCCGTAGTAGGCATGATATAATATTATAGGTAAGAAAAAATTGAAAGGGGAAAAAGTTATGAATAACAAAATTAAAATCACAGACGGACAAATAAAAAAGTTAGAAAAAGAATTAAATGCCATTATGCGTGAAGAATATGCGCCACTAGACGGAACCTATGTTTGTATTGATAGCACAACCATAATTGCAGATGATGACTATAAGTCTATACAATATAACATTAGATATGGCAGACAAAATGCAGACGGAAAGGTTGTGTTTCAAGAAGAAGCCACAATTGATAACCCAGGCGGAAAATGGAATAAATTGGTCGCAGGTCAATTCTATGAGGTGTTGACTACATTAAATCGTAGAGTTAGCGTGAGCGGACCTTCAGACGGAAATGAGTAGAAACTACTTGTTTCTTATATGTAAATATGATATAATATTTACATACAAGAGATAAGTAAGCCGTGCCTCAAATAAGTTTGGGGTAGACGGAAAGATAAAATTATCTCTTTACAAGCCTTAAATATTATGATATAATATTAAGGTAGAAGAAAGTTGAGTTGGCGCTGGTTGAAAGGAACGGCGCAGACGGAAACTTAAAATTAGTGCTTGAATATCATATGAGAATATGATATAATATAGTAGTAAGAATTAATTAACCTAGTAATCGTAAGCCGAGCAAAAGTTCGCAGACGGAAAGTTAAAAATAGTTCTTGCAAAGCCTTAAATATTATGATATAATATTAAGGTAAGAAAGTTAAAGAGTTCCACTTATAAAAAGGAAAAACGGCAGACGGAAAACTGAAATAAACCCTTGAACGATTGCTTCAAGTATGCTATAATTATATAGTAGAAAGTTAAGGAAAGGAGAAATAACTATGGCAGACAGAAAATGGGTTATGAACGACACTCAAAAATCATTCGTTGAAATCTTATCAAACAATAAGGAGCAATTCCCAGACGGAATGACTTTAAGAGAAATCAAAAAAGTCAGTGGCAAAGAGTTTAAAACAGGCTCTATTAATACCTTAAAGACAAAAGGTATTGTCAACACAGACGGAAAGAGAGAGTTTGTTGCCGACATTGTCTATGATAAAGAAGTCATCGGTCATAAATCTTATAGCGACACCGTTTACAAATTAGTCGCTGAATAGGGAGACGGAAGGTAATTCCTTCCTCTCATTAAGATGGGCTCAGACGGACCCCTTAGCCTGAACCTATCTTAATGAGAAAATGGTCTCATTGTCTATCAAGTTTTTCGCCAGACGGACACGTAGGGTATAGTAGGCGCACGTAAGGGTAAGCCGCCCAAGGAGAAATGGGTAGACGGAAGGTCTTCACTTATTACTAGTAAAATGATGGTTAACCTAAGTGAAACCTTCCACCAGACGGAAATAACAATACTTATTTAAGAGTTCCGTGCCACGACTTAACAGGGGCAAATAGGTAAGAATGGCAAATCTTTCTATTCCTGAGGTGGAAATCCATAAGCGCACGTGAGAATAATGGCACTAGCCAGCCCGCGGCAGACGGAATTCTTAAATAGGTATTGACAATAGTATCTATTTAAGAATTTCGTTGCCACAACTTGCAGTTGATAGTGCAAGGATACAAAACTCTCTAATATTACATACGTTAATATTATTCTGCGGATAATGGCTTATCACCTCGCGGTAGACGGAATTCTTAAATAGGTATTGACAGCAATATCTATTCATGATATAATATTATCATAAAGAAGAAAAAAGAAAGAGAGAAAGGGGAACCAGACGGACATGAAAATTATTGTTCTTGACACTGAAACATTAGGGGTATTCAACCCATCAGTTTACGACTTAGGCTATGTCGTTTACGATAGTGAGACGGACAACATCATTAAGGCTCGTGATTATCTCACCAGCGAAATCTTTGATAATGCCAACCTCATGAAGACCGCATATTATGCCAACAAGTTGCCAATTTATTACCAACGTTTAGCAGACGGATATTGTAAGAAAACCAAATGGTCTTATATCTTGCGTATGTTAAAACGAGATATGAATAAATATGGCGTAGACGGAATTTATGCTTATAATTCACGCTTTGATACCCGTGCGATTGCAAAGACTTGCGAAAAACTTAACAGCAAAACCAATCCAACCGCAGACGGAATTAAAGATATATGGAAAGGTTTAACCGACCCACATATCACTGAGACGGAAGAGTATAAAACATTTTGTAGAAAAAACGGCTTTATGACAAAACACAAAAGACCTCGTTGCCAAGCAAAAGCCGAAACCGTGTTTAGATACTTAACTGGTCAGACGGACTATAAGGAAGAACACACGGCACTTGAAGATAGTAAAATTGAGTTAGCAATTTTATTAAAGGCGTGGGAATTAGCCCGCGCCTAGACGGAAGGAGAAGAAGGTATGCAATTGACTTTTAGTATTAATCAAGAGTTTACAATTGACCTAGACGAAGAAAATTTGCGCCAAGAATATGATTGGTATCGTGATAATTATCCAGATTGGAGCGACACTGAAATATTAGAACAAATCTATTGGAATTATAAGTTTGTAGATATGGACGGCGCAATATATTCAAGTGTAAGCCCTTATGAAGTATCAGAAATACTTAATGCCAAGTTAGATTTAAGTAAAGACCAATTCATTGCAATGGCAAAAGAAGAATTAGAATTAGGTGAAGACTAGACGGAGGGAGACGGAAGTTATGAAAATCTTAGAAAGACAAGAAACAACTATTACATACGCATCTTATGATGCAGACGGAAAACTAAAACATACAAAAACAACCGTTACTAATACTTATACAATGGCAGTTACTCCTGAAGATATCTTAGACGGATGTTTAGATGCCATCAGAGAAAATCGTTTTGACCGAGTTTTCAGTAATTTAAAACCAAATGTAGGGTTTGATTATAACCATTTACCAGTAGACGGAAAAATTGCTATACAACTTCCTTCAATAAAAAGTAAAGTGTGGGAAAAATACCACAATTATAAAGGTATAGTTATTACTGAAAGAAATCACAGTAAATGCTTCGGCGATTATATAGATTTTACCTATAACAATGAAAACTTTACTGTTTATATTCAAAATAAGGGCGCATGGTTGTTTGCTCATGACAGACCAAGTAGACGGATGGGAGAAAGTTATGATGCTTTCCAAAAATAAAGCCGTGGTCTCGGTCTCCGCCACTGACCACACAATGACTGTAAAAGAATTAATGAGTGTACTTCGCAAAGCAAATCCAAATGATGTAGTTGTTATTAGGTCTACTGACAGAGAACCTTATGGCTGGTATGAAATTACAGATGCCGCGGTGGTAGAAGACACGATTAAAGGTTGGCACTGGACTAACCTATGGCTTGATGCCGCATATCATGAGAGGTAGTAAATATGAAATCATCACAAAGAAACTTATTATACTTGCTGGGGTCAATAGGTCCTTACCATACTAATAGTTATAGCGGTCAAGACTTGTTGCCGCATCCATATTTCAAGCCTGGCAAAAATAAAAGAACGAAACCAAAGAAAAGATAGATGACCACTTCGGTCGTCTTTTTTTCGCGGCGTTCCGTCTGGCCCGACGGATCCGTCTGTTTCCGTCTGCCCCCAAAAATCCGGATTTGTCAAGAGTTTTTTGAGAAGCAGCAGCAAGAAAGCGCTTTCACAATTTTTTGCTTGACTTTTCTACCGAGTTGTGCTTATTTTCCGTCTGCCCTTCGGGCCGGGTTTGTCAAGACTAACTTGCATAGAAGCAGCAGGAAGCCAAGAAATGCAAACTTATCTAGCCAGTTTTTACAATGGACATAGTCGAAGTTTTGGCGTATAATATTATATGTAAGGTGGTGAAGAAAAGAAAACATCTTACGGTCGCAAAAATGCAAACTACTTAGCCAAGATTTGCAATTGACCAAACCCAATAAAAGGTGTATAATATATATGTAGTTAGTTAATAAGAAGTAAAAAGATACATCTTAAAAAATTAACTACCTAGTCAAAATAACTCTTGACTAGACCGAATAAAAGGTGTATAATATTAATATAAGGATTAAGGAAAGGAGAAAAGATTATGAACGTTAAAGTAAATGAAACTAGAGTTGCAGTCGTTAATGCATTAAAGGGAGCCGAAAAGGGCATGACTTTAGCCGAAATCAGCGAAAAGGTCGGCAAGGAAGTTAAGACCGGCACTACTAATGCTATGGTCGCCGCAGGTATCTTAGTTAAGGTCGGTACCCGCAAGGTCGCAAAGACCGTTTACGTTGAAGTTGCCGAATATGCTTTAGGCAACACTGCGTTAGAAACTAGCAAGACTGAATAGTCTTGCTGGTCGCACCACCCAGGAAGGAGCACCATTACAGATGAACAAAAGATATACAGTTAGACGTTGCTACGGCGGCGCCACCATAGTCATGGACCAAGCCCAATTCAACGCCTGGGTTAAAGAAATGGCGACCACCAACTACAATCAATACCGCATAGTTGGAGACCAAGAGAGCGGTCATTATTGGCTCGACTTCGACAATATGTACGAAATTACTGAAGAAGTTGTTGACTAAGCCGCCACGAAGTAGTATAATAAATATAGTAAGAAATTAATTGAGGAACATCTCCCTGCTCGGCGTATACCCCTCGTTAAAAAACAAAGAAGAGAGCACCCTATTACATGGGTTGGAACCCAATGACCGGCAGCCGCAAGGCGGGGACAACGTACCTCAGAGAAATCGCCGAGCACGGGCTTAAATTCCCCGTAGCAAGAGGCAGGCAGATTACCTGCAACTCTTCCCCATGATAACTATGGCCGGCACGACTGGTAGTCCGAGGTTTAACTCCTTGGCTGGTCCCAAAACACCCACGCAGCAGTAACCAGGGTGAATACTAAGACGTCAAAACGTGAAAGAGCCTGCTGTCGGTTAACTAGCCGTTAAGTAGTTGGGCTTAAGAGACTAAACACCCGGACGATGAGCATAGCATCTAGCCAAAGCGACTCTCGAAGTGAGCGAGACCTCACTGGGTAGGATAGACCCCAATCATTCCGACGCGGCAGTCGTGCGCCGCCCCTTCGGTTTACAGGATCGGAGGGTGGACAAGAAACTAGCTGGCAGGGAGTAACGCCCCTTTAAACAACCAAAACTGCACTAAGTCAACGAAGTGCTAGCCAATGCACTATAAAGCATATACAGTGCCATAGCTCAAGGGCAATACCCGCGGACAGAGCACCCTAAACCGGATAGAGGAAGATGTCGGTTCGACTCCGATTGGCTACTAAGGCATCCGCAGACGATGCGGGGTGGAGGCAACCTCCACATTAGTATTAATTCCCGAATTCTATGATAAATGGCCGAGCGGAAAGGCGCGCCTAGCAAAGGGACTAGGATGAATAGACGGTTCAACTCCGATTGAAGTATAGAATTAGCGCAGCAAGAGCAATAACTTGCCGGACGCACGAACGTGACGTGTATATCTCGGCTACCAGGACTAAGGTTGAGTAAGAAATTGGCATGACCAATTCGGCTGGGAAGAACACGGTGCAGTGCAGTAGAGCGTAATCTACCGTTAGGCACAGACGTAACACGTATGTCCCGAGATTCGGCCAAACGTGGTGCAGCTGACACGCAGCAAGTAGTAGAGGAGCGCGGCTAATTACCCGACGTGTAAGGGTAGAGCGCTAATGAAAGAATATGTCATATTGAGGAGCCGCTGACAAAGGTAACTCCGATGGCGATTGATAGTGCCTTGAAAACTATCCAGGTGGCAATGGTCTGTGGCGGCCGCAACCGTCTAGGACCAACGATGTGCTGACGACACCCTGACTCCTGGGCACGGAGGCGCCGGAGAGAAACCGGCATGGTCCGTGGGACTGTACCACAGAAAATAAAACAGATGCGGATTGGGCACCCCTGATTTAGCGCGATGGTTGCAAGCGCTTAGTCAAACAAGTAACTAAAATAATATTGACCAACTACTCCTCGACCATGTGGCGTAAAATAGAAATGGTCGTCTCGCCGCGGAAAGTGAGCATCAGCAGATGTAGCGGTAAATCGTGGTACGGCAATACCACGTAAGATTGTTGCCGCAATCTTTTTATGAACCGGGTCCTGCAAGGGGACCTTTTTATTTGGGTTTGGCCTAGTCGAAACTGACTAGGCTTTTTCCGTCTGCCCCGACCGACCCGACGTTGGGTGGGCTTAGGTAGAAGCAGCGATTGGCATGCCATTCACTCCCGGCAGCAGCAGGACTTGGCTTACCACTCCGCGGCGCTCAGCAGCTGCTCAGGGCTAGACGGAAATTTGTTGATTATGCTGCAAAAATTGTTGACGAAGCCGTGCTTCTACTATATAATTAATATATAAATAATAAAAACCTAATATTAAATTGGGATAGTGCGCGTTGCTCGCCGCGAAAAGTTATTCAGGCCGGGCAAAAATTTGTTGACCAAGTGCAAATTATCATGTATAATATTAGTATAAGGAAAGTTAAAAAAGGAGATTTAAGCAAATGAGCACAAATACACTTAAAGATTATTTAATTACCATCGGTCAATATCCTCTTCTCAAACCAGAGGAAGAACTTGACCTTGCCTATAAATACCGTAATGGCGATGCGGCCGCACGTGAACAACTTATCAATAGCAACTTGCGTCTAGTTGTTTCTATTGCGAAGAACTATCAAAATAGACATCTCGATTTGCTCGACCTTATCATGGAGGGCAACACCGGACTTATCACCGCAGTAGAAAAATATAACCCAGACCTTGGCTATCGTTTTAGCACCTGCGCGACTCCATGGATTAAACAAGCCATCACCAAAGCTATTACCGACAAGGGTCGTAATATTCGTATTCCAGCCCACATCTACGCCAAACTTTCAAAGTATCGCGCGGCCATCAACGACCTCACCAACGAAGGTGTTGACATCACCAACGAGTCCATCGCGGCCCGCATGGGTATTACCGCAGATGAAGTTGAAGCATTGCGCGGCTGGAAGTCAGACACTTACAGCATCGATATGCCACTCGGCGACGACAGTGAAGACACCTTGTCCGACCTTTGCGCCGATACCAGTGAACCAACACCAAGCGGCTACGCAGAAGAAAGTTTAACTCATGACCGCCTTATGTCTGTCATCAGCACCTTCAAACCACGTGTCCAAACCATCATCAAAATGCGTTTCGGACTCGGCGAACCTACTGATCCAGAAGATTGGCGCTCTGAACATACACTTGAAGCCATCGGACTTGAACTCGGCATCACCCGTGAACGTGTCCGTCAAATATTAAATGAAACCTTATCAACTATCAAACTCAATTGGGAAAGGAGAAAATAATTATGAAAGTAGATAACCACAGACCAGATGTAAGCATACCATTCACCCCAGAGGAAATGAAGGATCGCCGCAATTTTAACAAGTTGCTCGATGTTCTTATGGACATGGGCTATGAAATCCGTATTGGTAGCGATGGCTATTGCACCATCGTCGAGGCTCATGACACTACCTGCGATGAAAGTAGCGGCTACATTTGGTTCAATAGCGACCTCGAAGACGTCCGTCCAGCACCATGGGAAGACAAGGAATTAACTGCTTACTTGCGTGACGATGCCTTCTACTATTCAAAGGAGGACGAGGACGATGCCAACTAAAAAGCCACTAACTAACGAGCAATATATTGAGGCGCATGTTAATTATTACAAAAACGTCAATGATGCTTGGACGGCCTCTTTCGAATGCGCCGACGGCTACTCATATAGCGCCGCCGCCATACCTAACCAGCCAGCGAGAACCGCAAAGAAGCAAGTGCTAGAAATGGTTAAGGACGCCGTCATTCAAGGCAATCACCCAATTCAGCGCACGGAATAATTATCCATCTAAATGAAAATTGTTCTGGCATTAGCCGAGCAACTACCGTATAATAATTATAGTTAAGAAGTAAAGAAGAAATAGTTAAGTCTTCACTACTTCTCAGGACCGACCCCGGGATCCTTACAACTACGTTGGGGTTTATCAAAGGAGAAAATATTATGGCAAAAGAAAAGAAAATCGTTTACACAGCAAATGACATTGCTATCGTTAAAGCACTTGAAGCACAACCAAATCAAACACTTGCTCAACTCAATGAAAGCACAGGTCTTAAACTTGTCGCTGGACATATCGTTGGCGCAATGAGAAAAGGACTTATCGCTGCATCAGGAACAGTTGAAGTTAACAAACCAGCAACACGTAAGGTCAATACTTATACCTTCGTTACTGCTGACCCAATCGCTAATCCAAATGGAAAAGGCAACTACAACTACACTGACGGTGAAGCAGAAGTCTTAAAGGCAGCCGCAAGTTTTGAAGGTCGCTTCACTCTTGAAGAACTTGCAGATGTCATGAAACTTGAAAAACTTTCTAGCGGACGTATCAACGGACTCGTTAAGAAAGGTAATATCGCTAAAGGCGACCAAGTCGAATTAGCATCAATCAAAGTCAGCACAGTTAATACTTACGCACTTTGCGACGGAGTTAATAGTGCTAACTTAACACCAGTCGAATAGTTAGGCTAAACTAAACACAAGATAGGAAGTGGGGAGCGCGCCCTCTAGGCGCAGCGACCCTTCCTCATCGCGATTGAATAACTCTCTCGATTATATCAAGAATTGCTTGACTAAGCCTGGCAAACTTGTTATAATAAATTAGATAGTAAAGTTAAAAAAGACCTCTATCGTGCGTTTGTAAGGCTTTACTCGCGACATTACTATCACCGGGTTGGGTGTAGGCAGCTTTAAAGCGTCAGTCCAGAAAACCTATCCTAGTGTACGCCTAAAACCAAATCACATTTCGGGTTAGGGTGAGGCATTACCCAATGGTATGTAAGTCCATAGATACCTATCCTAGCGTACGCCTAAAAACCAAACTATTCTTTTCATCTAATTTTCTAGACCAAAAATTAGCTCACTGGCGTGGACAGTCCGCGTTAACGGCGAAGTCAAATGAACATCGCAACCAAAGCAGTACATAAGTCTCATTGTTCTTACCTTCTACTGCGAATGAAGACAATCAATGCGGTCAGTTATGCCCGTTAGTATTATACTAGTACCCTACGAATAGCAAGGCGAAGTTCCTATCTAACTTCCGGGTGGCAACCTCCGTCAATGGTTAAGTCCAATAACGATGCTTATTATTGGTGGGCGTAGCGCTCATCATTCGCTACTAAGGCTAGTCAGATAAGCCCGAAAATACTGCAACAGGTCTAAACTAGACCCACGATCGAACGGGGTGATGGCCTTGCACCATCGAAGAGGAGATACCATCTCCCACCCACATTGCGGCTACGTCAGATGTTCTACGCAACATAAAGTAAATAATGAACCACTGCGAATAGAGAAGGGAGACAATCGTCCCTTCTTTTTTATTTGCCAAACCAATTTTTGCTTGACAAGTCGAGTTTTCTCAAATATACTAATACTGTTAGGAGGAAATTACATGAACGAAAGTAATAATAGTTCTTCTCTCTTTAAGGACTTCTTGCATGAAGTAGCCATCAATACCTACGCTACCAATACTACCTCCACCGGCACCGTAACTATTCAACAAAGCGCTCGTAATGAACTTCGTAAGCGCGGACTTGAGGCTCTTATTAGCGACCTCAAAGCCCTATGAGGCGACGATTTCGACATTCTTGAAACCAAAGAAGGCATCGTCATCGCAGTTGAAAACGAACCTGGTGGTTTTACATTTAGTTGGGAGTTAAAAAGCACCATCAAAAGCCTTGACTTTGACCCCTTCCTTGAAGCCATTGCTTACGATGAAGAGCGCGCCCAAAAAACTGCAAAGCGTCTTGCTAAGGCAGAGGAACGTTCACGTCACGAGGCCGAGTTGGAAAAGAAACGCGCGGCGAAGTTGGCAGAGTTAGCAAGTAAAAAGAATAAGTTAAAATAATTAGGCTGGAGTCATCACTTCAGCCTTCTTATTTAGTTGGGCTTGATTCTCCATCTCACCACTTCGTGGTTCGATCTGCGGCGCGCCTGCGGCTTGCCGTCCCCCCAACCCCCTCTAGGGGGTACGTCCGCTCCCCACTACGTGGGATCGCTCTTCCCTCGCTACGCTCGGCGTGCTATTACTACTCACTATCGTTCGTACCCTAGCGGGTGGCGCTCCACTCTGTTGCGCGCCTGATTAGCCCGAGCCTAGTAAATAATGCGGCTAAAGGCATCTCAAGCCTTCGCGTTGGTCGAGCTTGGCGTAGCCATGCGAGAGGGCGAAGAAGGCACAAGCAAAAAACAAACTACAAAAACACCGAACAGGTTTACAAGACTTCGGTATATTATTTATAAATATGGGCATCTTGTTGACAAGGTGTCTTTTTTAACATATACTGTTCTTATGATATATATACCTATTACACAAAACATACTATCTAAACACAAGAACACTATCTTCTATTACTGCCTTCATTATCAGTTAAACACACAAGGGCAGATGATAGAACTCACCACCAAACCCATCTCTATAAAAACATGGTTGCGCCAAGATAACACTGCTATAGGTGCAGAGGCGCAAGTGAGCAGAGAGATGAGTCGCAGACGGAAATTTGAAAGTTACGAGGAGTTCAGTGAAAACAGCATTGGGTTGCTGCCACTTTCCTTATTTGAGGAGTTGAAGCAGGCCTTATTTACATTGCCGACTCGCAGCCGCAATAGTACCCTGCGCCTATTCCTTTACTTGTATTTGGGGATGCGCCGTAACGTGGTCTTTCATGTCAGTATTGAAACCATCTCAGTAGATATACAGATGTCAACGAAACAAGTGAGTCAGAAGATACGATGGTGGATAGAGCGCGGCTTCTTGGAACGAGTAGGTACATATAATTTTTCTTATGAAGATACTTTCGCTTATGGCTATACCTTGCCGGCAGCCTGGTCGTCTTCAGACATAGATTTTGGAGGAACAGATAATGAAATTTGATAATGGCTTTATGATTGTACTGGTTGTGATTTTACTTTTCGCGGCGATCGGTCGGTTGGTATTCAAGAAGGTCGGCGGCGAAGTAGTTACTACCGAAATAGTTACGAGCGAGAATGACCCCGTGCTGGCCGCGGAGGCAGAACGTCGCACCCAAGTGGTTAATCAAATTATTAATCAGGCATCATACTACTGGGCGATTCCAGAAGAAGAATTAGAGAAGCAACCTTCCGTGCAGGCCGCTACCACTTTTAATGATAAGACTTACATCACCGTTGCTTATAATAATTTTTGCCTTGGCTTATACATTAACTGGCGCTTCAACACCATTAAGGCAGATGCCTCAGTAATTATCAATAGCGAAGTTGTTTTCCGCAAGACACGTTGGTTCACTTGCGGCCGCACATTGAATACTAAGAGTTGGAGTAAACTACTTATTGCCATGTTTAACGCAGAGAACCCATTAACTCAAGATGACATTTATCATCTGCCCCGCGCGATGGAAGAGTTGCTTAAACAAAAAGGAAACATCGATACACTTGAACCATTCTTCGATGCCTATCTCGCCTTGATGGAACGATTAGCCAAGCACCCTCACGATCGTGCGCTTCGTTCAATGTACTACTCAATAAGCCGATACATTATGCAGTACCACGGCAAGGAATTCCGTGATTACCTTGGTGTAGAAGAAAAATCTGAGGACAAAGAATAAATTTGTCCTTTTATTTTGGGTAAATTGAACTTGGAATTTCATCTCTTGATAAATTATTCATTACACCGCAAAAATGATTGACAAAGGGCATATGACCATGTATAATTATATTATAAGAATATGAAAGGAGAGCACTAGCGTATATGAAATACTTTTTTATTAGTGATGTTCACGGACAATACGATATGATGATTGACGCATTGCGCGCCGCGGGCTTTGACAAAGAAAAAGATACCCTTGTTAACCTAGGTGACTCCTTTGACCGCGGACCTGATAGCCGCAAGGTATTAGAGTTCCTTATGAGTTGCCCAAACCGTATTTTGTTATGGGGTAATCATGACCTTCGTCTTTATGAGATTGTTTATCAAATCGATTCTTTCGACACTTACGACAAAAGTAATGGAATGTTTGAGACTTTGACCTCTTTTATGGGTAGTAAAAAATATACGCCTTTCCTCTTTTTACGTCAACTAGAGGAGTATCAACCAGCAACCGCCAAATTGTTAGCACAATACTTTACTGAACTTGTTTATGCGGCTGAATGGAAAGACCTTATTGCCACACACGCTTGGTTGCCATTAACAAATGACGGGACAAGAAGAGGTGTCACTTGCATCGCGAATAAATTTGATTGGTCAGAGGCAATTTGGTCTAACACTGAACGTATTTTAAAGTGGAGAGATGCAAACGTCTTCCCAGATAAAGATATGATTGTTGGACATTGGCATGCATGGCGTATTGCTAAACTTTGTGGAACTATCCGTTTTACATTAGGACGCGATGGTTATATTAAACACGTTGATACATCTGCTTATGCCTGTCATTCTCCTCGCGGCACCACAGTGACCTTCATCGACGGAATGTCCAATGGCGCACCTTACGGGGCTAGCGTAAATGTTGTCGTGCGTGAGTACGATGAGGCGCCTATACTATATAATTACACTTACTAGTAAAAAGGTCTGGCTTAAGCCAGACTTTTAATATATAATTATTATATAAGATAAAAGGAAAAAGGAGAAATAGTATATGAGTAAAATTATTAAATTAGAAAGAAGAGAATTAGTCTGGCAATGGAGAAGTAATACATTCGGCGAAAAAGAATGGAATGAATTAAAAAAATATTACCAAAATCATACGGATCGCGATTACTGTGCCGAAGTATATAATAAAATTAAAGATGTATCTTGGGACGAAGCTTTTGGTGCTTGGGTTCGTTATGATAGAGGTGAAGAAACTGACCATGAAATTAAAATGGGAAAAAGATGGTATGGTCAAGCTACTTTAGGCGATTTCATTGCCGAAGAAGTTAGAGAAAGAAACTATGAAACCGAAGTCGAATGCGAAGATTACGCTGACGATTATGAAGAAACATGGGACGAAGGAGACGAATAATATGGCAGACGCAATTGTCTTAACTGAACAACAAGAACTTTATATTCTTTGCCAATTAAAAGAACTTGACCACGATGACAATGGCGCCGCTCGTGCTGTTTATTTTGATGTTGACTTACCATTTGCAACAGATGTAGAATGTGTTGTTAAGTTAGGATGTGGCGTTGGCGGCTACAATCAAAACCAAGCCGAGATAAAAACTTGGCTCGAATACGGTGATGAATTACCATTAGCTCGCATTGTTGCTTATGGCAAGTTTGTTATCGTTATGGAAAGAATTTCACTTTTGCCTAGATATGAACATCTTGAGTCATGGGACACAGAGAGTTTTATAGAAGAAAACTTTGACGACATCTGTGAATATTACAGCGATTACAGCGATAGTCGCCGCGAGTCTTTACTTTCTGAAATGTGGTACGCGGCTTGTGCATTGGACGAAGTCTTTGGCCAAACTCCTGACAATGACCAATTAGGTTTAAACAGTAGTGGCCGAGTAGTTGTATATGATTATGGCTTCTACGCCGATTCAAACTATCCTCAAACTACTGAACTCACTTACAGTTATGGTGATGTTCACAGTTATTTAGAAACATTAATTATTAATTACAGTAGCATTTCATTAGACGAAAATGCTTTACTTAAAATTGAAAATGATGTTTACGAATGTTATAAAACCGATGCCGGAGAACTTTTCATTGATAACGATGAAGAAAATCTTGACAACGACTAATTAATATCTTATACTATTTATAGATAAAAGGAGAAGACTATGGAGAACAACAACACCTTCACAAGTAGCGAAAGCAATTTCAATAGTTGGTACGAACCATGCAATTGGTCCGAAGGTTTTTATGTTGCCCATACACCAGCCATTAATGACTATGCTATCGAAGACGATAGACCTTTTATCTATGCCCAAGCGGGATTAGGAGTGAAAACAGAGTAAAGACGCGACTTTATTCAACCATCTTAATCAGACTAGGGCAAAAGACCTAGTCTTTTTATTTGAAAAAAGTATGGACAAGGTCATAAGCAAGGTATATAATTATATTATAAGATAATTAATCATATTACCTTATTACATTTGGGAGTTTGGCAGAGTGAACAATTGCAACTGACTGTAAATCAGTCGCCTAGCGGCTACGGTGGTTTGAATCCATCAACTCCCACCAAACATGGAGATGTAGGCTAATAGTAAACTGCCTCACTGTCACTGAGGCGTCGCCGGAGCATAACCGACCTTCTCCGCCATTTATGGGGACGGTGGCGAAAATAGTTAACGCACTTGTCTGTGAAACAAGTTAATGTGGGTGCAAGTCCCATCTGTCCCACCATTCTGGTCCTGTAGACAAATTGGTATAGTCACAACCCTTTCAAGGTTGAATTTGTGGGTTCGAGCCCCACCAGGATCGCCATGCTGATTTAGCTCATCTGGTAGAGCAATTCACTAGTAATGAATAGGTGATGGGTTCAAGTCCTATAATCAGCACCATGCCTTAATAGCACAAATGGTAGTGCAGTTGCCTTGTAAGCATCAGGTTAGCGGTTCAAGTCCGTTTTAAGGCACCATACATCGGCTTCATTCAATTGGCAGGATGGCTGACTCCAAATCAGCTCATTAGGGTTCGAGTCCTTAAGCCGGTGCCAGTAATGTCGCAATCGTATAACGGCTAATACTTCTGCCTTCCAAGCAGAAAATGAGGGTTCGATTCCCTCTTGCGGCTCCAATTCATTTATAACTCATGGTTAGCCAACAACGAATAAGACCTATACAATACGGTCTGTTGAATAAGTGTTGGACGCGATAGAATTTTCTATCGGAGAAAGGTAAGACCGGCCGTTAAACCTTTACATGAGTTCTATATAGCGGGCGAGTGGAACGGATATACCATTTCAGGCTCATAATCTGAAGATACTAGGTTCGACTCCTAGGCTCCGCCACCAATTAATCCGGACATAGCGTAGCTTGGTATCGCGTCTGCTTTGGGAGCAGAAGGTCGCAGGTTCAAATCCTGCTGTTCGGACCATTTAGGCAAGTAGCTCAGTTGGCTAGAGCGCAGTGCTGATAACGCTGAGGTCGACAGTCCGATCCTGTCCTTGCCTACCATTCATGGAAGTATACCCAAGCGGCTGAAGGGGACGGTTTGCTAAACCGTTAGTGCTGAAAGGCAGCGAAGGTTCGAATCCTTCTGCTTCCGCCATGTCAAAATTATTTGACTAATCGTATTGATTGTCTTATAATATATTAACCTGAAAAGGGAACTGACCGACAAGTCATTAAACTGCTGTTAGACGAGCATGAAGACCTAACTTAATTGAGAAGACATGCACGATAAATACAAAAAGTTTAGGGGAAGATACCCATGAGAAATTACCGACCATACATAAGGTCATGGGCTGAAAATCACTAAACGAAATGGGGCGTGCGTCGGTTGCCGTCCCAAACTCCAGCCAAGTGGAGAAAGTAGAATAGGCTACGAACAAATCTTGGATACCTCATCTACTATACCTACTGGAAGTGAATTAACACTTGCGAACTAAATAGTTTTACATCTTCTACCCGAGTGGTATATATTATACGCACAGAATGGGGAGGCTCTTCAGATTGAGTAGGTTAAAAACTAAGATAATATAGGACTTAGCTTATGGGTTCAACTGAACTAGGTGTTTAACTCTGTGTAATAGTTGCGCCCTTTAACTAGTTTTTAATTTGTATCTTCCTCCTGTCCGCAACGACATAAAACTAGTGGAGGAAAAGATATGATTACTTTTACAATATGGTTCTTAAGAGTATGGTATATAAGTCTATGCCATATGCGTACCATGTAGGGTGCAAACCCTTTCCGGGAATTAGCGCAGTTTGGTCTACCGCGTCTGTTTAGGGAACAGAAGAGCATTGGTTCGAATCCAATATTCCCGACCATGCCTTGGTAGCTCAGAGGCAGAGCAAACGGCTGTTAACCGTTAGGTCAAGATTTCGAAATTCTTCCGGGGCGCCATACTACTCTCTTAGTTCAACAGGAGAATGTCTGTTTTACACGCAGAAGACAGGGGCGCGACTCCTCTAGAGAGTACCACACAATATTGAATTGGAGGCCGAGGTGATTCCTGCAAGCTGTAGTCCTCCGTTAAGCAGCCGTTTGTGAGTGAGATGGCGTAATCAGCCATCCGTGCAGTACACGTTAAAACTCTCTGGTGTATGTAATCCACCATAAAAGATTGCAAGCCATGCAAGTGGGCCTAGTACATTTGTAGGGGTGTAGTTGCAACTGCACCCCATCATTATTCAAAAACTTCTTGCCAAAGCCAAAACAACCTTATATAATAATTATATAATAAGAAAAGGAGAAATTGACTATGGGTTTAGATATGTATTTAATGAAAAGAAGTGAATTAATTCGAGATGAAAATGGTGAGTATATAAAACCAGATGACATAGAAGTAGGTTATTTTCAAAAGTTTAACGCACTTCATAATTACATCACTACTGTTTTAACTGACCACGCAGGTACTAATTGCGAAGAAATTAATTTAAGCACTGAACAATTAGTTGACATTTTAGAAACACTAGAAAAGGCGGCCGCCATCTTAGAAAAAGGTGTATACGACGCTGAAGCAAATTCTTACGATGAAGATACTTGCGAACAAATTAAAGAATTTTTCCCACCAACATCTGGATTTTTCTTCGGTAGCACTGAAATTGACGATTGGTTTAGAGATGATGTTAATGACGCCATTCCAGTTATTCGTACAGCATTAGATATGTCTAAAAATGGAGACAAAATATATTACTATTCTTGGTGGTAATTTTGTTGACATAACCCCACAAACTTAATATAATATTTATATAAAGGAGAAAGAAGAAAATATGAAATTAGGCAAGATTTATACTCTTATCGGTATTAAAGAAATTCACGTTAACAGAGTCGATGGTATTGAAATTGGTTATGATGGCTTAGCAGTCACCAATACTGACGAACTCGATGATATGGTTATTGATGATTTAAGTAGCGGCGACCTCAACGTCTATGATGTCGTTGATGGTGTTGGTGCTGTTGCTGAAATTAGTTTAACAGAAGATAACGAATTCCAAGTTGACAATGTCGATGGTTATGACGGCATTGAACCAGATGACGATGAAGAAGACAATGATGAAGGCGACGATTACGACGAAGCCGCAGATCATGACAGCATCGCATCTGACGAAGAAGACGAATAGTTAAACCTTAATAGCCTCACGATAACGTGGGGCTTCATTATGGGGGTATAGCTCAGCTGGGAGAGCGCCTGCCCTGCAAGCAGGAGGCCAAGGGTTCGATCCCCTTTACTTCCACCATTTAGTGAAAAATATTCTGGACAAAGTTGACAGAATATTCTATAATATATATAGTTAAAATGAATAACTCGTTTTAACTCCTTTCCTTCCTCAACATTAATAGTGCCTTGTCGTGGCGTTGAGGCTTAGTAGGATACTTCCGAAAACCAAACTATTAGACTAGTTCTTTGACAAATTTTATTTTGCAGCGTGGTGAAGATGGTCTTGCGGACCGCCACGTGTCAACTCAGGAATGAAAGCAATATGGGATACTGTATTGTAAGTAAGAAACCAATCGGGAAACTTATTGGTAAACCTTTCAAAGGATTGAGTTGAATGAGCATAACGTTAGTGAGTATATAAGCAATCTCGAAACTCAGCGGTGACAAGAGGCAACGTAGAAATACGCCCCACCAAGAGATAATTGCGTGAGAAACAGTTATTTCGGTTCTCAAAGGAAGCCGGTGTCTTGAAGTCTAGTAATAGACTATAACTGAGGAAGAGAGTATGAGTAGCTGAAAGACAAGATACAATGATGTAAAATTGTTGGCCGTCTTGAAACCGGCCCTTGGTTTTAGAAGAACAAATTCAATTCTGAAGCTCGGTGAAAGTTGAAGGAGACCGATTCCTTCCGTTGTTACGCTAATGCCATTAGAGAAGTGCAAGAGTCGCTATCTTGCCCTCAGACTCTAGTGAACGTGTGTGAAGAATGTATGCTAATAAGTTGTGTATGGCGAAGGCCGGCTAAAATAAAATTTATCAAAGAACTAGTGAAACAACTTTTTCTTGACAAAGTGCAAGATTAAGTATATACTATTTATAGTTAAAGATGAGAAATCATTTTTAACAAACCCCTTCTTTCCTTATAAACTTTGGCAATAGGAAACATAATATCCTCCTATTGTCTCTTTCTCATAATTGATGCCTCTACGCGGCGAGAAAGACGAAGAGTGCCATGCACTTAACTAAATCAATTCTAAAGGAGTACGCAGATGACAAACATGATATCAAAATTACAACTTAAACAAAGATTTTGTGTCAACACATGTCATTTTCGTATGCCAAACTAAACCCAAAGATAATTCATTCTAACATAATACATTATCTTTCCTTCCTTCCTTTCTGAAACCTAGTGGCATACGCCTACTAGGTTTTTATTTTGGTTGTGTACCCAAGCGGCCTAAGGGGACGAGCTGCAACCTCGTTATTCGTCAGTTCGAATCTGACCGCAATCTCCATTTTTATCCGCATAGCTCAACGGACTAGAGCAAAAGATTTCTAATCTTTAGGTTGAGGGTTCGAATCCTTCTGCGGATGCCAATTAATATAGCCGTGTCGCCAAGCTGGCTTAAGGCACCAGACTTTGACTCTGGCATTCGTAGGTTCAAATCCTACCACGGCTGCCAATCATATGCACCCATAGCTCAGTTGGTAGAGCATTTGACTTTTAATCAAGGGGTCGAGAGTTCGAGTCTCTCTGGGCGCACCATTTACCTTCATAGCACAATGGTAATGCAACTGACTCTTAATCAGTGGATTCAAGGTTCGAGTCCTTGTGGAGGTACCAAACAGTCTAAATCAGAAGGAAAACTGTAAACCAAACACATTCGCGATGTGTTAAGGAAAAGCAAACGGTGTAGTAGATACAATCCCTGCGGTGGTGAAACAGGAGTCTACGAGAATTGGGAGAACCTCAGCTTAGTTTGCCGCCCAAGTGGTGATATAACGGAAGTGGGATAGGTACTGAAAAGCCTATACAGACAGGGAGTGGAAACCTGACCTGTCAACCTGGCCTTGTAGCTCAGTTGGTAGAGCAATGGACTGAAAATCCATGTGTCCCCAGTTCAACTCTGGGCGTGGCCACCATCGCCGTATGGTTCGATAGCCAAATGCGTCTCATAAGCGCGTTGACTTGGTTTGACTCCAAGTGCGGCGACCATCTTCTATTCAAAAAATACAATTGTTTTAATTTTCTCCTGTAGCTCAATAGTAGAGCGGACGCCTTATAAGCGTTAGATCAGTGTGCAATTCACTGCGGGAGGACCATATCTCCTTAGCCCAACTGGTAGAGGCAATAAGCTCAAACCTTATAAAGTAAGAGTTCGAATCTCTTAGGGGATACCAGAAATATTTATGGACATAGTCCACTATCTATGCTATAATATTATTAGTAAGATAAGAAAAAGATTTTACTGCCCGAATGGTGTAATTGGTAGCCACGTTAGTCTAAGAAGCTAATGCCGCAAGGCGTATCGGTTCGAGTCCGATTTTGGGCACCATGGTCAAATGTTGGAACGGGTAGACAATTCAGACTTAAAATCTGATGTCCGAAAGGACGTGAGGGTTCGAGTCCCTCTTTGACCACCATCTGCCCGGTTGCTGGAATGGTATACAATGCTCGCTTAGAACGAGTAGTTTAAAGGTTCGAATCCTTTACCGGGTACCACTGCCTCATTAGCTCAGTAGACAGAGCGCCTCGCTACGAACGAGAAGGTCATGGGTGCAACTCCTATATGGGGCTCCAATTAGTAAAGAAAGGAATTAACTATGGCTAAACATAAATTACCTCCTATTGAAATAGATACTTCGTTTCGTGATTTATCATACGAAGAACAAGTTAAAGCAGCCCTTGATGTATTGCATACCGCAGTATGTAAATATAAGCGACTTCCAGAAGACGATACTGTTGTTGAAGAAATCGAATTGATTAGACAAGCATTACAAGAATGGGCTGATGATAGGAAATTGTTTAGCACATTTCCTTATGCCGAAAGCACCGCGCGAGAAATGCTGATTATTCTTACGAATAGCGGCATTAAAAATGGCAAAGAGTTAATGAAAAGGTTAAAAGACCAGAAAGACATATAGAGGTATTATATGGAAATTAAAGATAAAATGGAAAAATTAGGATATGAACAATCTAGATTAAATCCGTGGGAATATTATAAAAGATACAATGGTTATATTTCTCAAGTTATTGATTTCAGTACATTAAATGAAACGGAAAACATATATGAAATAGATAGCGCATATATTGAAGTTAATGATACTATTAGTGCTCAACAATGTATAGATAGTATCCAAGACGCATTTAATATATTGCAAGAAGATTTAAAAGTAATAACAAGATTATTACCAGAGATTAAATGGAAGATATGGGAGAATTAAATATGGCTAAAACATTAATTATTATTGATATGCAAAATGATTTTATTACAGGTGGACTAGGAAGCGAAGCAGCTCAAAACATCGTCGAACCATTATGTGATTATATTACAAATTTTAATAGTAATGAAAATATAATTTGCACAAGAGATACACATGATTGGAATTACCTTAATACGCTAGAAGGTCAAAATTTACCAATTGAACATTGCATTCAAGATACTGCCGGATGGTGTATTGATGATAGAATCTTAAAAGCATTAAGAGAAAAAAGATATAACATAATTAATAAAAATCATTTTGGAACATTAGAATGGAAGAGTATATCATATATGATAACAAGTGAGATTGAAATCTGTGGTGTTTGTACTGACATCTGTGTTATTTCCAATGCAATTATTCTTAGAACAATTTTCCCAGAAGCCAAAATTACTGTTCTTTCAGATTTATGTGCTGGTACAAGTGAAGAACATCATAAGCAAGCACTTGAAATTATGTATCAATGTGATATTGAGGTAAGATAATTTATGCAAAAGTGTATAAATTGTAAACATCTATTTAGCAGGGACATCTGTTATTTTTGTGATACAAATGGTCAAGAAATAACGCACCCATTATTTAGGGGTGGTAAAAAATGTCCTTGTTATGAAAAATATAAAAAAGCAAAAGAAAAATTTAACTATCCACAAAGAAATAATATTGAGGTAAGATAATATGAGAACAATGGGAGATTTATTAAGTTTTTATGGAGTTGAACTTGGGCAAAGATATAAAATTACACAAACAAGTTTAAAATTATCAGGGTCAAGCATATTCACCGTTGAACAAACGAGAGAATATTGCGGTGGACTTGGATTAAGATTTGAGAATAACGATAGACTTAACTCTATAACAGTATTAAACGATTGTGTTTATGAAAAAATTAAACCATCATCAATTCTCGATGATACAGAAAGAAGATATTTACAACATTATGTTATAGATAATCCTGCGTTTAGAGGAAAAGTGATGGAAATCGCAAAATTTTCAGAGATTGATAACGAGAGAGGATTTTTAGTAATTTACTTACTCGATGGAGACCTTGAAGGTTTACCTTATTTTCCTTTAGACACTATGTATAAAGGTATGGAATTAGAAAAACATTACAGCTGTCAAGAACTAGGCTTAAAAGGATAGGAGGAAACAACGGAAGGTTGGCCGAGTGGGTGATGGCACTGGTCTAGAAAACCAGCATATAGCAATATATCTAGGGTTCGAATCCCTAACCTTCCGCCAAATATAAATATGAAACATTTAAGAAAGATATTAATGGTCGGCATAGTAGTCAAGCTAATTGTCCTATTCCTTGCGGTCGCTGCGCTATTGACATGCTTTCCAGTAGTAGTCGCAACGGATTGGGTGGCTGTTGTAGGTATCGGCTACGTATTATTATTGTTTGCTGTTATCGGCATTTTCTGGTATCTTAATCGCTTTTACCCAGATGGAGAATAACCTGGCGCGGCCGCCAGTCCTGTTTTGAAAACAGTGAGTACGGCAACGTATGGGGATCGACACCTCTATTCTCCGCCAAGTAAAGAAAGTCATGACTTAGCCAAATTTATATTGACTAAGTCTTTTTTATTTTTTATAATATAAATATACAAGGAGAGTAGCAAAAGATATGATTTATTTAATTAGCGATACACATTTCAACCACAAGAATATTATTGCCTATGAAAATAGACCTTTTTCATCTGTTCAAGAAATGAACGAAGCTTTAATCCGCAATTGGAATGAAATTGTTAAAGATGACGATGTTGTTATTCACCTTGGTGACGTTGGCTTAGGTCAGGAATCTCAACTTAAAACTATTGTGCCACAACTCAAGGGACATAAAATATTAATCCTTGGTAATCACGATAATAAATCTAAGGCATTTTATTTAGACTGCGGCTTTCAATACGTCACGCGCACTTTTAAATTTAAGTATAAAGGAATTGAACTTTATCTTTCACATGAACCAGTTTCTCGTCCAGGCGATGGCTCTCATTATGACCTGCACTTCTATGGGCATGTTCATACAAAAGGTATCAATGACAATTATCCAACTATTTCACACAATGGCGCTTGTCTTTGTGTTGAACGCTGGAACTACCTGCCTGTTAACCTTGACAGCGTGATTGAGTTATGTGAAAAGGAAAAGGAGGTCAATAATGCGATTTAGATATATTGTGCAGTATTCTACACCAGACGGAAAGGTTAAGCAAAGCGATTGCGGAGAGTTCCCACTCGTAGCAATCAACATGGCCCGTATAGGTTTGGAAGAAGGTAGATATGTAGAAGCGAGCGTTTTTGTAGTGAAGGAGAGTGATTAGTATGATAACCTTTTATTACATTTTTGAAGAGGCTTATAGAGATGAAAACTTTGATGGCATAACGGTAGATTATGAATTTACACCAAGTGAAGCCCTATTAAGAGAGGCAGTAAAAGATTTCTGCCACGATTGTAATGTAGTTATCGCTTGTGATTTAAGCATAGATGAGTTAGAAACTTTTATTCAATCACAATCTTTATGCTTGAGTTATTGTCAAGACTGGTTATTTAGCGACGCGCTCGAAGAATGTACTAGTAATCCTGATACTTGGGAATTGTATAAAGAAGCACTTGAAGACGAATACGATAGCGCGCATCCATTACGTGCGGTCGGCATGAGTGAAAGAGATTTTATGTAAAGGAGAACATTATGTGTAAACGTTATTCTAAAGATTATTACGATATGATGAAGAAATATCAAAAGAAACTTAACAAGATAAGCAAAGAGACTACACCATGGGATTACGGACATATTGAAAAATTTGTCGTTACTTCTTTAGAGTTCATGCGTGAATATTATAATAACGGTGAAAATGTACATGGACTTGATAATCCTAAAGATCCAAAACGTATTGCCATTTTAAGAGAGCTTATAATGTTATGGAGGAGATATATTTATTTTGATGCTAAACACAACTACGAGCTTGCAGAAAAATACTATAAAGACTTCTGGACTAAACTAGGAGAAAATCTTCACTATCTTTGGGACTAATTTCTTGACAAGAGATTAGTCTTTTTATATAATATATTATACGGGCTAGAATTGGTTTCGATTATGATAATTGCTTATGAAATACAGCAAGCTGATAACTTACTATCAACAAGCAATAAATGCAAAACAAAGCAAAGTCAGAGTAAATGCTTTTTCTACTAGAAGAAGCGCAGGTAGAGCTTTCGCTCTTAACTATTAATTAATAGATAACCGCTCAGGAGTTCCTTGACGCCGAGACAAGGTCGACTCCTTCATAAATCGGCTGTACCGCGGCTGTGTGCAACGGCAGACGCAAGTGAAAAATTTCGTTGCGGCGGCATAAAGAAGTACGGAGACTATTTATGCTGGTTATGCTCCGTTAAAGCTGTAAGTAATTTTTATAAGGAAGTGTTATAAGACCTGAGTTCGATCCTCAGCTAGTCCACCAGCTGCGTGTGTAATACAATGGCTAGTATGCTACCTTGCCAAGGTAGATATACGGGTTCGATTCCCGTTACGCGCTCCAAACTAAATTTCCATAGTTGCAATAAAATTAATTGTGAAAGCAAAAGGAGGCATTTACATGAAATATTATAGCGACAAATTAGATAAACTCTTCGAATCAGCCGAAGAATGTAGTCAAGCAGAGAAAGACTACGACACACAAATTGCTGAGAAAAAACAACACGAACTTAAATTAAAAGAAGAAAGAAGTACAAGAGCCAAAGAAATTGATGAGGCTAGAAAGGCTTTAGAGGCCGCTTCAAAACATTATCATGAGTTAATTCATGCTTTTGTAAAGGACTTTGGTTCATATCATCATTCTATTATCAAACACGATTTACAAGATGATCCAGATCTTTTGGACTTCTTCGATAACTGGCTTATCTGGTAGTTAGCGGCGTTCGCAACTATGGAATGCCTATAACGCCAGGCAAGAGGAAGATTTGCTATCTTCCTTTTATTTTACTATATTAATATTGACCGAAAAGGGTGGGGCTATTATGTGTGGTAGCATGGATAGAAACGACGCCCGCGGTGAGTGCTTACTTGCGCCCAGGGTGGACAAGCAAGACATTCTAAAGAAATACAGATGGCACAACATTTGTTATATTGCTTTGCGGCCTGCAAGCGGCTGCTCGGTCATTTTTCTGACAATAAGAGATTTAGGTTGACTAAGTCTTTTTTATTTACTATAATATATATGATAGAAAGGAGCACTATCATTATGACGTTCCAAGAAGTATTAAATGGATATTTAGCAACTGTTTCATGGTATAAAAACATGATAGACAGAGCTATAGAAAGAGATGATGAAGAATGGGTACAAACGACGCAATCAAAATTAGCTACTACGGTTCATAATTTTAACCGCCTGTTATATTATATTAAAAATAAAGACGAAATTTACTCTCGCCGCGAATGCACACCTAAAGAGATTAAGAAATATCAAAAGGAACTTACTGTAGAAGGTGATTTAGTTGGTATGCTTGATTATCGTGGTATTTCTTGCCCTATTTTTGTTGATGATTGCGGTCAACAAGAATATATAGAGGTTTATCGTAAAGGTAAAGATGTTTATACAATACCTGGCGGTGCATATAATTTTAACCCAGAGCTTGATTGGGTTGCGCAAATTAATATTTTACTTGATTTGGAGGATTAATAGTTATGTATACAATTGATGACTTCGCGATGTTAACGCCAATGAAATATTATAATAATGAAACTGACTGTCCTAAACGTGACGATATGATTTATAATAAGAACAATGAATACATTGCATCAATCAAGAAAGATGGCGATTGGGCAATGTTAATCCATTGGGAGAAAGGACACAACTTAATTCGTAGCCGCAGTATCAGTAAGGTAACCGGAGTTTATGGAAACTATACCGAAAAAGTTCCACATATTGTCAGTCTTATGGACACTTTGCCTGACAATACAGTTTTGTTAGCAGAGTTATGCTGGGACGAGCCAGGCACTAATGCCAATACAGTTGGCACAATTTTAAGATGTTTACCTGCAAAAGCCGTTGAACGTCAAAAGGAACATAAGTTAAAAGCCATCTGCTTTGATATGTTAATGTGGAATGGCATTGATTATTGCAATACAGATTATTATACTCGTGTCTGTGTTTTATGTGATTGGTTTATCAACCATTGGAATGAATATTTACATCCAACAATATTTTATATAGATTCTGCAGACTTTTTGTCAATAGCAGATGAAATTATAAGTGGAGGCGGAGAAGGTCTCGTAATACAAAGAAAAGATAATCCATATATGCCAGGCACTCGTACGGCATGGAAAACTTTAAAGCTTAAACAATCACTTCCTGAAATGGAATTGAAGGTAATTGGCACACTTAATCCTAATAAACAATATGAAGGAGACTTTGTTGACAATTGGCCTTATTGGGAAGTCTTTAGCGGCGAAAATCGCACAGATCCAGATACAGGTGAAGTAGAAGCAATTTATAATTTAGTCGAATTGCCTGCGGACGCCGATAGAAATATGGTACCTGGTATTCCAGTCACTAAACCATATTTCTATGGTTGGAAGAATGGCATTACAGTAGAATATAATAATACCACCTGCGATGTCGCTAGTGGACTTACCGATGAAGATCGCGAATGGCTTGCTACGAAAGAGGCGGCCGCCATGATAGCCAATGGCGAATTATATGCCGTAGTGAAAGCTATGCAAACCAATGATAAGGGCCGTTTGAGACACCCTTACGTAGTTAGACTTAGAAACGATATTGTCAAGGATTAACAATTTCTAAAATGGTTATGCAATTTTCCTTGACAAAGCCCCAAAGCATTAGTAAAGTATTAATACAAATAAGATAAGTAAACTTTATGACTAACAAAGAATTAATCAAAATTTTAAAGCGCTTTGATAAAGCGGCGACCATTTATATTGATGGTCAAGAAAATTTTCTTCCGCAGTTTTATTTAACTAAGGAAGGTCATTGGGTTATCGAACTTAATAGTGCAAAAACTCTTGACGAAACCCAAAAAGATTAATATAATAATTATAGTTAAGTAAGGTAATAATAATTATCTTATTTGCTAGACGAGGACCCGTCTTAAAAAAACGATCGAGCCTAGCTAGCTCGTCCTGTCTTGAGGAGAGATAGACTGTGCCGGAAAACTATGTTTCAAAGCCCCGGCGAGAATATAAATAAAGGAAACAAGGACGTCCACCTAAACACCACCTTTAATTAAGACGCGCACTTAATTAAACCATGACTTCAACACATCTGCCTTCTCGAGGCGAAGTCGTAGAAACTAAAGATGGAGTAGAATGATTCATACGGTTCTACGAAAATAATATCAGTATGATTGGAATCACGCAAGGATGTGATGGCTTAGCCTTGAAGCGATAAAGGCATTATATTGAAAGGATAAATTATCATGAAAGCAACAGAAATCAGCTACACAGAAAATGAATTAAAAGCAATCGAAGTTTTAAGACAATGCAAAGGTCAAAACCTTTCCGCAAAAGAATTAGGAATTCCAACAGCAGTTCTCGAATCCTTAATTAAGAAAGCAAACGATGAAAGACCAATGGCAGCCGGTGTTGACAGAATCCATGTCGTTAAAGGTTCAAAAATCGTTCCAGTCACAGTCGAAAAAGAATATAAAACTTACGACTTAAAAGACTAATTTTAAATAATTAGTATTAATATTCATTTACATAAGTTCCTAGCTTAGTTAGGAACTTTTTTGTTGCCTTAATGAAGAATATGTAGTATAATGATTTATAAGGAGAATAAGAATTATGATGAAGAAGATAAGCGAAGTAGTTAAACGCAGTATCGTGACTTGTTCTAGTGGCTATGTTATAATTAGTACTGTTGTAATAAAAGTATCTAAAACAAGACCTTATTATGAAACCGCAATTCTAGATAATAAGAAAGTTATTGTAGTAGATGAGACTTTTTCAAAACGTGAAGCAACAGCTAATCATTGGTATTGGGAAAAATTTATGGTAACACAAAATCCTGTGACTATAAAGGCTTATGGAGAAGAAACATCAATTGACTATATTATAGATGAAGAAAAGGTAGAGGAGATATATCAAACATGCTGAGAATAGATATTGAAAGCCGCATGAAACAGCAAGGCATAACTCAAATTGATTTAGTCTATCATGAAAATGATAAGTTGGCGGTTTATTGCGAACTTAAAAGTGGATACCTTACCGATTACACCAACCATCGTGTTAACCGCAAAACGGACATCTGGGGTTATTTAAAGTGGGAAAATGGTCAAAGCACTAGAGTAAAATTTGATGCGGCCCAACAACTTTAATAAACTATATTATTATGGGATACATTTATTTTATACAACCAAAGAGTAATAAGGGTAAAATTTACGTAGGTCAAACCACGCGTGAAGATACTTCACGTCTTGTTGAACACGCCGAAGTTGCATATGGATTAAGAACAGGCAAATTTTACGGCAGTGAAGAATTAATACAAGAGTATAGTTTAAGTGGTATTAATACTTATGTCATACAAAATGGTGGTATCCCTCAAGAGATAATAAATGGTTTTCATCAAATGTGAGAGCCACTTAAAGGGGACGATACTATTGATTTCGCCGAATTAATATGGACATTGTGATGCCAAGACCATTATAACAGCGGCTTCACTAACCGCATTCCAGGTGGTGAAAATGGCTGACAATGAAAAGGTGGAGATATAAATTTAGACCCTATTATTGCTGCCTTTAAAACAAAATTGAGCGCAGATGCCATTAAAGTAAATTTAGAAAAAGTCAAGATTAAAAAAGAACTCAAGATTGTAAAATTTAACAGCTATGAAAATATTGAAGTTAAATTAATACAACCTTATCTCTATTATCTTTCTCGTATAATTGCAAAAGTTATTGAGCAATGTATATTAACTGGAGAGCCTAGCTTTTTTCAAGGCGTCTTTCATGAAGAAGATGGAAAATATACTCCTTTCATGAGCGATTTAATTGCTTCTTTATCTAAATCATTAGGGTCTAACCAAATTGATGCAGTTTATTCAAATGCTATGCAAGAAAAAGTTTCTGACTTGATACAAAAAAGATTTACTACATATGTAGGTTATATGCAAGAAGCAATTATTGAAATAACTGGTGATACCGATATGGCTGATCAACTTAAAAATTTAAGACTTAACTTAAAAAGAGAGAAGGTTAGACACAAGATGCACCAATATGCCGAAGTAATTATTGGAAGAATTATTAAAAGATTGAGACGTGAACTTGAAATTACTGCGGCGAAATTATGAAATCGTTTAACTCCTACAGGTGAAAAAGACGTTACTATTAAATTAAACTTTAACTTCCCTGCTGAACTATGGGAGTCTTCATTAAATATTAAAGATGATTTTAAACCATCATGGTATAAAAAAGCACTTAAACTACCAAATCCTTTAGATACTGCCGTGTTAAATCCACCAGAAGTTATTGACGCATATCAAGAGGTCTCTTATAAATTGTTTGATAAAGTTATGCAAGATGTAAAGACACCATTACAGGATTTATATTCTAAAGGATTTGCCCTTGAAGGCGCGCAAGGTGAAGACAACATTCACTTTACTTTCATACAAGACAGCATTATATACTTCCGTCCTAATGCTACCTTAAATGACCATACAACTAGAGCAATCACACCTTCATTATATGAAAAGGTGCATGATGTATATTTAACATTACCTGCCGCTGAATGGATTATTAAAGAAAACCACTGGGAAGCTTTCTATAGACCTATGGTTGCCAGATGGCGTAAAAGACATAATGGTGAGCCTTTTACATTACTCGACCGTGAAACAGGCAACAATAATTCTAACTACTACATTTATTCGGTAGCACCATTTACCAATCAAGTTTACGTCGCTTATAAAGGTATGCTCATTACGAACGACGACACACTTACTTATTATTAGAAAGGAGTATTTATGTTTACAGAAAATGGCCTTACTATTTTTTGGCACAGAGAAGATGAAAACGCTATAATTCCAACTAAGCGTGATGAAGATGCCGGCTTTGACATCTACACCATTGAAGACGAAGTATTATTAAAACCAGGTGCAAAGTACAGTTTTGACACTGGCTTAGCAGTAGCCCTTAATCGTTCTGACTACTGGTTAATGGTTTTCGACCGCGGCAGTACTGGCAGCATTGGTCTTCATGTCCACTGCGGCGTGATCGATAATGGCTACCGTGGTAGAATTTTTATTTGTTTATGTAATGATAATCCTTATCCAGTTTTAGTTACTAATAAAGTAGAAAAAGCAGGAATGGGAACAAAAAATGGACAAGACGTCTTCCTTTATCCAACTAGAAAAGCAATTGCTCAAATTATTCCAGTGCAGATGCCAAAAGTATCTTCCTTAGAAATAGTAGATACCTTATGGAACGAGACCTTTAAGAATAATAGTGCACGTGGCACCGGCAAGTTAGGAGCAAGTGGTAAGTAATTATGAGCACCTACTATGATAAAAGTGGTACTGCACCAACTTCTGCTTATATTGGGGAATTATACTCCACGCCAGTATTAAAAGTTAATCTTACTGAAGAAGGTGCGAATAAATTAGCAAAGATGCTTGAAGAGGACGATCTCTTTTATACGCGGCCTAGTCAAGTTGTAATGACAGGGGTCAGTCCGATCGAGGCAGAGACGGCAATTTCAGCTTGGAAGATTATTCAAGAGAAGAAAGTAGATGTTTTCTTTGATATTCTTAAAAGAGATAGTTATGAAGACTATTGTGAATATTTTGGCCGCCTGCGTTCAAAAGGCGATCCTGATATCTGTGTTTACAAACAATTGTTAACTAGAGAAGAATTTGAACTCTTGCATAATAGCATATCGAATCCCTATATAACGATATAATGACAATCAAAATCGATTCTCTAGAAAGGAGAAAATAATAAATTATGATGATAGCCGCAATAATTATTGCTAGTATAACTATAATTCTTGCAATCATTGCAGTAATAATTATGATATGTTATTATGTAAGGTTTCAAAGAATAAACCCTTGTAAAATATTTAATTATACTGACTTTAAGGCTTATAAAGAAGCGGTAAAGAATATAAAAAAGAGTAGTGAATAACTACTCTTTTGTTTTTATTTTATTCGGCATTATCATAAAATCCTACAACATTTGGATAGAATTCTAAATAAGAATCGGTTGGTTCTGGGTCTCCTTCTGTGGTTTTATAAATAGTATGATTTTGTTCAATATTCCATACAACATAATATGTTCCATTATCTATATTAATAATAGAAAATACTTTTGTTTCAATAGGTGAGTAATCTTCTGTTATTTCTTGGTAAGTTACTCTTAATAACATATAATTTTCATCGACTTCAAATTGTTGAAAATGAATATTATTAGGACCAGGAAAATTACCTACAGTTCCAACGACGGTACTTATAACTTGATAATTTGGTCCACCTGAACTTGCACCACTATTTAATGCATTTTGGATAAATAATTCTTTTGCACTGCCGTCAAAATCAAAATATACTACACCAAAATGTGAGGATACTCCAGATTGAAGAGGTTCTAAGTAATCGCCACTAGCAAATTCAAATTTATCAGGATTGGTATAAAAAGAGAAAGGTGTAAGATATGTATTACCATTCGCATCATCAGTCCAAAAACACAATTTATTGCCTTCTAGATATGATTTAAGTTTACTCTCATCGTCTGACTCTATAATTGATCGTGGTATAAAGATTGAAAATCTAAAGTGAGAACTAACAGAATCGCCACCAGTTTTGCCTGAACTAGTCATTCCAGTTCCTGCAATTAATTTAATAGGTTCATCAGTAATGGCATCTCCAGAACCACTTTGAATAAGACTATTTGCTTTTAAAGCATTTTCTAAAAAATTAAAATCTAATTCATTATAAAGATGGGCCACAAGAGTGTTTTGTTCTGGTATTTCTACTGAACTAAAAGATATAGGAGATGATTGACCTAGTACTTGTATCTTATATATATAACCACCAGTTTCCGAATCATTATCTGGAATAGAAAATAAAAGTACTGGTGTTAATACGGCTTCTCCATTATTAAGATGATGTAATAACAAATAGGATTTTTCTTCATCACCATCGCCCCAATAATCTTCTGCTCCTTCAATAGGACTATCAGATGCAATCATAAAATCATATGTGGTTGGTAATTCTGAACCATCATTTATATAAGTCCCTGTCATTAATACTGTAATTCCTTTATAACTAGAGCCATCGCCACCACCAATACCATTTTCTTCAATCCATTCATTAATCATTTGTAACCATTTGGTTTGTGGTAGTTTTAAATCGACGGTGCCGCCGGATATGTTGTTAAATAATCTATTTAATTCTTTTGTTTCAGTTGACATATGTTTCCCTCCATAGTTGCAACAATATACTATAATATTATCTCTCTATTTAGCATAATCTATATTAGTGCTAGACGTCAAATTAACGTTTGCAATATTTATATAGCTCGTCATTGGTAACTTCCATAGAGCCTTCATTTTCACCATCACCAAAAGTAAGGGTGTATTTAATAGGTTTATCAATTTCACCCAATAAATTGTCGAGTTCAACGCACCAATCAGATCTCATAGATTTAGTGAGTTCTACAAACCCGACATAAGGCAAGTCACTAATCTTGTCAATAACCTTTTGAAAATCACATTTGTCTTGTTTACGTTGTCTTCAATCATCAATTTGGTTCATTGAACCTAGTAAAATTACTTTACTATAATCTCCAACACGAGTAAGAATAGTCTTTAATTCCGTAAGGCTAAGGTTTTGTGCTTCATCAATAATTAAGACAGTGTTTTCAAAACTGCGGCCCCTCAAGAAGGCAATAGGCTCAACTTCAATCTTCGCGGCCATATCATTCACATTAAGCTTATCTTCACTTACACGCGCAATACTTTCCAAGTTGTCATAAAGCGGCGCCAAATAAGGACTATACTTCTCATCAAGTCCACCTGGCAAACTGCCCATATCATAGCCCATTGGAATAGGGTTACGAGCATAAACTATATTCTTATATTTTTTCTCCTGTTTCAATTGCAGTGCCGCCGCAATAGTGGTAAAGGTTTTACCTGTTCCCGCATTGCCGATGCAAATTACTATAGGACGATTATTCTCATTAATTAATCGTACTAGCTCTTGTTGTTCTTTATTGTTTTTTAAAGAAATACCTAAAATTGCCAAAACGAATCCTCCGTTAGTTATAATAACTACTTAATTAATATAACGGATTTTGCATAAAAACACAATTATAATAATTGGGCTTTAAAAATTTTATTGACAAACCGCTGGTGATAAGATATAATAATAGCAATAAGGAGAATAATATAAATGAAATACACAGATATTAAAGAATATGTTGACGCTCGTAGCGATAATCTAACTAAATTTGAATGTACTTTAGAATGTGACCCAGACGAAGTTTGCAGCTATTGGGTTACTAAAACCAAAGAAACTTATACCTTCTCAAGTGAAGAAGAAGCTGACGCTTGTATTAATGACGCCCGCAATGATGCTGGTTTCGCTGGCTGTGATAAAAAATTCAAAGCCGGCAAGGTAAATAAAAAGGGCGAAGAAACTAGACCAGATGCTTGGATAGTTGTTCTTAAACTTAATCATTAATTATGACGCTTCCTGCTAGCGGCATTTATAAAATTACTAATCTAAATAATAATAAGGTTTACGTTGGTCAATCCCAGAATGTCTTTGAACGCCGCAAAGAGCACTTTTCGGCACTTTACTCCGGCAAGCACCCTAACGCGGCGCTACAGGCCGACTGGGACAAAACTGGCGGCCACGGCTTTAGATGAGACGTGGTGGAATTTTGCGCGCTCAGTCAACTCAATGAACGTGAGAAGTACTGAATTGACCATCTGAATACGATGGCGCCACATGGTTATAATTTGGAGTGGGTGCCTTATAAACGTAAGGCGGCCGTCACCAAGCGCCGCAAGGGTGGTTATCATAGAACAGTGAAGAGACGTAAATAATGCGGGCTTAGTGTAATTGGCAGCACAGCGGTCTTTAAGGAGATAAAATGGATACAATAGCAAAAGGAAAATTAGGATACAATATTTTTGAAAAACAAATGTTAAAAAGAGAATGAGATTTATACGTACCAATATTAGAAAATACTAAAATTGATTGTATTGCAATCAAAGGGCCAGTTTTAGTTAGAATACAAATTAAAATTTTAAATAAAGCTAAACAATTGCCTGTTCGTAAAATTAGTCATAATCAAGGTCAATATAAAATTTTTAGATATGATGGCTCTGTAATTGATTTCTTTGTTGGAGTAGATATTGAAACTGAAGATGTTTATATCGTTCCTGTAGAATTTTCTAATAAATATTCTAGTTCGATTGGTTATACAACATTACAACCTTATAAAAATGCATTTGATCTCATGGAGCCTATTATTGGAAACGATAATAGTGGAGAGGATGATATCGGTGAATCCTTAACTGGTAACACCGAGGGAAGATAAGTTCACCCGTAGAGACTAGATAATCCTCTACCTAAACAGAAATGCAAGGTAAAGATATAGTCCAGACCACAAACAGAAGTGGCGATGAAAATCGTAGTGGTAAGCAAAACCGTAAAGATTCCGTGTCCAAAACGGTAGGTGTGGGTTCGAGTCCTACAGCCCGTGCCAATAAAAATAACTAGTGGATTTGTTCTTGACAAATCCCTTTTTATATTTTATATTATCTATAACTAGTGATAAGATTTCCTTATCTCCGCATCGCAAGATGAAGTCCCTCATTAGGGTGGAAACTAGCCATTTTGTTTAATCGGAGGTAAGTACACATATGAAATTAAGAAACAAAATCTCTGCCATCACTGCCGCAGCTACTTTAGCATTCGCAGGTGTTGGTTTTGCAGCATGGACTTTTACAAAAACAGTTCAAGATTCTGCAGTCGTTGAAAGCAAAGTTACTTGTGGTATTGAAGCCAACAACTTAAAAGTTTATAATGGTTCTCAAGAAATTGAAAAGGTTTATGTTGTTTTTGACGCACCAACTACTGCTACTGCTACAAGAAAAGCCGGTGAAGGTATTTTTTATTGCACAGACCTTGACAATATCTCTAGTAGTAAAGTTACTACTTTAAAACTTGTTGGTCAAATCGATCACATTGAAAATGATTTACATTATAATGATGAAAATGAAAAGGTCGAATTTAAAGTAGTTGAAGACAATCATCTTCCTGTTGCTCAAATTAGCTTCTCTGCTGGTTCAATCGCAGATGCAGAACAAGCCATTGTTGCTAATGATAACGAATATGAAGCAGTTTATACTTTACCAACTTTAGACTATGTTACAGCACCAACTACTTTAGCTGAATTAACTGCTTTTGATGCTGCAGTTAGCGGCAAAACAATCGATTTAGCTTTCACTTTTGGTATTAAAGCCTAAGGAGTAGTTTTATGTCTACAATTACGATTATTACAATAGTCGTAATTGCACTTTTGACGGTAATTATTTTTGGTTTAGCATGGTTGGGCTATAGTTCATGTTTAAAAACATATCAGCTTGAAGTTAGAACTGGCAAATACGACCGCATGATTTTCCAAGAATATCATATTAAACAGAAGAGAAAAGGAGTAGTAAGCACAGTACTTTCTTACTCCTTATTAACCCTTCTACTTAGTTTATTTATCGCCGGGCTGGTTTACAAAACACGCGGCGACAATTTGACTATTGGAGACCAAACGGTCTTGGTAATTAAAACAGATTCTATGTCAGATTTTTTTGATGATACCACTGCGGAATCACTTAATCACGACCGTCATCTGCAATTTGATGCGGGTGATATTTGTTTCTTTGAAGAAAGAACAGACCTCGTCAAAGGTGAAGTTTACGGCTATAAGTATAAAGACATAATTATTACTCACAGATTGATTGAAATTTATGAAGACACTGGCTATTGCAAATTTAAGGGCGATAATTGCGGCCTTGCTGATAGTTTAGTGCAGATGGATAATATAGTATATCACTATACAGGTCATAAAATCCCAGGACTTGGCGCTTTTGTTTTATATGCACAATCTTTATTTGGGTTGTGGTCTTTGAGCGGCATTATTGGGGTTATGATTAGCACTGAAGTGGTATATTATAAAATTAATGGCATCAATAAAAAACGCGACTTAGAACTAAAAGGAGTGTATTATGAAATGTAAATGGTGCATTCCTATTATCGGACTCTTAGCAAGTGCTTTACTTATTGGTTCAACTTATGCGGCGTGGACTTTTAATCATACCTACCAAACCAATACACCAATTACAATTGTAGTTCCATCTTGGCAATTTAATTTGCCAAACTTACAACCTGGCGATATTGTTATTATCAATAATGACGGCACCGTTACTGTTAACGGCGAAGAAGTGCCCGCAACGGTGGATTACGGCGAAGGCGGAGACGATGGTTATAGTGGTTCTAGCGGCGCAACGACTGAACTTCAGATTGTTGTTAATGCAGATGGTAGTTTATCAATTACTACTTATGACTTAAAACCTAATGCGGCGCTCTTTGGCACTAATGATGGCACTGCATACTTTCCTCAATATGTTTATATTGGTGAGGAACAAAGCCCAGTGACCGCCATCGCGGAACCAGTTAATTTTGAATCAACCAGGGTATGGTTTGTTGATTCTCAAGTTAATCAAGTCGTAATACCAGAAGGATACTTAAGCATTTGCAATCGAGCCTTTTATGATTGTAGCTTACCAAACAATATGATTTTTAATTTTCCTTCTACTTTGACTCAAATTGGAAGCCAAATTATCAATGTTCCAAGAAATAATACGTGGACAATAAATTATAATGGCACTACGCAATCATGGAATAGTGTCACTAAACCTAACAACTGGAAAGCCGGACAAGGAACTCTCAGGGTAGTTTGTTCTAACGGCACATTAACTTACTAGGAACTGCTTACGATATCGGGTCAAGTACCTTGACCCTCGCGGCGCTCCATAATAAAAAGACCTCCTCGGAGGTCTTTTTTAGTTGCCTTGTTTTAAGTAACTTTGAATGAGTTCGCAGTTTTTGCGGAGTCGCTCATCATTGGTGCTGAGGGCAAGTGCTAACTTGGCATAATGGTAGGCCGCGTCGATGGCGCCGCTATAGAAGTAGGCTTGGCTGAGCAAGTCATAAGGATATCAAGTCCATGTGTTGTCCCATTCGAGCCAACTGTAGTAGTGACGTGTTTTAATGAGCGCCTCGTTAATGATATTAATAGCATCTGTCCAACGTTGTTGCTTGTTGTAGATGTTAGCAAGTTGAATATAATTTTCTCTAAAGGTAGGTGCGATGGCAATACCCATGCGGAATTCAACTTCGGCTTCGTCAAGTTGATTGAGGCCGGCGTACATGAGGCCGCAGAACATATGTGCGTCGCTTTCTAAAAGCGAATCGTCTTTATGATTCTTGACGAGGGCGAGCAGATGTGAATGAATGAAGTCAATGCCGTTGGCATATTCACTTGGACCTTGATAGTAATATTCGTGCGCCAAGTATGAACAGCCGTATAGGTCGTTCCATTCTTCTTGCGCGCGCAACTTGAGAAGTGGGAAGTAATTGGAACGTCCTTCTTTCTGAGTTGGGTAGTGGTGTAACATAATCTTATTGCTGATGTTAATACGCTTAACGTTAGCTGGGTCGCGGCCGTCGGTTGGCCATAAGTTTTCGTGAACTGGACTGCGCCATTCCCAATTGCGGTCGTGCATTTTATTATACCAGAAGACACGTGCAGGTGTGCCATCAGAATTATGTGACCATGCGTAAAGATACCAACCTTGCGCGGTGTCATCAGTCCACGCGGCTTGAGTGGCTTCATACCAACCTGGGACTAAACGTTCATCGAGGTCGGTGCTGAAGAGGATGTCGGCGTCGGCGGGGATATCTTTCATGCCTTCGTTACGTGCCACATCGAAACGCCAAGGATTGATGATGGCTTGTCGAATAATTAGCTTACCCGAGTAACTGCCGGCCGCGAAAGATTGAAGTTGTTCCCAAGTGCCGTCAGTAGAGCCGGTGTCAAGGACGCAAATGTAGTCGGCATCCTTCATGGATTCTAACCATGCGGCGACGTTATGGATTTCGTTTTTACAAATGGTATAAATGGCTATTTTATATTTTTTCTTTTCATCTGACATATTAATCGTTCCTTTCATATAGAGATGGGTCGTCTAACCAGTGATGCGTATAAGTAATGGATTTATATTCTTGTAATACCTTTTCTGCTTCATCTGTTTTATTAAGAGACATGAGTGCTTGATAATAAAGTTTATGAATATAGCGGAGAGCAGGATTGTAAGGTGGTCGGCTGATATTATAAAGCTGTGTCAGTCATGCGAATTGCTCATTACCATAACTGCAATTATATAAATATCATAGAGCTTGTTGTATAATATCATAGCTTAAATAAAACTCTGAGTCTTTTTGCGAATAAGCAAGATAAATAAAAGAGAGTGCATGTTTATAGCAGGCACTTACATCCTTATCTAAAAAGTCTTCCCACATTAAATAACGCAAGGTATGTATATTTAAAGGTTCTATTTTGTCTGCGTATCTTAAATGCTTCCCATATCGATGATTTGACGAAGTAAAATCTTGTTCGTGTAAATAATAAATTTCATTTGGTAAAAAGACACGATTGTTAACATAGTTACTATGATGATGATTGTAAAGGAATAAGTCCTCATGAACAGGATAACGCCATTCAAATGGCAAATTGTTATGAACTTTTGTAGCAACTGCGCCTGTACTACCATTTGCTTCAAAGGTAATGTGAACTTGTTCAGAGTTATCATTAATCCATACTTGGTCTAAAACGTCATAAGCTGGTATAGCAAGACGGGTTTGAATAAATTCGTCCATATCTCAACAACAGAAGATAACAGGCTTATGATAAACATTGTATTGAGGGGTTAATTCTTCTGCTTTATGTAATGCTTGATTACGTGCATGGCTAAAAGAAAACATATCATAGTTTGGAAGCTCTTGATATTGTATAACATGGAATTTATTTGGCTCAAGAGTATGAAGACCACAAAGTATTTCATAAGTGCCATCTGTTGAACCGCTATCACAGAAGACAATTAAATCTGCTCCGCTGTGACTGTTCAATCACTTAGTTAAATTAGCTCTTTCATTTTTGCAAATGGTGTAGATAACTATAAAATGTTTACGTTCCATATTAATGCTCCTGATCCATTGCGGCTTTACAGACCTTTACGTTGTGTTGTAGGTAGGTGTCTTCAGGTTTACCTAAGTCTCTTGCGGTTAGCGCGGCGAAATAGGCTTGCATATATTGTTTAGTCATGTAATAGGCTTGAGTGAGAAGAATAAATGGTTTAGCACTTCAATCATCTTCATGCTCTTGCCAGTTTAAACGACGATAACTTTTTTCTAAGCCTTGTAAAATTGTTCGAATAGTTACGTCTGGCTTTTGGTCTTGTAGGGCGTACTCGGCCTTTACAAGATAAGATGGTAGTGAAGTTGGGTCCGATTCGATGCTGCGATCGATTGCTATGTAGCATTCAAAATTTTTTCCGAGTTGGCGATAAGCCAATGCTAGATAACGATAGGCATTTTGTAGGCATTCTTCTCTACCAATGCCGGAAAATTCACAGGTGTCGCTATTGATAATTGGAATAAGACGATTAGTAATTACATCGACCATTTCTCTTCACATGCAGCGGTTTGTATATTCAATCAGTAAGAATTGTAAACCGTATGGGTCATTAGGTTCTTCATCTGCACGCATTAAAATGAGATTTATGTATTGGTCACGATTGCCTGGGTTTGGTGTTTGATAGTGATAAACTAATGGCTCTTCTGTATTTAAACTCTTTGCTTTAAATGGATCGGTGCCATTATAAATGCGGCGTTCGTGAATTGGACTCTTTCAGTACCATTCCTTTTTAGCATTTGAAGTGATTTTATCATACCAAATTACTGAAGCAGGTGTGCCATCTTCTTTTAAACTAAAAGCGAATTTATAATTAAGTTGTTTGCAATCATCTGTTCAAGCATTACGAATTAATTCTGCCCAATTGGCGACTACTGGCCTTTCGTCTATATCTAGACACCAACAAATATCGGCATCGTCTGGAATTAATTGTCTTGCAGCATTACGAGCCACATCAAAACGGAAGGGGTTGAATGTTTGTTGTGCCAAAATAATCGGAGTGGTATATGTTGGATTAGTTTGAAAATCTTTGATGATATTGATTGTTTGATCGGTGGAACCTGTATCTAAAATACATATATAGTCTGCGTCTGCTAAACTTGATAGCCAATCAAAAATATGCTGTTCTTCATTTTTACAAATAGCGTAAATACATATTTTATAAGGATGTTGAGACATGGTAACATCTCCTTTCTTTAGTTAGTAACAGTATATTAAAGTTTTTTGGGTTTCACGAAATTTGAAAAAGAAAAACCCTAGAGTTGACTAGGGTTAAGGCATGACGGAAATATTATATTGGTCTCCATCTAATTCATATTGTAGTTCAAGTTCATCAATACTAGTTGCACTATAATAATCTAATGTTTGTTCGTATAAAGCAATACCTATATAAAATTCTGAGTTTGCGGGAATTGTAAAGACAGTGTCACCATTATATCATGGGTACTCTCTACCATCAATATATAATGATAAACCAGATTGACCACCGCCATCGAAATCAAAATCTTCATTTTCTATGATATAACCAGTATCTAAAATAGCCGCATAGTTATAGAGATTAATTTCAATTGAAGATGCATTAGGATTATAGAAGGTCCCTTCAAGTCATAACATATTATTATTTCAATAAGTCTTTGAATCTCTAAGAACAATATTGGCGACTCCTGCAGTAAATACTGTTGTACCATTAAAGGTAAGAGTATTTATTGCAGTACCATTCCAAGTAACTGCAGTAATAGTTGTTCCATTATATATTAAAGGCATAAATTATCCTCTTAAATTAAGAGTAGTACCGCTTAAAGTTGCTTGGATACAATCCATTCATACTCAGTGTGAACCATCATAATAGAATTGACAAACTTGTCCTGCTTTTCAAGAATCATTTGCAGTCATTGCCGTATTACTAAAAACTTTATAAATACTTTTTGCGCCTGTAGAATTTACATTTAAAGTGGTGGAAGCAACTGTGTTGTTGTAACGCATTTTAACATAGACAACTACACCTGTTTGCAAAGTAAAATTAGGTAAAATAACTGTTTTGGCTGCGGTTGACGCAGAACTACTACAATAACCCATCATATAGGAAGTAGAGTAAGTTTCAGTAGCGGTACCATTTGGATTAGATACGAAACTTTTACCGAAAACTAAACCATTTTGTTCTCAACATCCACTATTTGAATAAGTAGTAGTGCCTCCTTGATAGGTAGGACCAATTAAATAAATTTTAGAAGTGGTATTAGATGAACTGGCTACTCCTGCGGGACCAGTAGGACCGACAGGACCGACAGGACCAGTAATACTTATGCCATTTGCTCCAGTTGGACCTTGAGGACCGGTTGATCCCGTGCCGCCTGTTGATCCAGTTGGACCAATAGTTGAAATAAAAACTGCTTGTCCAGATGGGTTATATATATAAATACCATTATTAGTGGTTTCAATAGAATAGTTGGCAGGTGTTTGCCCAGTTGGACCTTGAGGACCTGTTCCACCAGTTCCACCTTTTGCACCAGTAGGACCTTGTGGGCCAGTGCTTCCAGTGCCGCCTGTTGCACCAGTTGGACCTTGTTTACCTTGACTTCCTGTTGGTCCTTGAGGACCAGTACTTCCAGTACCTCCAGTTGCACCTGTAGGACCTTGTTTTCCATTAGTTCCATCAGTTCCTTTTGCACCAGTTGGACCTTGAGGACCTTGTGGACCTGTTCCACCGGTAGCCCCTGTTGGACCTTGCTTTCCTTGTGAACCAGTTCCACCAGTTTCGCCCTTTGCTCCAGTTGGACCTTGTGGGCCAGTTGATCCTGTTCCACCTGTTGCACCTTTTAAATAGTTAAAGGTGAGAGTGGTTTCATTACCACTTGTAGTTGCAGTAACAGAGGGAGTTCCAACGGAACCAATGTTTGGACCTGCGGCGGTTTTGACGTTGGTAATATAAGTATTAGTATCTACACTTATTACACCACTTGCATTTGTTTTTAAGAATCCCGCGCTACTTCAATCACTTCATTTTGCAGTTCCACTAGTTGTAGTAGAGACCAACACTTTATTGGCTGTTGTAGTGGCTGGGATGACATTAGTTGCTGGGATTGTTGGCTTGTTTGTTAAATCATTATAATTTTCGCTAAATGAAGACGGTTCAGCACCCATATTACTTTTTGCTTGTGTTTTTTTAGCATCTGTTAAAGTTTG